TTTTGAAATTAAACTTTCGAAATAGAACATTATGTTCCGTATGACGCACAAAAATAACAAATAAAATTAAAGACACAAAAAAAAGCACGTTAAAAAACGTGCTTTAATGTTTTGGAGATGCGGTACACCAAAACGATAATATTTCTATGCACTGCAAAGATACAACAAAATTAGATAATTCCAAAAAAAACGAGAAAAATTTTAGATCAAACTGAAAAATCGCCCGTTCGCACGCCTCGCTTCGCTCACGCGCGCCCGAAGGGTTTCCTCCCCACCCTCCATCCCTTTACTTTGCTTTCAATTTTCCTTACGCGTGTACGCGTTCGCGTTTTTATTTCTTTTCTTTTTCTTAGTAGGAGTATCATCTATCATATTCCTTTCGTTCTTTCTCTATACTCTCTTTTCTTAATAGAGATCTCTTCCTACTAATGGGAATGGTGATGGACTTTCCACCAAAGGAAACCAATGAGAGGCAATTCCTATTGCCGGAGTTGGTTTCCGGGTGTAAATTATTTGAAAACTTTATGTTTTCTATATAATATATGCAATTACTACAGAATGTTGGGAAAAATGGAAAATGGGAATTTTTCAGTACCCAAATGATGTTTTTTGAATGAAATTTACAAATTCAAAATAACAGAATGAAGGGTCTTGTTTCCCCAACATTGAGCCCCTTTGGGAGGTCGAAAGGGGTAGGGGGATTGGGTGGGTCACCGGAACGTAGTGACGGAATAGAAACAATGATTCCATTAAAAGAAAGTATATGTATTAGGTAGGTATTATGAAAGCAAAAAGAATATATGGCGATAAAACGAAAAATGGTTAGCAAATCAAATAGACCGCTACCCATCCATCGAATAGTAATAAGAATTTGAAGAAAATGCTAAGGTTTTTGATTTAGGATACTATGTGTATTGTTTTTGTAGGTGAGGACAATTTCTCAACCATCCTCACCTTGCTGTTCACATGACAAACGATTTTAAAATTCCAAATCTTTATTTTCGTTTTCTACTCTTTGCTTCAAAGATACAAATTTCGGACGATATTCAGTAACTCTTATCATGCCAGGTTTTACTTTTGTTTTGCCTTTTTCTCTTATAGCTATTATCTTTTCTATTTTTACAGGGTTGTTTATTTTCTTCCAATTTTTCTGTTGAAAGAAGGTGTTTTGTTTTGTATAGTTTTTATCTCTATACATTTTCTTGACACCTTTCCATTCATAGCTTCTTAAAATACCGTCTCCTACTCTTAACAGTATTTTTCTTCCTGGTAAGTATTCTATCATAAGGAGATTTTCTCCAGACATGTTTTCTTCTTTGGGAATCATTTCTACAGACATATCTTTAGGGAAGAAACCTGACTTGAAAGCATCTAAAGCCTTTCCATTCCAAGTAAATAGTAAGAACACCCTACCCTTTCTGTCTAAGTAATATGTGACTACCTTTTCCATATCCCTACTTTTTATTTTGTTTACTCATGTTGTAATAGTTGGTGATGATAAGTTCGCAAGTGAACCCATTGTCAGAAATATCCAACATACTAAATCCTCCTTTCCAAAGAAAGATCATCTTTTTCCGGTCAGCTTCATTTAAGGTAGTCATACTTTCACCTTTAAAGCCTTTCTTGTCTTTTAAATAGTCGATAAAATCATCTATGAAGGACATTATGCTTTCCGTATCATAGGAGCTTCGCTTTATCCTCAAATCGACTGCTGGAACAACATCACCTTCACCACCTATCTTTTCGTTTACGTTTACCTGGAATCCGGTGACAAGGTTATATCCTACAGAGTTTCCTTCAAATCCCCACTCTACCCTTTGGTTGTAGCTGCCTTTAGGTAAAATGGAATCCGCTCTTTCTATCAAAGAATCTTTTGAACTGCAATCCAGTATTCTAAAATGGATATCCATTATCTCATAAACTCTCAAAGGTCTGAAATCGTCCTGGCAGAAGCCATACACTGAAAAAAGTGTAAAAAGTACGATTAATGCTATTCTTTTCATGATAATTTGTTGTTGTTTAAAATTTCACTTTTGATTTTCTCGTTTGTGCTGTTAGCAAGAGGAACTGCAATAATGATGCAGAGTAACCACCATCCAAGTAGCCACAAGAGATGGCTTACACAGTTTACCAGATCGACCTTAAATAAGGTAATCACAGCCCCTAAAAGATTGTACAAGGTACAAATAGTTAGGATAGATGCAATAACAGGCTTACCAGTGTAATAAAGCCCAAATCCAGCCCACATACAAGCCGCAAGGAAAGCTCTATACGGCTTTTTCTTTTTCATTTCAAACAAAATTTCTTGTCTTTCGGTCATTTTCTTTTCCATACTTTTATTTGTTTTTTGTTACTTGAATATGCTGCAAAAGTAATATCATTTTGTACAAAAACGAAGTCTTATATGTTAATTTATATGAAAATGTAATAGTATATTCTTACACTTTTGTGAATGGAAATAAAAATCCCCGCCTCTTAAAAGAAGAAAGGCGGGGAGAAACACTGTGGCTAAGATTTTAAGCAATTAATTGTTTGGACAACTTCAAGTAACAATACAAAGTTAGAAATTTCACCGGAGATTCAAGCGAATTTTCGTCAAATTCATACTCATTCAGCCATTTTTCCATTTCTTCCAGGTTCAGATATTGCCATTTTCCCTGTTTCATGCACTCTGCAAGCGCGGGAAAGGTATATCCCTTATCCTTGTTGAACTTCTTGCATACCCTTTTGAGATAACTTTTCCTTCCTGAATACCAAACATCACCGGCAGACGACATGCAGTAATAGGAGTTATCTTTTCTTTTTACTCCGAACCGGGTAACAATAGGGAAATATACCCTATCAGCAAGAAAAATGAATGGAATATACCATAAACCGTACAAAAAAGTCAGGAAACCGTTCAATTTTGCTTCTGGAATGAATTTTTTGAGCGTTTTTCTGAATCCATAAGCAAAATACCAGTTGTTAGCACCTCTTTTTACTTTGATTGTGTATTTCAAATGAATATTCCTGTCATTAACCCTATCCCATGGTTTTACTTTTTCTGTATTCATAGAAGGGAGATATGTCCAAAAATGCTTCAATGCACTGAAATAGGGATTGTAAATGGTATGTCCGTGATTAGAAACATAGGAAAGGATGTTTTTCAGTATTTCTTTTGCCAAAATACCTGTTTTGTGCTCTCCCCATTCCTCCGCTATTAATGCAAGAGATGGAAGTAAGTTCCAAATTTGGTCTTGCGAGACAAAAGGAGAAAAACAGGGGTCTTCATTTTCAAGTTCGATACCGTTCGAGTAACCGCTTTCTATTTTGTAAGCATTAAAAAGGTCTTTTGAATTTACCGATATGTCGTCTCTAAGGAAGAATCCAGGCTCGTATTTAAAATATACTTTTGGATTCTTCATCTTTTCATCCTCATAGGCACTCAAAGAAAGTCTTTCTATTGATTTCAGACACCAGTAAATTTTATCTACACAAGATTTATCCCCCAGCACAGCTTCTACATATAAATAATGTAGGTATTCCGCCATATTGATCGTCCCGTCTCCCCAATATAAGATTTTCAGCCCTGTTGTGTTACTCTTTGTCACTTTACTTGCTGGGATATTAGTTCCTCGGCAATTGTAGTTCTCTGTCACTACTACAAAATCTTTAAAGAAAATGCTTTTCAGCTTCGTATATTTTTCGTCTATTGTCATGTTATAAAAATATTAAATTCAATAAAACCTATTATAGTAAAGGCGGAACTTTCGCCCCGCCTGAACCAATAAAAACAAAAAAAGTGTGATGAAGAAGATTATCTTTTTTTTGTATTTTAGGCTGTAAACATTCCCATTCTGATTTAAACATAAAAATGAACCCTTTGTGAGATTTTGATTTATGATTACAACAATCATTTAAACGGGACTGTGTAGCATTAATTGATCTACAACAAAATCTTCCTGATTTCCATTCTTTTATTAAATTAAAATTTAAATCTAATTGAACTATAGGAATGCTATTGTAATTATAGTTCAATTTTGATAATCTAATTTTTTCGTTCCTTGTGCCATAATTATTGTTGTAAAGTATGTTACACCATTCTAAATTAGATACAATGTTATTGTCTTTTGTTTCGTCTTTATGGTTTATTATTGGAAATTTATTGGGATTTGGTATAAATTCCCAAGCAACCAAACGATGCACTTTAACTAAATGAGATTTTGAATGTTTACTTTTCAAACAAACTGTTTTATATCCATTTTTGTCTGTTCCTAATTTTAGAATTTTAGGGGTATTTACTATAATTCGATCTTTTTCTCCTTGCCTTTTAATAATATAAGTGAAAGGCAAGGATCGAACTCTTCCTAAATTAGAAACTTGATATCTTCCTTTAAAGATGTTGTTTAAAAAGGTAATATCTTTCCAAACTTCATCCATATTTTATTTTTCTTAGTGAATAATCCAAATAGCCATTCGATAAGACCGCAATCCCATAATCCGTTCGATGCTAATCCTGCTCCAAATCCCCATAAGAGTGCTTGCCACCAATCCAGACCTTCAAACATTCCAAGATTGAATCCCCAGGCAAACATTCCAAGTCCGATACCGATCACCCAAGAGATGATCCGTTGTACCCATTCGGAAGGTTCTACTTTGAAAAGTTTCTTGATAAATTCGGTTACGACTGCTGTAACACCCACTACTCCTGCAAAAGTAGCGAAATTTGCAGCGTAATCTACTGTTTCTTCTGGAAGTTCCCCTTGTGCAAAAATACAGGCGACATAGGAGAACATAAAAGCCAATGTCAATAAAATTTTGTTCATGATGATTTTTGTTTTTGAGTTAATTAACCGCTTCAAATATAAAAAGAAAAGGGCACTTTCACAAGCACCCCTTTCAACACACTGTTTAACCGCAATGTCATCGATCGACTTAATATGATAAAAGTAGATACGATTTCGTTATTTTTTCACTCCAACCTTTACCCGATAGGCTTCATAAAGGTTGTTGACTACAATTTCCAAAGCATTTACGTTCATGCTTTCAATGATCTTCTCTCCTGGAATGGTTGTTTGCCAAATGGCATTCCCATTCTGATCAATAGTTTGTTCTACCGTTGCATTAGGATAGACCTTTTGTAGCTTTTTGATAGCTGCTTCTAAACGTTCTTGATATGTCATGACTTTATTTTTTCTTCAAAAATAGATGTAAGCTCTTTCAATCGCAAATACATTAACATATGTTAAACTTCTTCTTGTGGTTTGTAATAACATATTCTTACATTTACCTTTGCTGTCAAACATATTTTATACTGATGAAAAGGAAAGGAAAAGATTTTGTAATAAAAAACAGGAGGTATGAGAGTTGTATTATCCTGGCTGATGCTGGTTTTAAGCCTTTGTACTGTTCACAGACAATGGAAAACTATGCCGACTATATAAAGATAGAAGGTGATTTGTACTACGGAATAACGAAAGATCAAGTCTTGCCAGGAGATAAGATTGTGAGTGTGGAAGATTTTCTTGAAGAATGGAACGAAAGGAAAGAAAAACAGAATCCGGTATGGTACGGTCAGTTATGATGTATCTTTTTGTAGACGCAATGGCAAAATATTGTACCCAAGAAAACGAGTTATGCATCTTGATATTGACTATTTTGATAACAAGTGTCATTCTTACACTAAAAATATTTTGAAGAAAATATAAGAATATATTTTGACATGTAAGAATAAACTATTACATTTGCAACAGAAAAATAATCAAAAATGAAGGAGAATAAATTAAGGATACGTGAAGTCATGCTTGAAAAAGGCATTTCAGTCAATGAAATGTCCGAAAAGTTAGGAATAACTCGGCAATCGTTTTATTCTATCGTGAACGGGAATCCTACTATGGATACATTGATTAGAATAGCAAAATTTTTAGGCGTGAACATAAAACAACTATTTAAAGAAGATGATAATGGAAATATTAGTGATAACGAAAAAGAAGAAAACAATGAAAGAAATGAAATTTAAAGTAGGTGATATTGTTAAGGTCAAATCTCTTGACTGGTACAACAGTAACAAAACAGAAAATGGTTCTGTGACTGTTGAAGGTTCTTTTACATTCACAAATAACATGAAAAAATTATGTGGCAAGTTCTTTTGTATCGAAAAGATAGATGAAGTATGTATTTCTTTGAAGACACAGAAAGACTCTGTGTTCCATAGTTGGATGTTGGAAGATCAGGTGTACGAACTTGAAGAAGTAGACCTTTCAAAAGAAGAAGTGAATGTGAATGATCCCAAATTCTTCACAAGGAATCTCGTTCCTTTATGGATAGAAGGTAAACTTATCTTACCTATTTACAAAGCTGTGCCGGCAGTTACGAAATTTCAGCCATTTCAGAAAGTTCTTGTAAAAGACAAAGAATCAATTAACGATTGTTTTACTGTATGGTCGGTTGATTTTTATTCGTATTTTGATATGGAACGCCACAGACACCGCTGCTTAGGGGGACTGTGGGATCATTGTATTCCGTATGAAGGAAACGAACACCTTCTTGGCACAAGAAAAGAAATTCAGGTGACTGTATAACAATTTTGCATCAAAAAAAATGAAAAATGATATACATTTGTATGAAGTATCATACTGGGTATCACCAATACCCTCTACCGGTTGCTCAAGAGTGAGATCGCCGGATTCTTTTGCTGGACAAAACGTTTTTGATTTTACTTACCCAACGAATATTTTTTAGGGTAAAAACCTTATATCAAAGACCTCTTTTGTTTCAATCGTCTTGTCCAAAACAGGGGACTGTGTGATTCGATTGAACGAAACGAAGTTAGAAAAAAGAAATATTAAACCAAACAACATCTATATGTTTTTATGACATGGCTGATGTAAAGTGGTATACAATCACTTATATTAATTTCATATTTTAAGTTTCCCGGCGGAATGTTCCGCGCAAGGCTTCCGCCGGGTTTTATTTTACCACTGTAAATTTTACCGCAATGAGCTATTTTATCTTAATGGGAAGAAGAATCCCAAAACAAGTTGTGACAGGCTTCAAGTTTCAAAACGAAACAAGTAATGTCCTTCCTTTCCTTTCAATTAGAATAAGAGGAAAGGAAAGAATCATTCCTTTTAAAGAGAATAGAGAAATGTTTCCTGTAAAAGATCATCTTTGTTCCATCTTTTCTGGATTTGTAAAAATAGGAGACTGGTATCTCAGGATGTCGGAGGTTAAGGAATATAAGCCGGTGACCGCCGAAGACATGAATCCCTACATCTTGTTTAAGACATCTAAGTTCGGAAACATAAAAGTTCGTTTCCCGAAAGATGAAGATATGAATGCAGAATTACTGGTATTGGATCAACTTTTTAATGTAGAGTAGTATGGAAAAGACAAAACAACAAATCTCTATTGAATTAAGAGAAATTCAAAGAGAAATCAGCAAAGCGAGAAGCATGCGGAACTGGGCTAAAATCACATATTTGAACCAGAAAAGATTGAAGCTCCAGGAAGAAATGGACTATATAAAATCAAAGGACAAGTTCTATTACCAGGAACAGAACATGGAAAAATCTCTTGTTTCCTGGGCTGCGAAAACACTTAACTTATCACTTAATATGGCGGACTTGTCTGTCTATTATCTTGATCTGTACATGGCCCATTTCAAGGAAAGAGGGTTTGTTCCTACTGATGAATGGAAGGAAAAGGAAAGGAATTTTCGTAATGCAGCCAATCAATTGTCAGACTATATGAGGTATTTCTTCAAAGGAAAATCATCTGACGATAATTCTGAAAGCATGTCCGAACTTATGGACTTAATAGAAAGAGATTACTACACTGACAGAGAGAAGGTTCACCATAAACAATATGAAGATAAAGTGTGAAACAAGAAGATATTGAAAAAGCAGCAAAGTCTTATCAAGAAAAAGATCATGATATTTGGACTGGTAAAGGTATGGCAACAGAATTACAAAAAGCCTTCAAAGCTGGTGCAGAGTGGCGTATTAATTCGGTGTGGCATCCTACAACCGTAATTCCAGAATGCTATTGTTTTGTTGTGTTTCTCCCTAAGAAATCAACAATAGGATCAAAAAATTCAGGTGATTATATACTACTTTACACCACAAATATAAGAAATTGTTTTTATATATAAATAATAATTCCTACATCTGTGTCATGAGATTAGTCGAACAACATACAATCAAGCCAAGTTCTGTTTATTACAATGAACTTTATGATCTATTGCATAAGTGTAAAAACTTATACAATAAAGGATTGTATGTTGTTAGACAACACTATTTTCAATACAAGGATGATAATACTGTAAAATACAAATACCTAAACTACTATTCTCTTGAAAAGAAATTAAGGGATGAAAATGATCCTGATTACAGAGCTTTACCTACTCCAGTTTCACAGCAAGTTCTTATGATGGTAGATAGAAATTTTAAATCTTTCTTCAATCTTCTTAATAAGAAAAATAGAGGAGAATATTCTGATCCAGTTAGGATACCCAAGTATCTTAGCAAAGATGGATTGTTTATGGCTGTATTTACTACCATCGCATTTTCGCAAAAATGGATAAAACAAGGTGTTGTTAAGTTGCCTAAACAATTTTCTTTTACAACTCGTACTAACAAGCAAAATATTCAACAACTTAGATTCATTCCTAAGAATGGGTATATTGTTCTTGAAATAGTTTACAATAAGAAGGAAAAAGATCTTATGCCCGATAATGGGAACTACCTTGGTATCGACATAGGATTAGATAATTTAGCCTCTTGTGTATCCAACAACGGTTCTTGTTTTATCATCAATGGTAGACCACTGAAGTCTATTAACCAGTATTATAATAAAAAATTAGCATTCTTAAAATCTAAATTAAAAGATAATAAACATACTTCAAAACAAATCAGGTCATTAACCAACAAAAGGAATAACAAGATCAAAGATTATCTTCACAAAGCGAGTAGGATATTGATTAATCACGTAGTTTCCAATGGTATTAATACGATCATAATCGGTCATAACAAATGCTGGAAACAAGAGATCAATATCGGAAAACGAAATAATCAGAACTTTGTTTCTATTCCTTTTAATGTGTTTATCTCAATGATATCTTATAAAGCGACATTAGAAGGTATTAATGTTAAGATTGTTGAAGAATCTTATACTTCAAAATGTAGCTTTTTGGATAATGAACGGATTTGTAAACATGAATCTTACAAAGGAAGAAGGATTAAACGAGGATTGTTTAAAACTTCTTCTGGTAGTATTATTAATGCTGATATCAATGGTGCTTTTAACATCATTAGAAAATCAGAAAAAGAATCCTTTGATGTAACGATGTTACCAAAAGGTAGAGGGTTTTGGTGGAACCCGGTACGGATTTCCGTATAAATGTGTACTATTTTACGCTTTTAATGTAAAGTGGTATATAATCACCTCTGTCAAAACGGAATGGAGATCGGACAAAACAGATTATTCAAGTGGTTAAGAAAGAAAGGTTATCTGGGAACAAAAGGAGAATACTACAATCAGCCTATGCAACGCTATGTAGAAGCAGGATTGTTTGAAATAAAGAAAAGGGTAATCACAAAACCAAACGGAAGTACGATAACCGTATCGACACCTATGGTAACTCCGGCAGGACAACTGCATATCTTGAACAAGTTTCTGGAATACTATTCCAAGATGTAGTGATCTTCCCATAGTATAGTATTGCTGGAAATGTTAAAATCATTTTTCTTGAAAATGTAATACTATACTATGACAAACAAAGCCTATTTTCCATGTAAAAATTACAATAAGTCAAACTTTTTTGCATATAGAGGGTACTCAAAGAATGAAAATTTATAAATTATTGACAATCAATACCTTAACTTCAAAAATTACCAAAAACCGATTTTTAATACTCATTTAAAAAATATACAATAAGTCCTCCTACTCCAAAATCAGTATCATTTTACCCAAATGTTAATTACCTTTTTAAAAATGTAAGAATATACCTTTACAAATAGGCAGGAAAAATGTTACCACCTGTTAAAATAGGAAGATTTACTCCTATCGAAAGAAATAACACTTATTCTATTGCTACAAATGTGTCTATAGATACTACTCGGAAACAGGAAGAATCCTGTGATTTGTAATAATATATTCTTACATTTTGGACTGATTTTGGCAATTTACGAGTATCATTTTGAAAGAATATACATATAAAAGTTTACAAATAGTCAAAAATTGAAAAGATGAGAATTTGCGTCATTCTAAAACCAACCAAAATTTTCAATTATTTAAAAATCAGACATTTGCAATTTTTCAATTTTGCCTACCCCCTTATAGGGTTTGGAGTTTGAAAATCTTCATTTTTACCATATCATTTTGATAGGAATTGTTTTGCTTAGTTTTACAAATTGTCATTTTTATGTATTGAGCGCAGCGATTCCCGCTCGGAAGGGGTTAAAAGGCGGCTTTAGCCGACCCCCTTCCGAAAAAGAATAGGTATGGACAACCCCACAAAATTTCCCTTATAGGAAAGAAAGTCAACTTCCCTATATATATCCACTTTTAAAAATCAACAAAGAAAAACCTATATGTAGAAAAACAAATACCCCCACCCCTCCTATCTCATAGGAATAGAGATTTGAAAAGCCCATAGGGATGATGTTTTAGGATTTTGTATATATGTAAATAGCTGAAAATCAATGATATAAATGTATATTTTGTCTTAAAAACACCCTTGTAGAAGTATATTTGAATGTTTTGTCCTATTTGGAATTTTCCTATAAGGAGGGTGTCTGAAGATTATATATAACTTATTGATTATCAAAGAGATAAATATGAGCACATTCTTTCAGAATCCCTATAAGGGAACTGTTTGGAAGTTTTGTCCTGAAAATCCTAATAGAAGTACATTTAAGAGTTTTTGCCTTACAATAAAGGCTTTAAATGTCCCTAATAGAAGTATGTTTTTAAATTTTATGTATATAAGTATCTGATAATTAGGTATATAAATAAAATTATTATTTTTGAAAATGCCCATATGGGTGCTATTTGGAAGTTTTATCTTGTGAGGTATTAGAGACGCAGGCTTTATATGGAGAGTCCTCAAACAGTCCCTAAAGATACCCTGGATAAACAAAATACCCCCACCAGCCTATCTATTATCGTTTTCTTGGCACTTTCTTATCAAAATGGTATAGACGTACCACCTACCAAAAGAAAGTGCCTTAAATCGTCTTATTTAGATTTACTTGTTTTGAGGGAATGGAAGCTACTTTAAACTATAGGAACACACCACCCTAAGGATATCACCACACAAGCGTATGAGATAGTTAGATACATTGAAAGTTCCTATATATAGTATATATACTATATATAGGAAAATAGATTTGTAGCTGGTTTTATAGCTCCTAAAATGGTATCGTACATTCGCGCTCCAGCGAATAGATACCATTTTAAAAACAATCATTATACACCACCAACGAAGAAGATAGTATAAGTATATAGATAAAAGAAGACGAAAAAGAGGTTATCAACCACTCCAAAAACCGCATAAACAAAGAGGATAGAGGGAATAGAGGGTGATTTAGGGAAAGGGAATGAGAATAGGAAAGTGCGAGGCGACGAGAGCATAACTAAACCATACCGGCAAAAACATACTGACCAAACCAAACCATACTATCATAAATAAAGCAGCATAACCATACCGGCGAAAATAAAGCACAACCGTTATATGTGTCAATTTGCAGAGCATTTCCGGCAATGAGAGTGCATACATATCTCCTGAATCAACATCTTCTACCTACTTTTAAACTCTTTTCTATTTACTCCAAACCTTTATAAGCACATTCACGTAATTGCTTTCTATTGTTTAGACTAATTCTAAATAACGGTATTTCCTATTCCTTGGCATACTCTTTTCCTATTTTCTTGCACAAGTTTCCCCGATTTTTAGCTAATTTATTGATATTCAACTATTTGTGTATCAAGTTATTTTAAGCTCTTTTTATAGGGGTCTTTTTAATTGGTAGGGCAATACTGCTTTTCCTTCCAAAGCGTGCTACATTCGCGCGATAACGCGCTACCATTTCGCGCACTTTGGTACAATAAGTAACAAACTATCAGCATAAAAACATACATTCCACTACTTAATTAACCTTTCTTAACTGTATTTCCCTTGTTATGTAAGAATAAAGTATTACCTTTGTATCAAAGAAAAGAACTAATAATAACAACTAAAATAATTACAATCATGGAAACAAAGAAATTAACAGTAAACCAGGTAAAGAGTTTTGAAGATCAGCTCGCTATTGTTAACAATGGAGATAGCAAAAAAGCGGTTTTAGACTACAACGACAAGAAAATAGAACTTACATGCACCCTATCAAATACGAAGGTTTGCCGGTGGGATAACAAATACCCGGAATCGCACAACCACTATATTGTAAAGTTCAAATTTGGGGGAAATAGTGCTCGTTTCGACTTTTTCGATAGTTTGAATAATTTCGAAACAGGACAAACCGATAAAACGGAAATAGATATTTTCGAAATGCTCTATATGTTCCTTTCAGATTGTCAAGTAGCGACAAACTGCTATTCTTTTGAAGATTTTCAAACAGAGTTTGGAGGAACGAAAGAAAATTACAACGCATGCAAAAGAGCTTTACAAAAGTTTGAGAGAGTGTTTGCTGGGTCTGGAATTGATTTATACGAACTTTCAAACTACATACAAGAAAAATATAATTTTTAAATCATGGAAAAGCGGGTGTATTACTGGAGTGTTGGAGACAAAAAATTTGCCTCCCTCCAGAAAGCAAAAGAGTTTGTAAAGGAAAACAACGGCGCAAATTGTAGAAGGATAACAGGGCACGACAAAAAGGGGGAAATACTTACATTTACGCCCTATGAAGTAACAAAGCGCGGTATTTCCTTTAAAAAGACAGTAAAAATAAGTGTTAACGATACAATAAATAAAACAGATAAACAATAACAATATATGAAAGCAATGGTTTTTTCTATTATTCGAATATTTTTAGCGAGTTTGGTTTTAGCTCTTATGTTTTTGACTTTAGAAGCTAATAACATTATACATGTTATATTATCTTTCCCTGTTTTTTTGGCAGTGCTTTATGTTGGCATAGAAGGGCTATCAAAAAGTAACAAACTAAACAAAGAAAAAGAGGTAAATTAACCTTTCTTAACTGTATTTCCCTTGTTATGTAAGAATAAAGTATTTCTTTGTATCAAAGAAAAGAACTAATAATAACAACTAAAATAATTACAATCATGAAAGCGAAGGAACAAATTATAGCATTTGTTGCTACAGAATTGAAAAACGGAAACTCCGTTGTTATGGCAACTTTGGGTAACGGTGGCAGTGGTTTAACGCTATTGCAAGGAGATTGTACCGAATTTATCGAAGAACTCAACACCTACTCTTTTGACGGAAGAGTAGAAGGGTGTCCAGATATAACGGAAAGCGAATATATAGAAGAAGCAAGCGAAATATATCAGTTTTCCAGGAACGACGGCTACAAAGTGCAAATTTTAACTTATTAATAAAGCAACTAACTAAACTAATTTTTAAACAAGGTGCGCAAACCTTGACAAAACGCAATAAAGCTATGACAACTACAGCTAACAACAACGAAAGAAAAGAATTTGTAAATAAAATAGGTTTTTCTGGATCGTTTTATAAATTTCTTGGAGAAGAAATCAAAATAGGCAATCAAATTTTATATCCTGGCAATTATGAATTTGATTATCTAATAAAATTAGATGACGAGTGTAAAAATGGGCATTTAACGTTTTCTTTTACCGGGAAAATCAAGGTAAAGAAGGGCAACGGACGTTATTATACTTTGATTTCCGGAGCTATAGGTGAAATTATCGCCTATTTTAAACCTGAACTTTCTATATTTGAAAAGTTGCATACTTGCAACCATTTAGGGCAACCAATGTGTATCGAAAATATTCGTTATCATATCAACGAAGGTAAATCAAATCAAGAAATTTCGGAAATGTATAATATTTCTGATATGAAAGCGATCGAAATTTTGCGTAATGTTTCAGACATTAAAGATTTGTTTTATTATTTGGTTTTTCGTTTGGGTATTGCCGAAAATTGGGGAAATTTAGCCGGTGAAGCTATCCAGGAAATAGAGAAAAGAAATGGCAGCAAATTAAAAATAGAAGGAAAAGACCGTGTATATAAGCAGCTCCTAAAAGAAGATTATGAAGTATTGGAAAATTTATATCAATTAGGCTACGCATCTAATGCACAAAAGGAACTAAGGGACAAAGCAAGAAAAAGAAGATCAAGAACAAAAGGAACTAAAAGAGATTGAAGAGGAAAGAAATAAAGCTATTGCAATAGCACAAAAAGAATACGAAGTTAAAAAGGCGGTTGTTTCTTTTGGCATAAGTTGGAATAATATAATATTTTATAATCATAGTAACAAACTTTGTTTTAATTATTCGGATTGCTATAAAAAATTCCTTCCGATTTGATTAACGAATTTATTTGTACAAATGTATTGCCGGAAGGTATTAATGTAGTAAATGAAGATAAAGGACACTAAACACAAAGTGCTTTATCAATTTAAGATAGAATATAAATACCTTGTCTATTTCTATTTTGGACAAACCACACAACAAATAATAACTAATTATCAATAATTTAAAACATTTATAAGATTATGAAAGCAACTAATAATACAGATACTTTATTTATGGATATTTTTGTAGAACTGTTTGCTATCGCAAAGGTTTATTTCGAGGAACTTTTTAAAAACGCTGATCCAGGAACGTACACAATAAAAGATATCTATGCTTTTATTGAAAAGAATATAGAAACAACAAAAGAAGGTAAATTAACAAACGTTAATCCTTATTTTTCAGATAGGTACAAAAAAACTTTGGAAAAATCACCGTATTACTCAAATATAGATACATTTAATAAATATACAATATCTTACCTTTGTCGTGTTAATGGTGATATTATTTCTATAGAAAAGGGAAATTTTAAATGCAGTTTTGATATTATCAAAGTGTTTGAATATTTGGAAAGGTTTAAAAAACTATCTGGAGCAAAAGACAAATTAGAGTTTACAAAAGAAACCGAAATAAAAGAAGGACAAAAATCAACTTCTTTTGAAATAGAGTTAAGTAAAGAAGATATCAAATCTTTGATATCTGCAAAAACAGAGAAAAAGGACATCGTGGGTAGATATATAGAAAATACCGCGCATTTGTCGTTAACGGATAGCACGATATATGCAACGGATTGTTTTGTGTTGAAAGCAAAAAGAGTCGATGTTAAAAATGTTTTGGGTGAAACTAAAGATATATTAATACCGTTTGACGTACTTAAAAATATCGGTGCGGGAAATTGTAATTTCACAGTTACCGAAGGCGAAAAAACATATAATGTTGTGGTAAAAAATACAGCTACAGATAAAGTAGTGTCTTATTCTTTCAAAAAGATAGAAAAGTTTGTAGACTACAGATCAGTTTTCCCAAAACTGTACAAGGAAATGAACATTTGCTTGAAAGATGCGAAATCATTTGTAGATTGCATTAAAACACAGCAAAAACTATGCAAGAACTTCGGACTGCTTTATTTTATGATTCAAGTTATCAAAGGATCAAAGGAAATAAAAGTTGTTACATGCAACGAAGCGTACAACATAGATAATGATTATAAATTTTCTGAATTTTCTTTTGAACTAAAAGAAAGTAGCGAGTTCTCAGGCAATTATTTTTATAGGTTTGTTGATGTTTTAAAATGTTTAAACGATTGGAACGGTAATTTATATTTTGATAACCTCCTGTCTTTTGAGACAAAAGTAGCTGATATATGCTTTTGTATATATGATTACGATACCAATAAATATTTTGATAAATATAGTATTGTCACTATCAAACCGGATAAACTAACTAAAATAAAAAGGGGCAAACCTATTGCACAATACACAGACGATATGTTAGAACTTGTTTCTCTCGATTTAAGTTCAATGACGTATGTCGTAAATGGAGATATAGGAACGGCAAAGAATATACAAAGCATTGTCTTGTATGACGAAATAGGGAAAATCGTTGTTTCTTGTGATGATGGGGAAAAGATAGAATGTCTTTTTGATGGTGAAAGTATTTTACAAAGCGTTTTGAAAGAAATGTAAAATGCATGGACACAAGGAAAGGCAAAACTTTACACTATGTTTCCAAAGACGGAGTAAAGTTTACTACATGGAAGTATAGTACATGTGAGTATTGTTTCTATCTGGATAAAAAAACAGATATTGTGAAAACACTTTTGCTTAGTGATTCAGAAAGGATGCAAGGTTTTTTCTATAAAGGTTATTTTGTCAAAAACATATTAAAACCTCAAAAGCAAAAGTTCTTGCCAGGTAACTTTTATCAGTTCATATACAAATTGGTATATGTCGGATATAAAATAGAGAACGGGAAAAGGCTAAAAATGTATCAATTAAAACAAATGGCATTTTACCCGGAAGTTCGGTAAGAATAACTATCTTTACCTTAACAAAGTAGAAAACCATATTTGTCGTAATGTTAGTTTATGTTATTATTAGTATTTAGTAATTAGTTTAGTTGTTGTCCCTGTCGGTACGTGATGTATAGGCAGGGACTTGTTTTTGTATCTCTTTTGTTGTAACTTTGTCGGAAACAAAATATTAAAAATTTATTAATATGAAGTTACAAAAGTCTGTTAGCAAGCCTTCTATTAGGTGTGAAGGTTGCAAATTTATAAACGAATGTCCCTATCTGGACAAATCGGAATGCTTTCAGTTCAATAGTGCGGAAATCATAAAATCAAATCTGGAGGATATAGACAATGAAGAAACAGAAAATTAATCAGGAACTAAAGTCATTTCCCCAAATAGGACAAAAAGATTTTTTGGAAATAATAGAGAACGCGCCAGAGGTAATACAAACAGCATCTAAAGAGTTAAAAGACGCTTTTGTCGCGCTTGAAATGGCGGAAAGAGCATTGTCGGAATCGTCCGAAAGGTTTTTTGTTTTTGAAGGCAGTCAGGGGGAAGAGTTTACGGCCGACCTTAAAAGTTATTCCGCAAAAGGTTTCGTTGTCCGGCATGGAGGAACGAAAGCAGCAGCGGAAAAGGCACAACGGCAAAAGGAAATACATATAATGCCTCTCATAGAGGATATAAGGGCAAAAAAAGCTGTTTTCAATGACATTTATAGGAAAGAAATGCTTTCATCTGTCACGCCCGATATCCTTTCCTATATCGTGAAACTATTCGGGGAAATGAACGGCGTTGAAGATGTTCAGAAAATCCTAAAACAGAAAAAGAAGATCAATCTGACACAAAAGGAACTTCTGTCCATCTTTGCAAGAAAAAAGGCGGAAATAGAAAGCAAGCGTGCCGTGTTTCTTGCTTCTTCTAATCAATATAAGGTCGCAACGGAAGCCGGGAGACTACAAATCATCAACTCCATTATCATAGACTTACAGGGAAGGTATCATAAGTACCTGGAAGAAGGTTTAGAGGACAAGGCATTGATATTTGAAAGGGAAATAAGGAATATGCTTGAACAAGCCAGGAAGGAAGTAAAGGGAAACGAACTAAAACTGACTGTGGACGGAAAGATAGATATTACGGCCACATTGCATGGACAGGAAAACGTTTCACGTGTGTTCCGTACACTTCCCATCAATTCGATTATAATCGGTCTTGTCGCTGCCAAATCCGGTCTTGATCCTACAGTATTGGTGCATCAGCTTGCTACAAGTTATTATAAGGACTTCAACGGCTTTAATAAAATGATCCTCGGTAGGGAAAAAATCATGCTGCCAGGTGATCTGATCCGTGCTGCCAATTGGGACGAACTTGAACAGCAAAACCAAAAGTTCCTGGATGAAATGTCACCTTATGAAGTGCAAGAGGCTACCTATTTGGATGATGAAGTGAAATTATCTGTGAAAGAACGCTTGAAAGCTCTTAAACTGAAATAGGAAATGACTATTAAGGACAGGAAAATAAACGTGTACCTAAACCGTGTAAAAAGGTTCAATGAGCTTTGCCCTAAAAATGGTTTCTATTGGGGAGGACTGCCCATTACACCCATTACAGATAGAAATATAAAGTCCAAACTAAGGGAAATGGAAGAGGACGAAATAGGAAGGAAATTGCAATGGCTAGAAAGAGGGATAAAACTTTTGGAAGGACAGAACCGGGAGAATGACGGAAGAAAGAAGTTGCTACCGGAACTTAAAAGGTATCTTGCAAGAATAGAAAAAGGAGGAAAGGTAAAAATAAGTCCTTCTGTAAAGGTTTTTCTTGTGAACACAGGATTAAGAGCGAGCCTGTCTCTTTTAAAAAGAGAAGGGCAGGAATGGATATTGTGCGATTACAGAGGAACAAGGATAAAAATGAAAATGCAAGAAACAACACTGCAAAAAGAAATCCTGTTTAGATTGAAAGCAAGGTTTGACCCTTCCATCCTTCCAAACAAGAAAACAGTTTTCAGAGCTTACGATTAAAGCATCCTATCCTAAAAACAACTCTCCATGTAGTTCAGGGTATTTTGAATCTTTGGGAATTGTTACTATTTTGTTGTGTCCTTTTGAAAAGGCAATGTTTCTTTTGGCTTTTCGATAGGGAAATAAAAGACCGGAATACTCTTCTTTTCGTTATACATACTTTTAAATATTTTGTTTAAACAAAGAGAAAGGGAGCGGAGAACCGACTTGATTGTTTGAGTTCAAAGCTCCCTTTCATAATAACGTAATTTACTAACAACGAGAATGTTAGATGCCTACTCTGTTAAGGATTTTCGGCTTCCTCCTTTATTAAAACGAACTTTGTTGATATGATAAATTAGGATAGTCTTTCTTTTTCACCTCCTCTCTGTTTGATAAGTTAGACAAATCGAATTTATACTTTTGCACATTATACAGGAAAATATTATTCAATTGTTATCCAAATTTCCTCCCCTTTGTTTTGAATTTCTTTCAAGATGGAAACAAGTTTTTGTTCATAGGGAGTTGAGTTAATTACTTTCCCTTTTACTTTGTTTTCACCGACAAGGATACAGCCGGCAGTGTCGGAAGCTGTGTTCCCCCGGTGAATCAAGATGCCATCGAAATTAGAGACATTTAAAAGTCTGGGAAGCTCCCTTTCAAATCTGGGAGACATGTTTACAACAACCTGATATCTTCCATAAGGAATGGCTGTCTTTCCGGCAATCTTTATTTCACCATTGTCAAACTTTCCGTTTTTATTGATGTCTCTTACTCGATCCTCTAAAGTATCGCAAAAATATTCTCCATCAATGTACATTTTGCCTATTGTGTATGGATAATCAATAGGTGTTATTCTTTTTACTTTTATTTCCATAACCAATTAATTTATAATATGTCAATCAAATTATTTATTGAAAATTTTTCAAAATCTTTTATACCGAACTCATCTTCTATCAAGGAATTGATGTAGTCTACATCTTCATATCTTTCTGTTGCAATCAGATTGTTTCTTAATCCTAATAGGTAATTAAGCCTTACAGAATCAATTCTGGAATTGATATAAAGCGAATGATTCTTTAGGTTTTTGACCCTAAGTAGAAGGATAACAACGGCAACCAATAGGAATGCTGTCACAACTGAAAGTATTATGATTGCTAAATTCATATTTGTTCTTGTTTATAAGTCATTTTCTCTAATTCAGTAATCTTCATATCGTCCGGTATTGTTTTGGATCGTTTGTAACGTCCTCTTTCAATCCTTTCGATATATCCTGCCTTACAAAGATAGGAAATTGTTTTTCTAAGCGTGCCAGCAAAGAACAAAGTATGCTTTGCAAGGTCGTAAAACTCAAAAGGGCGATCTATTGAATTAATAAGTAACGCCAACTTTTGAAACTTTGTATTTCTTTTGCTCATATTGATATAGTTTTTGTGTAGTTAAAAATCGGGAAAGATTATTTTCCCAAACCATCTTTCCCTTGCGAATCATCTAACTTAAATTACTATGGAAAATACAAAAACTGTTTCTTATTCTATTATATAACTGAATATATGCTTTATGACTTCTACTGTCCAGCCGTTACCCAGCATCTTGTATTGTTGAGTGTTGCTACATTGCCATTTGTACCACTCAGAAATGGTTTGCAATTTTGCACATTCAGTAGGAGTAAGTCTTCGTATGCGGAAATTATCTAATATAGCATGGCTTCCGCAACTCATGTTTGCCAAAACCGCAGGAGATATTCCTTGTGGATCATATATTCTGTTCTGTTGTCTTGGTTGTTTCCCAAATTCATTTGTTTTGTTCAACTGGATTACTTTTCTTGAAGGAATACTTACCAAATCATATACGCCTTTTCCACCTACTCGTATGGTTTGGGATTTGTCAGAAGGATTTCTTATGTCTGCACCGAACCCGTTTTTCTTTTCTTTGTTTCTTTCTTTGTGAAGTTCGATCCCTTTAAGAGCCTTTTCAGAAAGAAAGAAGTGTTCATCCACCTCATCTTCCAATATATCTCTTAAAAACAATCCTTCATCTTTAGGTTGCGGAATGTTTCCGTCATTTATGTTTGTCCAATAAATCCTTCTTCTGTTTTGAGCAGATACAAGAGATGAATTAATATGGATTCCTTGCGTTCCAATGGCTTTATTAAAAACAGACTCCCATTTCTTTCCCATTTCTACATTTTCCAATAGAAACAATATATTGGGGTTGTATTCTCTTATTTCTGTAAGTATTCTCATGTACTCCCAAAATAAATAGGATTGCCCTTCAAATTCAAAGCCTTGTTCTTTTAGTTCAATGTATTGATCGAGCGATAGGATTTCAATATTTTCTTTTGTGCAAAGACCTTTTCTTGTCCCTGCAAATGAAAGATTGGTGCAAGGAGACCCCCCCTATTAATAAATCAATGGGTTGTAAATCCAATACATTCACTTTCTTAACGTCACCTATTTGAATTGTATTGGGAAAATTGAGTTGTGTTTGTGCAATGGCAAATCTATCTATTTCAGAAGCATAATAAGTGCCAACGGAAATATTCAATTCCTTTAATGCTATTTGTCCGCATGGCATTCCATCAAATAAACTAAGTACATTCATTTATTCGTCTGTTTTAAGATATTCTTCGATTTCCGTTAATGTAACAGCTTTAATTACTAACTCGTCTCTTGCGGGAAGAAAATCGAAATACTTCTTTACAACCTCGATCGCTTCTACATCTGATGCGGATTGAACCATTAAAGAGACCTTTTGCATTCTGATTTTCCCTTTAGGCGTTTCTTCTGGGTAAAGGACATCAACCTTAAAGAATTTGCCATCAGGATCGCTTTCTATCACTGTATAAATGGATAGCTCCTTAATAGGTGATATTTTGATTTCTTCCTCTGTTTCTTTTGTTCCCCATTCTATAGATATTGCTTCCGCTTCCGTATAGGTATAACCTCTAACAAGAAGATGCCTCTTTACCTGGATTCTTGGAGGTTTGAAACCGTCCGGGTTATCTGTCCAATAATTTACAACTGATTCAAAGTACATAATGTTACTCTTTAAATAATGATTGAACCACTATCCCTTTTGTATAATCACACTCTTTGCTTCCTTTAGGAAGAATAACGAAGTTTTGGGAGGGGTCATCTGTTTTAAGATTAAAAATAATTTCCGGCAGTGGAAGGAAGTTTACTTTTTCTATGAAAAGAAAGTCTTTAGCTTGCTTGCTGTCTTCAAGAAAATCATAGGAAAATAGCGGTATCCCTTCCGATCTTAGAACTGTAATCCAGTCTCCCCACATATCCATTAAAAGAAGTCCGCTTGTGGCTCTGAAACTGTCGCCTGTGCTCAAAATACATTCCACAACATAGGAGTAGTCATATTTTATAGCTTCTGAAAGACTTCTTCCAAACTTATGGGTATTTTTCAAAGAAACAGTCAGCGCGAGCTTTCCTTCTTCTTGAATCTGGTCGCATCTCATTGCTTGCTTTTCACTGTCTATAGCAATGAAAGTATTCCCTACGATCCCATCAACTATGTTCATCATCTTTCTGTGGGATTAAAAGTACCGAAGGAACACCGTTGCATCCTTGATTGACAGGTATTTCATTCCATTTCCCACCTGTAATAGTTTTCACTTTCAGAAAAACATCTAAAGGAACACTAAGTGTAAGTGGTTGAGGTTTGTAGGAATGGTCTCTTTCCCATTTTGCCACTTGAAGTTCTACATTTGTTTTTATTGCTTCCATTGAAGGAAGGAAAGGAACAAGTTCTTCTATTTTGTCAGCCGAAAAAAGGGTTACTTTCCCATTCTCACGAGGTACAATGATGTACAGTTTAGTCTTCTTTTTCTTCATCTCCTTTTTCAAAATTTTCACTCTTAAAATAAATGTAACTATCAAACATTGAATTAACCGTGAAACACGCTACAATAAACATGATTGTTATGCAAATCCATCCACATATTCCCATAATCTAAAAATTTAATTGTTGCTTTTAATGCTGCAAATGTAAGAATATATTATTACATAGCAAGGTGAAATGTGTAAACACTTGTTAAAAGTAATATTTCAACGTCATTTCACCTTGTGATGTTTTGTTACTTATTGAGATTAGTATCGGTATCAATATGACAATAAACCAATTCTTCTTTTGCTCTTGTGATTGCTACAAATTTAAGACACTCTTCTGCATATAACGCTTTAGATGTCTTTGCATATTTGGACGGAAGTAACTCTGGATTCAAAAAGAAAACACGGTTAGCCTCCAGTCCTTTGCTTTTGTGAATAGTGGATAGGATGATGCCTTTGCTATCGCCAGAGAAAACGTTTCTGACCTTTTCTTTCAAAGAAGAAAAATTTTCTTGATACGATTCGTACAGCAATTCCACAATCTTTACCTTTTCTTCTAAAGAAACGTAAGACGGATGGTTTTTCACAAAGGCAGGATTAATGCCTCTTTCTATGAGTTTTTGTTCTTTGTCGTCCAATAGAAGATACATATCATCAAGACTATTTTGATTTTCCATCAGGCGGCAAATATTTTCTCCAAAATCGCGTCCCATTATAGATGATTTCTTTCCTGCTTTAAGAAATTGCAAAAAAGCTGCCACCAAAGGAAGGTTATTCCGGCACAAAACGAAATCTCCGTTATCAGCTTCGTTTAGTTCGCCTTTTCTGACAATACCTTCTTTTGCTCCTTCCGCGCATTCTGTCCCAGGGAATACCTTATTAGCTTCTTCAACTATTCTTTTGCTGCATCTGTATGTGACAGAAAGAGGAAGCGTAATCGTGTTGGGACTATTTTTTAAGGAATTAAACACATTCAAGTCGCTACCCATGAAGGAATAAATTATCTGTTTTTTATCTCCTACAGCAATGAATCTGCCTCTTGCCTTTATTAAATTTTGCATGATTTCTTTTTGTAATAGAAAGGTATCGTTTGCCTCATCCACCATTACAACATTGTATTTAGGAAAACTTTCTGGTTCCAGAAATGTGTAAGGAACCCAAAGCATATCCACAAAATCTATTTCAAAAGCAAGATTGTTGTTTATCCTTGTGCAGTCACTTCGCCATGCCTTTTCAATTTCAAGAAGGTCGGGAATCATTTCTTCTTCATATTCCAAATCAAATTCTATCGTAATAGGAACAATGTTTTCTTCATTTATCTTGCAAAGAGACAGTCTTGTTTGTTCCCATAATGTCTGGAGCGAAAAGAAATACTTCATTCTTTCTTTAAATTCCAGTTTTTTATATTGGAACAGTTTCGTACAAAGGCTGAAACATTTGTTGTCATTCACTTTTGCTTTAAAACGGAAATTTTTCATCATTGTACGAAGTCCAAGCGCATGGAAAGTATAGCAATCGACATAATAAGGGAGTTTCGATCTTAATTCTTCCGCTATACTCTTGTTGAATGCCATAAAAAGACAAGACTTGTTTTCTGGCGTGCGATTACATAACTCTTTGAGTGTATGTGTTTTACCTGAATTATGAGTGATAGTGAAATCTCCTAATAGAAATCTTTCATCTTTGTCAACTTTAAATCCATACCATTTTCCTACGCCTATTTCTTCTATCCAAAATCCTGTCCTTAAAACTGTTTTTATTTGTTTTCTTTCTTTTGCTTTTTTTCTCTCCACCTTTACTGGGATAATATTTGTATTGCCACTAATACTAATGCTATAATATTCCCCCTCAAAGTTTAAAGATTTTATTCTTCCAATCTTTTTACAACAATACGCTGCTAAACCAAGACTTCTACAAAGAAATACTACCAAATCAGATATTTCTTTGTATTTAGTAATTAATTGATAGTAATTATTGTTATCAAGGTGTCCATCTCCATCTAATATGCCGGCAATAAGATTTAACCTGTTTTCCTGTGAATTTATAAAATATTCTTTTGGTATATTCAAACGCCCCTTTTCTTTGGCAAAATTTTTTAATATTGCTCTAATAGGATTTATTCTACCTTTTCTCAATTTCACGTTTATACCATAGCAGCCTCTTTCTTTTCTTTTATGTACAGATACCTTTTCTCCTTCAAATTTAAAATTTTCAAGATAGTTTATTAATACTGTATCATTTTCATTTATAGAAAAATTAGAAACATCATTTTTATTTTTGCTTCCTTCTGCTATCCATAATCCTACAAAGTAAGGATCAAGTGGCAATTCCTGCTCAGGGAAATCAACTCCAGTCCTTTGTAATTGAAGTTTCATCTTTGTTCCTGTTGTTTTTTCAACAGGTCTCTTCAAGATTTTAGATATAGGATAGTCTACTAAAGGATTTAATTGATTTTCTTCTTTCTTTACCTTATTGTTTCTTGCTATATTTTGATCATAAACAGTCAATAAATGCTGACTATTACAAATCCAACTATCACCTTTAACTGGTTTTATTTTATATAGCTTATCAATACCTGTTGATACCGATAAAACGTTTCTTGGTGTTGAATCTACACCCATCACCTTATCACCTACCCTTATGTCCTGTACAGGTTTGATAGAACCATCGTGCATTAATATGGGAGTGTCCTTACCTAAACACCCCGCCGTTGCGTCAATCACTATGTTTTTGTTGGTGTTTTCGTAAGCATCAAAAATGTCCAACTGATATTTACTCCATTTCATAACATCTTCTTTTCGTTTGCTTCTGTTATCCTCTCAAATAATGAACCCATTCGTAAGGTTTCCTTACGCCTAAATATTCATCATCATATTCATTTTCATATGCCTCTCGCTCAAAAGAAATGTTTCTGTAAGCCTCATGGGAATCCTTATATTGAATTAATCTTACAAGCCATTCTATCCCATACCACAAATAGAAGAACACTATAAGAAGTTCTATTTGTTGCTTTAAATGGATATTCTCATGTATGATCGTTCTCATTCCTAAAGGTTCGTATTCTTTCCTTGCAAAAATGAAAGGAAACAGAGTGATTGCTGTAAATCCCTTAAAAGGGATCAAGTTATTGTAAATGATTTTCTTTTTCATACTCTTTAAAATTTTTGTAATTAGCCATATAGTCTGCAATGAAATTGCCACATACAATAGGATCACTATAGTCTTTCTGGTGGCTTCTTATCCATTTTACGGAAACACGAAGTTTTCTATGCAACAACATTTCCGAAAATATAGCATCCCACAAATCCTGATTTTCTACATGAAGATTCTCCCTTGCCCAATCAAGGAACTTGTGACGAAACTGATTGGCAACATACTGGCTGTCGATATAGAAGGTTGCCTTTACATTCAAATTCTTTTTTATCGCTCGAAGTGCAAGAAGAATTGCTTCCGTTTCTCTTCTTCCTGTCGTAGTATAGGAACGTCCTTTGGTTATATGATATTCCTTGTCTTTCCATTTGATGTAAACGGCAGAACCTCCCAGTTTTTTGGGATGGTTAGCATTGCAACTTCCATCCGTCCAAACCTCAATGATCCGTGTTCCCTTTCGTTTATCGCTCATTCTTATACTTTTGAAGGATCATAAGACTGGTATCGTCCTGGAATCCTTTGTTCAACATGTCCGTAACATCTTTCTTTCCTTTCAGCATCTCCCACAAGTCCTGGTCAATCGTTTCCGGTGATAGCAGGTATTGGATTGTAACCGGATTTTCCTGCCCGCTTCTTTCCAATCTTCCTATAACTTGCACAAGGTCGCTCGGACGCGGTGGAAGTTCTAAGATAGCCATATTGGAACAAACCTTTTGAAGCCCGTCCACACCAGTACCAAGACAGCCTATATTTGCAAAAAGCACCCTACTTTCCTCTTGTAAGAAAAACTTTTGCAAAATTTCATCTCTTTTCTTTGTGGTAGTGCCCCCTGTAATAAGAAGCCCTTCCTTAAACTCTCCGGCTATCTTTGTAAGGATTGTGGATTGTGAGGCAAATACCAAAAGTTTTCCTTCTTCGTTTGCTTCCATCCATTCTTCCACCCATTTTTTGATAAATTTTTCTTTACCTTCTAAGGATAATTGCTTTAATGTCGAGAGTTTTACAAGGAACTCTGCCCTTGCAGCTTTTTCAACCTTTTCTTCGTCCTTAAACTTATCTTCAATGAACTGCAAAAGATCACCCTTTGCCTTTTTATATGCTCTTTTATTTGTAATCTCGCATTCCACAACATTTTCAGAAATAGGGGGGAGTTCTTTCAAAGCATCCCTCTTGCTTACCTGGAAATAGCAGCATTCTTTCAAAAGACGGTTCAGTTCCTTGATATTGGATGCTCCCGAAATATCCAGACCAAAATTCGTTTCCTTCATATTGCAGTACCTTTCGAAGAAATAGTGATGATACTGGTCGTTCGGAGCAATTTCCTTTATCCTTTCTATTAACATCAGGATGTTTAGAAGCTCTGCCGGACGGTTCATGATAAGTGTCCCTGTAAGCCCTATCACGGAAGGAACTTTATATGCCAGTTTCTTGAAAGACTTGCTTCTGATGGACTTTCTGTTTTTGAGAAAATGAATTTCATCTGCTATCACAAGAGAGAATGATTTCTTTTTCATTCCATCCAATCTTATTTCAAGAGATGTTTTCCCGTTTTCTTTCGTGACCCTTTTCCCAAGTATGTCATAGTTTATCACTATCACGTCTGCTTCAAAATCTTCCGGTGGGGAAGATGTGGAAATGATAGATACCCGTCTGTTTGGGTTCGTTTCTTTCCACTCTCTCAACCAACCGGATTTTACAGAAGTCGGACAGACTACCATACAAGGAAAAAGATCAAGCATTTCAGCATAGAGAACAGAACATAGACTTTTGCCTGTCCCCACTGAAGAGCCATTTATATGATTTCCGTGATTGACTGCGTAATATAGATAGTCCATTTGATAGCTTCTCGGCTTTTTTAAAAGAGGAAGATTGTCTATCAATAGTTCTATATCCTTTCGGGATAAAAGTTCCTTGTAAGGCTTTATTTCGGCTTTGCAGCCAGGGCGGACTATTGAAAGAGGATTGGCTTCTTCTATTTCGTTGTCGGAAACAAACTCTTTTAAAAGGAAATCTTTTGCCGGATCAGATTTTATGTATATTTCCTTATTGGTAGCATTGCGTTTAAAAGAGGAAATCAGTTTAAGGTTCTTGTAAACTGATTTTTCCAAAGCACCAAAATACCAATAGTCCTTTTCCTTGTAATAATACATGATTAGTTGAGCTTTATATATTTACCTGGTAGCTTCAAATTCTTTAGAATTTCATCTCCTTTTTCTCCATAAGCCACAAAGCAACTATCTGTGCCAGGAGATCCACCTTCTTTTCCTGTTTCATCAATAAACTTTATTCTTTTCCTAAGAAAATAAATAGAAGTAGCTTTACACCAAACACATTCATGAAACATTGAATTTCCTACTCTTGCATAAACAAGAGCTATGCCATTCCCATATTCAGACAACTTTTTCATGAAAAGTTTAATCGTAGGATTCGAATAAGGAGGGTTAAGAAACACAAACCCTTTCCAATCTTGAGCTAATCCATCGTCTTCTTTAGTAAAGCACTTTCTTGCTGTATACCAATCTTTTTTAGGTGCAGCAGGATCAAGATCAAAATTATTCCCCAACGCTTCAATAATATAAGGTGGCGTGTACCATTCTACTGTTGCAGCTTTACCACCTCCAAATTTGGTTTCAAAATTCGTGTTCATTTCTTCCTGTTGTCTATAAATTCAAAATAATGCTTTCCGTCTCTGCATTTGATTTTCTTGATAATACAGAAACCTCTAATATTTGCACTTCCATCTCTTTCTAGTTTATCAAATATGATCTCAAAAAGTAGGGAGATAACCTTCTCTGCCTTCCGCATAGAGATGAAACTTCTGGCACTTGTCCTTAATTCCAATTTGTTCAATGCTTTGGTGAAGTTGAAGGCTATCTCTTTGTAAATCTTATTCATTCTTTTCTTCTTCTTTCTTCTCTTCTTTTGTCACTTCAAAATTGTCAGGTAAAAAAACGGAATCAGTAGAACCGTATATTGAATCTACCGGAAAATAAATAGGGTACATAAATGCAATCGCCGTATTGTCATCAATACCTCCAAAATGTTTTTGGTGTTCTGTTAAAACTTCCGAAGAATCCAACGGCTTATCCAACTCTTTCGAAATTTTATGCAAATTAGCCATCATTTTGCCAAGTTTCAAAGGGTCGAGAGCGTTCTTCCAATATGCAAACTGATGCAACGGATACATCGTCATCGCCTCTTTCCAAAAATCCATTTTTGAATAACCTACTTCTTCTATCAATTCCTTTTCCCATTCATCCTCTTGTTTTAGTTCTTCTTCGGTAGGATGATAGATTTCTCTTACTATTTCTTTTATCCTTTCTTCACTAAAGCGGAATCCTAATTCCCTGTTCTGTACATGAGGAAACAACATCCAAGTAAGATACCGATCTTCTTCTATCCCTAAAAAATCAAGAAGTTCTTTTAACCATTTATTGGGGATAGATACTGATTTTCTTACAATTTCTTTTTCTTCCATAACTTATTGTTTTAAAATATGTTTACTCAAACTGATCATCATCGTTCAGATCAAAATCTTCGTCACTTTCAAAGTCATTGATCCAATCTTCTATTTCTCTTTCCATCTCATTTTTGTTTCAAACTCTTCCGGTGTCAAAATAGGAATGGAAAGCTCTTTTGCTTTCTTCACTTTTGAAGAAGAACTTTCTTTGTCTTTCGTTACAAGGATGGTCGTGTTCTTTGATACTCCCGAAACGACTTTGTGTCCTTCTTTGGATAGTCTTTCTTCCCATTCTTTATTTCTGAATCCTGTAAAACATACCGATTCGGGATTGTCTGCAAGAACAACATTGTTCTTTACATAAGAAATAGGGAACGGTGAATTTTCAATGATGTAAAAGAAAACTGCAAGTCCATTATTAAAAGAAGTGGCAGTAGTTTCAGCAACACCATCAATAGAAAGAAGTGTTTTGTTGGGTAATGTACCGTCATTAAACAAGACTTTTACATCTTCGTCCGACAAAGAATCAAAAATCATCTGACAAGTCTTTTCTCCTATCACACCACCGAACACATTATAGGCAGTAAGGATTTTTGCAAAGGAAACTCCATTGTCCGCATATTTATCGAATTGACCTCGTAACTTTTTGGACAATTTCGCTCCTATTCCTCCAATTTGAGACAATTCCTTTTCGCTTGCATTCACAATCTTCTCTACACTATCAAGTCCTCCTTCATAGAATTTTCTGATAGTGGCTTCTTGCATTTCTTCCGTTTCAAGCGTTGCAAAGAAATAAGCGATCTGTTTTATTTTCTTTTCTTTGCAATCAGGATTGGTGCAAACAATATCTGTAAGCGTTTCGTCCCATTTTAACGGATTTCCGCAAGAAGGACAAATCATCATACCATCGCACATTTCACGGAAAAGTTCCACACTGTAACTGACCGTTTCCAAATGCTTAGGGATTACATCTCCGCTTCTTGACACAACGATATAGGCATTTGGTGAAATATGATTGTCCGTAATATATTTAGCGTTATATCCGGTGCATCGTGAAACAGTCGCTCCGTCAAATTCCACCGGACTGAATACAATTACAGGTTTTGCTTTGCCGTCTTTTGAAATGCTCCATTCGATTTTTTGAACTTTTGTCGTGTATCGTTCTTGCCAGTCGGGATTCTTGTAAGCAATAGCGTAACGCGGATTCCCATTAGGCAACCGTCCCAATTCTTCTCGTTTTGTTTTGTTATCAACTTCGATTACAAGTCCATCGCATTTAAAATTCTTGATTGATTCAAACAAATCGTTTAGATAGGTGAGGGCTGTTTTATTATCATCGAACACGCCGGCAGAAGTTACCCAATACTGTGTAGCGTAATTCCCGTAATCGTTTCGAAGTTCTGCAAGCTGCATGGATTTATCTCTGTCGGAATCCATAATGCCATATCTCACATAAGCGGTATTTCCAAGAACTTGTGCATTGAAATCATCTGCATTGAATGCACCGGCAACAGCGTTTCTTGCACTCTTATACCCAAGAGGTTTTACGTTTTTCAAGAACATGCCGATAGGGATAATCGCTTCACCGAAAGTAAAGCAAGATTTCTTTCCCATAGGGTTGCCATGATTGACATATTCGTAATGCCGGTCACTTCTTTGTCCTTCTACTCCATCACCCCTTGTCCAACATTCATTTGTCGATTCGTCCACCAAAAGGGAAATGCCGTCATATTTAGGTGTAATGACAACTTTGTTAGTAGGATGAAGTTCCCATACATCTTTAACCCATCTTCTGATCTCACTGATTGTTTTTACCTTTTCTAAAGAAAACATAGGATACGGTAACTTTTCCATCCTGTCACCCTTTTTATTTTCCTCAATGATAGGCTTTGTCAGGATTTCACTATCAGGATATTCCTTTTTCAACTGGTCGATCAAAAGATCATACTCCTTATCGCTCATAATAGGAGTGCCTTCTCTGTATTTCTGGTTGGCTTCTATTATTTTGCCTTCCAATTCTTTTTGTTTCTTCGTCATGATTTTATTTGTCTAAGGATGAAAGAAATGCTCTGGTATTCTCTACAGAATCACACTTGTTTTCTTCTTTTTGCTTGCCTTTGATTTCTATCAAAATCTTATAGGCTTCCGGGAAGTTGTCTTGTAATTGCTTTTCTGTGTTGATATGGTCGAGAGCACAAGCAACTCTGTTTCTGGTTTCGTTTTCCAGCTTTTTAAACTCACACGCTTTCTTGCTCCATTCCAAAATATCTTTTTCGAAAAAGCGTTTCAATTCGTCCAGATATTCATTATAAAACATTTTGGGCATCCCTATTCCATCAAAAGGAATGGTTTCATAGATACAGACACCCTTTATTTTTAGAAGATCGTTTATGGGAATACTTCTGTAAAACAAAAGTGGCTGCATGGACGGATATCTATCTACAATAGATTCTATTTCTGGCGGCAGAATAGCATTCACTCTATCTTGCAATTGTGTTCCAATTTTCGCCAAATAATCACTCAATTTCTTTCCTGCTTTTTGGACAAATTTATTTCCAATCAGTTCTTTGTCCGATACTAATAGTTTAGCCATAATCTCAAATTCTTTTCGTTACTTTTAGTAATATGAATAATGCAATCAAAACCGTAAAAGCACCCATCCCTATACCTCCCATGAAAGAAAGCAATCTATTAGGAGCCGCCTTTACCTCTTCTTTCAAGTTTTCGTTTTCTTCGCTTACTTTAGACAACCTTTCTCTAAGGCTTTTCACTGTTAATTCAAGACTATCACAAGATGCTTCTATGAAAATGGTGTCTCCTTTCTTTTCTATGGAAAGGTTAGCTTGTCCTTTGTTTGTCTCTTTCTTCTCCCCATCTTCCATTTTCGAAGGGTTGACTACCATATTGACAATAGAATAGGGAACTTTTACAAGGCTGTCCGTCATTTCTCTTTCCCAGACTAAAGAGTCCTTTAAGGTAAAAGTGTAATCCATCTTTGTGGAAACACGGCTTTTGCAGCCTCCCAGTCCTATGGAAAGACAAATAGAAAGACAGGTGATTAACAATACATTCTTTTTCATTTGTCCTTTAAAATTGCTGTTTTCAAAAACCCTGTGATACCCATTCGGATAGATTTCAACTTTCCGCTTTTCAGAATGTCTATCTCTATACTTCGGTAATCTCTTCCTACGCGAACAGACCTCACTTCCGCTTCTTCACCGGTAGGAAGAACAAGCATCTTTCCTACTGCTTTATCAAGAATACAATCATTTGCTGAGTTCATGAGGCTTCAATACATTTCTGTAAGTTATAAAGTTATCGTGTCCAAACGCTACAGACACAAAATCACTTTCTTCGATAAATTTCTCTACAGTAGCTTCCGAGTAATTGGTAAGGTTCACTTTGTTTACAGTATTTGTAATGTCGTAACCCTCCGCTTCATTCATAAAAAAGTCTCTTGTTTTTCCTTTGAAGTTAGTAAGAGATATACATCTTTCCATTTCTCCTTTTGAGTTGACAAGCACGAGAGTGTTCCTTTTTGTCACCCTATAGATGTATTTCACATTTTCATACAATAAATTTTCCATACCTCATAATTTTACGTTCAACATGTTTCTGATTGCTTTTTCCTTGTAGTGACGTATCTTGTCTTCGCTGTTGTCCTTTTTAGAAAGTGCCTTAGACCTTTCCTTCAACACCTTTTTCTTGTCAGAATCAGACATCATTTTAAACTCGCCTATTGAAAGATTAGGCATTTCTGTGCTCTTTTCTTCCTCATAAGACATTTGCTTTCCGCATTCAGGACAAACTGGAATGTTCATAGGAACAAGTTTTCCGTCACGAAACACATACTTAGGATTAGCAATTGGTGACCTTACTCCTTTTCGGGAGCAATTATCGTTCTCGCAAAAAATTATTATCATGTTGCAATTGTTTTATTTTATCTTTCAAAATATGAAGTGCTTCTTCCACTGATTCAATGCTGTTAATGTCTTTCGCACTTTTTTTCAAGTAGCTCAAATCGTGTTCAATCCCTTCAATCCTATCAAGGAAGGAAAGTACAAAAATGTTAAAATACTTCTGATTAGCCATTGTTTTATAGTTTTTGTTTGTTACTTTTTTGATGTGGCAAATGTAATAGTTTATTCTTACATGTCAAAATATATTCTTACATTTTCTCACTTTCCTTCTGTTGGTTGTTTAGAGAAGGCATTTCCTTCTTGCGTATTCCGCTATCAAAATTCCATCTCTATCGGGGTGCTTGTCCTTGATTTCTGGGAACAGCCTTTTTCCTATATCAAGGGATGCCTTCTTCAATTCTTTAGTGCCTACAACCCCTTTAGGTAGCATTTCCTTTTGCCATTCTTTAGAGTCTATGAACATATAAGGAACATCATAAAGCTCCAATACGGTAAGTTCCGCTTCCAAAGCACGCATAGCAGAACATGTAGCATCAAATCTTGCCGGATTTTTCATGGGACGTTCCAAGACGGCCACACACAAACCATATCCCTTTAGAGTATGAATTACTTCGGCAAGTGCCGTTACGTTCACCCTTGACACATTCTTCTTTGCTTTTGTGTAATCCTGCCCAAATGTGATAGGTGTTTCCATGAACTCATAATAGGTCAGTTCTTTTCCTACTATGCCAATAGAACCGGTCACACCGTTGTCTATCCCTATGTAAAACTTCGATTCTGTTTTCTTGTTCATTGTTCAATACGGCTTATGCCGTTCTCCTTTACTATTTTAAGCGTTTTGCATGAAGCGTTTTCATTCGAAATATGAGTTGTAACAAGTATAGGAAACTGAATGAACTCCAATGCTTCTATCACGTCATATAGGCTTTCTTTCGATAGTCCTTCTGTGATTTCATCAATGGATAGGAATTGCAATCCTCCCCATTTGTTCGTCTCGTTTATCATTCCTTGTATGGCTATAATCAAAGCGATTTCCACCCTTGCACGCTCTCCGCCACTGTAATACCAGAAGTTTTCCGCCTCGTCCCTAACAACATAAGGCGTTATCTCTTCTTTTATGTCTCCGTCTGCTTTCGTCTTAAATCCTTCTATGACAATTCTAAGATCGCTGTTTTCTGCTTTCAGAATATTGTTTGCCCGAAGCTGGATATTCTTTAACTGTTCTATCGCAAGATACATCTTGAATGATTTGAATCTTCCTATCCACTCTTTCTTGCGAAACATTTCGTTTTCCAATTCCGTCATTTCCTTGTCATACCCTGCGATAGCAAGCATCATTTCTTCTATTTGCTTTTCCTGTGAAGAAGTATCAATAGAAGAAGGCGTTTCCTTTTCGATTTCCTTTATCTGTTTTTCCAGACGTTTTACATCTTCTTTTCCGGTAGCTATGTTTTCTAAAAGCCCTTTGTTTCGCTTTTCAAGAATGGAAATATTGGACTTTTGAGATTCTATTTCACTTGTGATCTTATAGACAGCAGATGAAATTTCTTTTCCTGCTTCCCGGATTTTGTCAAGTTCATCCTCCTGTTCGTTTTTCACTTGAATGAAAGAAGAAATAAGGTCTTCGTATTCCTTTAGGGATTCATCCAAAGATGTTATTTCCCCGACAACTTCCTTTTCCTGTTTCCCTATTTTCTCTTTTTTCTTCTCTTCCTTTTCAAGCGTAGTGTCTTGAAGTGTCAAGAACTTATGCTTGCATTTAGGACACGTAATCGTCCCAGAAAGGCTTACAAGAACTTTCCGAAGAGACACTTTCAGTTCGTCATGGATTTTCAAAAGCTCTTCTTTTGTTTCCAAAATCTCATTCTGATCTTCTTTGGCTTTTCCAAGTTCTTTTTTGACGGATTCAATCACATCTTCTATTTCCTTAGTAGAAGGAAGTTTCTTTTTCTTTTCTTCGGCTTCTCGAAGTTCTTCTTCCAAGACTTCAAGTGTTTTCTTTCCTTTGTCAATGTTTTTCTTGTTATAGTCAATATTGTATTTAGCAGAATCAATATCTTCTTTTAAAGACTTGATTTTACTTTCCACCCTTTCGATCCTTTCCTTTCGATCCGCTTCGAAGTCGAAATTAACAGCATCTTCTATCATTTGCCGCAATGCTTCTACACTCCCTTCCGCACGATCTCTTTTGCTTTGGATAACTGATTTCTTAGATGAAATTTCGTCCAGTTCCTTTTGTATAATATCCTTACTGCCATCCAAGAAGTCATAATTGATAAAACGACTTATGAGAGCCAATTTGTCCGTATTGGAACTTTTAAAGAACGACTTATAGTATTCCTTGCAAATAAGAAAATAACTTTTCAAATCTTCCGGTGAAATACCCATCCATGAAAGGATATAGTTGTTGCCGTCTTTTACGGTAGCAAGACTGACTGACTCGCCATTTAACGACACATTAAGTTTGCTGCTTCCTTTTAAGGGCAAAATGCGCTCAATATGGAGAGTTTCTTTCCTTATGGGACATTTTATATCAAGTAATACTTTTGCTTCCTTCTCACCGTTTCTAATCAGTTTCTTGTCAATACTGCTTCGGTAGTTGTTACCTGTTATGGCAAAATAAACTGCCTGTTGCATGGAAGAATTATGAGTAGGCGTATAGTTGTTCGTAACAAACATCCCGTCTTCTCCCGAAACGGTAATACATTGTTGCTCTTCCGCACCCATACAAGTAAAAGAAACCATTTTTTTAGACGGTCTGCCAAGACATCCTGGAACTTCAAAAAACACTTCTTCATCTTTGCTTCTTTCCATGATCTTTCCAAGTGAAAGTACAGACCATTCCTCGCTTTGATTTGTTCTTACTTTCCATAGATGCTCTTTGTTACATTTTATTTCCGTACTGTCGGAAAAAGTAATCTTATATGCAATATCTATATCGTGAAACGGGATTGCTCTTACCGTTTGATAAGCACCGGAAGGATGAAGAACAATATCACCCACCTGAATATTCCTCATTTTTACAAACCCATTAGGGGTAAGAATATCGGAATCCATTGTCAACGCTTTACCGCTACCGTTACTGCCTTGATTGTCGTCTGTTTTATTCAATCCCACAAGTGCGGTTACCCCATCTTGAAATGTGTATTCAAAATGCTCGAATGACACAAAATTTGTTGCTTCAATCTTGATTGGCTTCATCTTCCACCTCCTTGTTTTCAAATGTTACTTCTTTCTTTCTGAACTCTGAAAGGACATCTTTTTTAATCTTGTCAAAAAGTTCTGTTTCTTTGATTAGTTTCTTCCTTGCGGCAGGGAATCCGAATCCTATCTTTTCTTCCCCGTAATAGATGTACGTTCCTTTCTTTGTGAGTACACCTAAGTCCAATCCCATGTTAAGCATTTCCATCACCTTGTCAATACCTACACCAAAACGGATAACAATATTGCAAGTTTTCATAGGTGGAGCAACTTTGTTTTTCCTGCATGTGATCTTCACTTTGTTTGCAACGGACACTTCACCTTCCTTATCAGAACCTACACGGGCAAGCTCAACCCTTTGACTTGCATAAAAAGGTATTGCAAATCCTCCCGGCGTAGTAGTGGCATTGCCATATCCGCCTATATTCGATCTTATCTGATTGATACAGAATAGAATGCACCCTGTTTGCTTGCAGATGTTTTTCAAGATATTTACCTGTGAGCTTAAAAGCCTTGCTGTAAGTCCTATGTGAGCATCTCCGGCTTCCCCGTTCAAAAGAGCGGTCGGGACAAGTCCTGCAATAGAATCAATCACCACCAATCCGATAGAAGGTTCATTGCACATTTCCTTTGCTATTTCTAACGTTTCCTCTGCCGTAGAAGGTTGGGAAAGGATAAACTTGTCAGGAGAAAGGTCTGCGCCAATAGCTCCCATGTATTTCGGATCAACTGCATTTTCTGTATCAAGATACCCTACCGCCATTCCTTGTTTTTGGATTTCGGTAGCAAGATGGAAAGCTATGCTTGTCTTGCCGGAAGAAAAGCCTCCGTAGGCTTCCACAATACGCCCTTTTGCCCATCCTCCGCCAAGTATTTCATCCAGCAGGAAAGAACCAGAATGTACGAACTCTATATCTTGCTTCTTCCCCGCTATGGCTTCCTTTCCAAACCTACTTTCAATCCGGCTTATAAGATCACTGAGACGGTTCGGTTTCTTTTCTTCTTTAGGTTGCTGCACTTCCCCAGTTACCGCTTCTTCCGTTTTTTTAGTTTCCTTTTTCTTCGCCATACATCAACTTGTCTAAAATTTCTTTTCCTTCTTTTTCGTCATATTCGTTTTCCTTACAAAAAGCAGAAAACCTTTCTTCTATGTCCTTTTTGTCAAGTGCCTTTACTTCTGTCAACATAGAATGTTTTTCTTCCACTTCCTTAAACTTTTTCTTGATATCTATGCCTTCTTTTGTAAAGACATCCTTATCAAAGGCATCAAGTGAAGATTGTTCTCCCCAGACTTCCACTCTTACACGGGCAGTAGGGTTCTCCTTTTTGAATTTCTTGATAAGTGACACTGCCTGTTTGTGGGGAGTTTCCCCCAAATCAATTTCCAGTTTCTTAAATACTTGTCCTTTTGTAGAAGAAACAAGATCTACATTCAAATCCGAATCCAAAAGCCAGAAACCCTTCTTTTCATCTTCCCCGAAGTTGTTTTGTTGGACACTTCCTAAATGATAGATATTCTCTCCTACCCGTTGATAGTTATGATAGTGCCCCAAGTACACTTTTTTGAACATCTGGAACATGGAAGGTTTTAAAAGGTTGGACACTTCCGATCCGTCCATGTTCTTGCTTCCTGTGACCGCAAAATGTCCAAAGAGGATATTCTTCTTTCTTTTGTCCCCTATTTCTTCCAGTTCATCCAAAAGAATATCATCTGTAAAAAACGGAAGAAAAAAACAATACACACCTTCTACTTGCATTCCGTCCAATTCTTCTACCAAAGTAAAAGACGGATGATATTTAAAAGGAGTAAGAAACGATTTCTTGCTTGTGTAGGATGTTTTGTCATGGTTGCCGGGAATACAGATCACATGGTGTCCGCGTTTGTCGTATTCTTCCAGGACATCATTCAATGTGGAAAGGCACACTTCTCTTTGCGATACTCTGTTATCAAAAATATCACCCAACCATATATGGGTTTGTATCTTTTTCTTTTCTGCCAAGTCAAGTTCTTCCAAAAGAATATCTTTTATAATAGTGGCATTATCGGCAGTAAGATGATGATCCGTTGAAATTATAGCTAAATATTTGCTGTTCATGATCGAAATTGTTAGGAAAGGGGAGAACACAAAGTTCTCCATTCCCTTTCGGATTGATATATTAGAAAAACGAAAAGAAAAATTATTTCTTCTTCATTCGGGCTTTTAGAGCCTGCAAACGCTTTTTGGCTTCCAATAACTTTTCATCATTGTCCGTCTGTTCTTCGTCAATAGGAGATTCCTCTTCCTCCCCTGCGGGATGTTCATCTTCCCCATCTTCCTTTTCCGGTTCGTCTTTTGCCCGATCATCGTCATATTCAGTTTCATGTTCCTGTTCTGTATCCTCTTCTTCGCCTTCCGGGAAAGGCAACGCTTCTCCCTTTTGTGCCAGATCGTACCATTCACGAAGTTCTGTGATTGTAAGATCGGATGGAATTTCCATGCCAGGATATTCTTCATCAATATATTGCGACAAAAAGGCTTTCATCTTAGAAAGCGGAGGATAGGAAGCGACTTTTGCTGCCTTTTCCGAAGCTGGAGCTTTTACAACCTGTTTCTTGGGTGCAGGTTTTTCTTCTTCATCTTCGTCCTCGTCAAATGGGGTTTTCTTATCTTCCTCTGATTGACTATCGTCTGGAAGCATTGCTGCCATTTCTTCAATTTCATTCAAGAACTCGTCGTCAGAAAAGATATCATAATTGTTTTCTTCATCGAAGCGTTTCAATCCATCCAAAGCCATTTCAAAATCCTTTGCTCTGTAAGAATCCTTGTAAATCTCTTCAAGCGAAGGCACTTCATTCAAGAAATATTCCATGTCTTCGTCCGGGATAGCAGTTTCTTCAAAAAATTCATCCCATGACTGACCTTTCTTCGGTATGCCGGCAGATAAAGAATAAGTCTTTTTGCCTTTATCATCTTCTCCCATCGTGATTACAAGAGGATAAGCACCCTCCATCTGTGAGAAGATATCAAATGAAACCGTATCATCATCAGATTGTTCTACAGAAATTTCCTTTATACGGTTCATCCATGTTCCATAAAGCTGCAAACGGGCAAAATCTTTATTCCCTTGATACACATAGCAAACATAAGCCAGCGTAGGATTGATACCCCATACAAACTTGTTACCTTTCTTGTAACCCATGATAGGGTTGAGGTACTTGCGTCTTTCCGTATCATCTTGATATTCTTCGGATGCTTTCTTTCTCACATAGTCGCAATAAAGGACGATAGGGTCTTTCCCTTTAAGAAGGTTGCGTCCATGTACGTCCGCGCAAAAAATGTTCTTGTCTTTAACTTCCTTTCCTGTTACATTACCGTTCTCGTCATAAGTAGGAACTTCCACGCGGAGCTTTGACATTTTGCAAGCGACATAGGCTTTACCCATTGAAGGAGCTACACGGAATGTATTCTTTCCTTTTTGGACGGTAGCAAATCCGGTATAAGATTTACCACCCTTTCGCATTGTCTTTTCTGCTTGCTTTACTTCTGAATCCAAATCTTCTACTGACTGTTTTTTGAACTTCGATCTGTCAAATTTCATAACTATAATGTTTTAAAATGTTGATAATAAAAATGTTACTTTTCTTTTTTAATTATGAATGTATTTATTTCTCCTTCCACTAAATTATCCAAAAACTCTTCCGGCGTAACTTTTGGAACTAAATTGTTCAATTTTCGGTCTTTCGACTGCAATGCCCAATAGAGACTATCTATTTCCGCCAAATGCTTTTTCTTCTTGACAAGTGTCTTTTGCATTGCATTAAGCTCTGGATTGATAGTAAGAATATCTTCCAAAGAACTTTCTGTAAGTTTCACAAGTCCTATATCTTCCACTTTGACCTTTCCGGCATTCACAATAGATTCCCGTCTTATCTCTGTAGAAAGCTGTGCTTTATGTACAGAAAATTCCAACTTTGCGGCTTCATATTCGGATTCAGCCTGCGCACGAAGAAGTCCTACTTTGTTCAATAAGACTGAACTTGTAGCTATCTCCCCGTACAGATTGGAATGGTCTATAGAAGTTACAACATCCATATCCAGTTCATTTTTAAGGTCATTTGAAATCAAGACTATAGCCTTGTCACCAATATTCCTAACCAATTTCATTTTCTTTCATCTTTAAATTAGCATACTGCTCCATTGCATCTAAAATGCCATTAAAAATATCTATCGGAAATGAAAAAATCTTTTGCCCTTTCACCGGCACGATTTTCAATACAATCCCATAAAATCTTTTCTTTCTCTTCTTTTTCCATCACACTCCCAATTTTATAAATTGACTGTTTCCATTTGCTTGTATCACATATTCCTCTTTAAACCTATCAAAAGAAACCTTTCCAGTAAGCAGTAAGATGTTCTTCTTGCAACTTTGGATATATTCTTCTTTATCCATATAGTCGGCAGGGAATATCACCACACGAAGGAATTTGTAGTTGTTTTCAAGTAGAAGGCTGGCAAATGCCCCTGTTTTTGACTCCTTTTCTTCCACTTCCAACACATATCCTCCCACCATTGCCATTTTATAAGTAGAACCGTCATAGTTCTGCAAATCGTCCACATCGTAATATTCCGCAGTCTTTGCTTTCGGACGAAGGTATTCCTCTACCAATTTCTTGTAATCAAAGAAAGCGAAACCGGACTTGTTTTTCTGTTGCAAAAGCCACCACCAATCCTTACCTATCTTGTTTTTGCTGAAAGCAATGCTGTATTCGTCCTTTTCCCTATCTATCTTGATACGGTTCTTTTCTCGATATTTCCCAAGCATATATTCCCTTGCAGAGAAGATATTGGAAAATCCCCTTGTTTCTTTTATATCGTCAAAAGCACCTGAATAAATAAGGTTTTCAACAGTGGACTTATTAACAGAAGAACCTTTAAAGGAATGACGGTCTACAAACTCTTCCAAAGAAAAATACTCTCCATTCTTTTCCCGTTCCTCAATGATCTGCTGTTGTGCTTTTTCTCCGACTTGTTGAGTGGCATTAAGTGCCCAGTAAACACTATTGCTCTTTTTATCACCTACGATACCAACATCAGATTTGTTGATATTGACAGGTTTGATTTCAATCCCTTCCGTTTGGTTCATCTCATTAATATAACGAGGAAAATCATCTTTACTTGCACGAGATAAGGCAACCGACCAAAACTCCAACGGATAATGTACTTTCAGCCACAAGGAATTGTAAGCGTTAATAGCGTAAGCAGCAGCGTGGGATTTATTGAACGCATACAAACCAAATTTTTTCATTTGTTCCCAAAGTGCTTCTGCATACTCCTTCGTCACTCCTTTATCTTTAAATTTGTTTACATAACCATCAACAAATTTTGGATGAATTTTTTCAACCTTATCTTTCTTTTTCTTCGCAATAGCTGCACGAGTGCCGTCCGCTTCTTCTTCTGTAAATCCAGCAAGAGTTTGAACTGCTTTGATTATCTGTTCTTGATATGTCCAGGTAGAATAAGTATCTTTCAATATTTCTTCTGCGCCAATAGGATATTCAGGTTCTTTTTCTCCATTTTTCAATGCAATATAATCCATGTGAAAACCGTTTTCCATTGGCCCAGGACGAAACAAGGAGAGTGCAGCAATCACATCATCCATATTTTTAGGCTTCATTTTCTGCGTGTAAGAAGAAAGTCCCTTTGCAGAGAATTGGAATATGTCGCTAAGCCAACCGTTTGCAAAATAGCGGTACACTTCTGGATCATCATATTCTATATCTGTATAGAGATTGATCTTCTTTCCCGTATTCTTTTCTATCAAGACAAGAATATCGGTAAATTTATCAAGCTGCTCGATTCCCAGAATATCTTCTTTCAAAAAGCCTGCCTCATCCATTTCTCCGCCTTCCCATTCGCTAACGACAAGATCGTCCACTTTTCTTACAGGACACCACTCGTACATTGTCTTTTCCTTTGGGAAAATCATCATGGCACAAGCATGAATGGAAGCTGCCTTTTGTTGCCCAAGAAGAAGGAAAACGACATTCATCATTTCGGGATATTTGTTCACGAATTGTGCTATTTCTTCCTTTCTACAGGCAAGTCTTAGAAAATCTTCCTCCGTCTTCACATCTTCTATCATTTTGGAAATTCTTCTAAGCGTAGGAATGGAAGCTCCATAAATCTTTCCTACGTCATTTATAGCTTGTTTTATCTGCAAGGTAGTGTATGTACCTACAGAACAAACCTGTGTTTCTCCAAAACGTTCTTCCATGTATTTTTTAACTGCCGGACGATACTCTCCCGGCACATCTGTATCAATGTCTAACTCTCCCCCTTGTCCGAAAACAAGGGGGTAATTAATCAGGGAGCGATCCAGACACAAATCGCTCCACTGTTATTTTTTTAAGTTCTTTAATTTTCATATTTTCTGTTCTATCTATTAAACCAATATATCGTCACCTACTTTTAAATTTTTGGTAGTAACATTGATAGGAAGAATCTTTTTAGTTCCATCTTCCAGTGTCACTTCGTAAACTTCCTGCTTTTCAAAGTGTCCCAAACGTCCTTTTGTCAAAAATCTTTCAAAAAGTAAGTTAAACTTCAAAGGATGCGTATTTATGATACCAAAAAGATAAGAAATTAGTGAACCTGATGCACTTCCACGACCGGCACCTAACAAAATGTTGTTTTCCTTACACCAATTTACAATATCTCTTAGAACCAAAAAATAATCAATAACACCACCAAATTTAATAATGGATGATTCCCTTTCAATCCGTTCTACTAATACATCTTCCGAATAGTCTTCTAAAAGTTCCGGCTTATTCTCTATGCCTTCGTAGATAAGGGAATCAAACATATCTTCGTTGGATTCATACTTTTCTTTTTCCTCTTTTGTCATTTCGTACCGAGGAAGATGCCTGCTGTCAGTAGGAATTTCAAAGTTGCAACTTTCTGCAATCATATCCATGTTTTCCCGTGCCTTTAAATAAAAGGCTTCCCCTACAGACTGATCCCCAAAAAGAGAAAGAAGCTCTTCCATATAGGTCACCTCATCCTTGAAATACTGATTGTAGGATTTATGGTTGACCTTCTTTCCTATCTTGTTTACAGTTTCCCTTAAAATGTAATATTCCGGTTCAATATAGAAGGCATCGCAAAGTGCTACAGGTTTCATTTTCGACTTGTAAAAGGCTTCAAAGTTTGTAAGGTATTCTGTATCTCTGTTGAACTTTGCATATTCCACTGTATCAGCTTGCCAAAATACGTTATGCTTGTTTCTTAAAAGAATAGGAACATCAGTATAATCAATTGTTTTTGGATCAAAAACAATAAACACATCCTCCGTATGCTCCGATATGTCTTTAGGGGTTATGAATTTCCCGGAAGAATCACAATTGATTATTTTATTGATGGCAAGAAGATGCTGCCACCCCTTTTCGTTTTGGGCATAAATTTTGTAAGTGAACGAAATGTCTTTTTTTTCATCTTTTACAGGGACTTCCAACCCAAACACAGGAATGATCCCTACAGATTTGCAAGCATTCTGAAATTTCAATGCCCCTGCAAGTGTCCCTTTTTCCACTATACCAAGACGTTCGATTCCTAAGAATTTGGATTTCTTTACCCAATCGGAGTATAGGCTTGTTCCGTTCAGAAGCTCAAACGAACCATGTACACCCAAAAAATTGGAAGAAAGCCCTGTCACTTCGCTTTGCCCTCTCCATTTTACACGATTCAGCTTAGGGTCACGTTCCTGTCCTTTCTCTATAGTGTACCATACGCCACCAAAACGAAAGACATATCCATCGTATTCGGTAGTTTCATTATCCCACCGGAAGTCTTCATCAAAGAAATATCCATCGTCATTCGAAGAAAAAAGCTCATATGTCTTTCCATCAAATGACACAGTATAGTTTTCCCTGTCAGAAGTGTATTGTATTGTATTGGAAGAAAGATATTCTTCCAACTCGTTAAACAGATTTTCCATATTTCTTCTTTTCGTTTTTCTACCGGCAAATATACAACTACCGCATACAATAATTGAAGTTTTGCCGATTTTAACAATGAATTTAACGTAAATTCATTCTTGTAGAAAGTACACCCTTTATGAACCTTACCCTATTAAAAGGAGTGTCATTTGGTATTACTTCGTAAGGCAACCTCTTGTCTATTAAAAATCTCCTTATCTCACTGTCCCATTTTCTTCTCCTGTTTTCATCGCTCAATCTTTCTCCATCACTTTCAACATTCCAATAGATAGGAAAATAAAAGATAACGGGAAGATAATATTCATTAAGACTTATCAAGTCTGACTGCCGCCTTAATTCATTATCTAACGAAATCGAATAGGGGAGTGTCCTTGTGAAAGTATGAACATCAATAACGCTTCTATCGGAAATATAGTTTTCACCGTGCAGCACTTCAAGATACTTGTCAAATATCGCCCTTTGACTGGGGACAGAATTAAAGGAAGGGTCTATTTCCCCTTCCTTTACAAGTTGTCTTGATATGCTGCCTATTTTGGCGAATCTGGCAAACGACCTATCCTTTTCGATAAGATCAAAAACAGATGTCTTTCCAACGCAAGAAGCTCCTAAAAAAGTAACAGCACGTACCATAATCGTTACCGGTTGTCACCGTCCCCATGTATTTTATTCTCGGCTTTTCTTTTAGCCAACTTTTCCACATTCCCCTTTGCAATAGACATTAAAGAATAGTCACCTTTGTCTCCTTCAATGTAAATGGCAAGGTTCTGCAAGCCTTGTAAAATTTGTTCCAAAGCCTTGTGACACGCCTCTTTTCTTTTTTTCGAGAATCCAGCTTTGTAATTATCATCCCGGAAGAATTTCTTTACATGTCCGCTGATAATGCCTACTTGTTGTAGCAAATAAGAAGGGCTTAAACGATAAACATCCTCGTCATTCAGTTTTAAAATGATTTCGGGAAATTCCAATTCCGGCAAATCAAGTTCCTGTCTTATCATGGCAACATACCAAAGGACATCTCCTATTTCCTTTATAATTTCCTTTGCTTCGGCTGCGCAATCTACTTTTTCATAAACTTCTGCCAGTTCATCGGTAAGACCCATTGTCACATACGGAATAGCTACCTCTTTTGGATAGCAAGCTGTTGAAGCTGCGTGAGCTTCATACTCTTTAAAATTCATAGTTCGAAATAATTTATTGATTTATAATAATTTACCATCAAAACACATCACAAGTTTCTGTATCTTGATTTCTGAATATTTTACATTTTTCTTCTTTTTGCCTATCTGAATGCAAACCGTCTGATCCTTCATGTTGTTTCCCAATACAGAATATTCATTGTCTTTATAAATGACAACCTGATTCTTCCCAAGCAAATGAACAACATCCCAATACCACTGTGAAGCACGCTTTTTATTATCATTACTATACTGGAAATTGGGAAGTCCGAAAGGATTCAAGAACTCGTTCTCATAAAAGTTCAAAAACTCTTCCGTTGACATAAAAATAGAAGATTTGAAGTGACGTTTGGAAAGAAGCTCTATCCTTTCCTTTTTGAACTCTGCTATATCAGAAGCCATCTTGACAAATTCAGGACGATCAAAAATAAGGCTTCTTACTTTGTTTGTAAGGTATTCCAGTTGAAGTACCTTCAAATATTCGTCTACCGACAATTCTCTGCTTTTTTCCATGATGATATATGATTTTCGACAAAGTTAATTCTTACTACCACAACTTTTTAATTTTAGATACATAAAAATTAATAGGATCATAGAGATTGCTTAGCACATCGTCCAAATAATCTATATCCATATCTCCTGGATCAACCCCTGGCTTATAAAGATAGGCTATCTTTGTGTTGAATTTCTTTCCCAACATAAGTCCTGCGCTTTTCGATTCTTCCACAGTTGCATCATCATACATAAGGATCACATTCTTGATACCTTTTCTTTCCAAGTAGGAGATTTGTTCCTTGCTGATGCTATTTCCAAACGTAAAAACACATTTCAAACTGTTGCAATCCCAAAGCTGCAAAAGATTGTCTATTCCTACCTTGTCAAACAACCCTTCCACTATGATAACATCTTTGACCGAAGAAGAAAGCTCGTCAAAGCCTCCCAGTATCTTCGTGAAGTTCGTTCCTATGCTGTTTTCGTATCTTAAATGAGGCTTAGTTCCTGTTTCCTTTGCCCTTTCCAAATCCTTTTTATGCCATTCTTTAGAATACCTACTCCTTCCAAGCCATCCTACCAGCTTACCATCCATCTTCACTTTGAAAATGATATAGTTTCGCAAGTTCTTTTCAAGAACGGAATTTGTTTCGGAAGGCTCAAAAAGATCGTAATGGCATTTCTTAAAACCCCTTCCATCAAGATAACTGTCTGATAATATTCTTTTAAGACGGAAAGGAAGTTTCGGAATAGGAAGTTCTTCTTCCTCGTTTTCCTCTTTCTCATCTTTCAAAGGAGTAAGTTTTGTGCTTATGGAATTTTGATATTCCATCCGTATAAGGTCTTTTCTTCCTACCTTTTCCAGAAAATCCTTGAAAGATGTTTTTGTTCCACATTTCCAGCAATGGAAAACTCCCCCGTGCACATTTATCTTGACACCCCATTTCTTTTCCTTTCCACAATAAGGACAAGGCATCTCTTTATTTGAAAGCCACCCTTGCGAACCGAATATTCTAAGTCCGAACACAGCCTTTACTTCTTCTTCGTCAATCCGTATCACATCACTAAAATTTTAGGTTATTCTTTTTAAATGCTTTCCATCTTTTGTTCGTCAGACTTTTTCTTCCTTGCCGTCTTTTTCGCTTCCTTCCTTTCAGATATTTGGTTGTACATCTCCATTGTCCGTCCCCTGTGATAGAACCTGCGCTTGTCATAATTGGTGGCAATCGTTATCACTTCTTGACTTTCTTTGTAGTCACGCAATTTGTCCACATAAATACGTGCCGTGCCGTTGGACTTTTCCTCTATTGTCATATTTAACGTGAACACAAAGGAAAAAGGTTTTACAAGTGTCTTGTCTCCTTCCGTATAGGAACGGTCTATTACTTTGTCAGGATTGTTCCATACTTCAAAAGGCACATCACTTGTTTGTGTTGCTGTGATAATAGGAGCTTCAATCTCGTCGGCAAGGTTCTTTAGAAGCTGCGCACAAGTCTGTAGCTTTTCTTTCTTATGATCGGGATCACTGTCTATCTTTTTGGAAATGCCGGTCTTTACCAAATCCAATGAATCCAAAACTACCAACCCAGGAAAACGCCCGTGTGTATTGAAATAGTCGTAGCATAGCTGCCTTACATCGCTCATAGAAGCCTGTCCGAACTTCTTGAAACCGTACACCTCTATATCTGAACCGGCTTCTTTAATTTCTTCAATCGCCTTTTCGATCTTTTTCTTATCGTTGGGATCAATGTTGCCTGACTTGATATTGGAATAGGACTGGTTTGACCAAAGCTGATCATATATCTGCATACAGGCTTTAACGCCACCTTCCAATTGAATATGAAGAACCGGGACACCTCTAAGGGCAGCAGAATAGCCGTGCCATTTTAATACAGTCGTGTTGTGAGTAACGATAAAATCATTTGTAAGAAAAAGTCCTTCTTTTCCTGACACTTTTATGCACTGCATTTCTTTTATGCCAATATATTCAACGGACACAATTCTTCTTTCAACAAAATTCTTTTTCTTAGGATTTATCTCTCTTTCGTGTTTCCTTGAAAGATGAAATAAATCTAATCCTTTAGGAGGGGTGATTCTCAATCTATATCTGTATTTACAAATAACCCTTTCTCCTTTTTTGTTTACATAAGAAGCTCTTTTTGGTTCTGATATTTTACACAAACATCCTAATGACCTTGCAATAAAAGTAGCGTCTTCTATTAATTGTTTAGAAGATAGAGAAAGTTCTATTTGTCCTGTTTTTTCAACATACCCGTCTGTATCTAAAAGCCCTCTAAGAACCTCTAATCGAACATTCTTATTGTTGAAAATATAATCTTTTGGAATAAACTTTTCGTGAGAAAGTTTCCCAAAAAGTCCGTATTTTTTTAAGTAATAATGAAAATTATGTTCACTTTCCCCTTTATTAATCCTATACGCATACCTTGCTACATATTTAAGGTATATCTGTTCTGGGAACTTCAATTTTTCCATAATTTCATTGTCTGGCAACGTTACAGTTAAATTACCAGCTTTATCAGAAAAACTTCCATCGCCTAATAAAACGCCTAACGTATAAGGATCAATAAAAACTTCTTTTTCTCCTAAATCAACGCCTTCCACCAATGGTATAGAAAAACGAGGACGCGGATAAGAACCGTATCTTACAATATTGTTTTTAGTAAGATATTTTTGTCCGTTATGGTGTCCGCCAAATTTAATTCCTTTCTCCATCATTTCCGACAAAGGCATAGTTTCATAACCTTTTGAGTTGTGATAATTATCCCATATCGTCCAAAGATGATCTTTGCTACAATCAACAAAACTTCCATCTGCAAAAGTTACTCGATACGCTTTCTTTCTTCCTTGAGGATATACGCCAACTATTGTTTGAGTACCGCCTTTTCTATCACAAATAATATCCCCTACCTTAGCATCTTTCATCAAAATATAACCAGTAGGAGTGAGAATTTTGCTGTCCAAAGTCAACGCTTTACCCGTACCACTGCGAGCAATCCAAAGCGTTGTGTCCCCTATTTCCATGCCACCGAAAGATACATCGTCCAACCTGTCGATTCCAAAAGGAATTTTTACTGGCTTTTCCGTTATCGTAGCAGCTTCCATGCGTCTTTCAATCATACGTTGCTGGAAACCCCCGAAAACAGACTGAAAACCCCCTGATTTGGAACGAAAAGACATCTCCACAATCCTTTGCGATTCTTCCGCGTTCACACGGATAGCTTCTTCCTTCTTTCCTTCTTCGTAAAGGTCATGTACCCTTTTGGAAAGAAGTTCGAACTCCGTCTCTTTCACAAACGATTGAAGTTGGTCTATTGCTATTTCTCTGTCTATCAGATTGGCTTTCTTTATTTCCTTTGCAGCATCCAACACAAAGTCATTATCAGAAAATTTTTGACAGATAGCACCAAGCGCGGGAAGCTTCCCCTTTTCTCTATATTGATCGACAGCTTCTCTTAGTATGAATTTGTATCCAGACCATTCTTTAGGGATCAATTCATATTTCAGATGCTCCGATGCTATGCACATTATGACTTCATCCGAAAACATCAATTTAAATATTTCGGACATAAAGCCAGGATTCAATTTATTCACGATACCAAATTTTAAACCAGATTAATGCTAAAACCACTGCTTTCACCTTCCTCACGTAAGGTATTTATTGCAAACCAGCTTGAGAGGCATAGATCGTCATGTCCTGAACTTGCTTCCAGTTTTCCTTTATCGCTTCTAAAAGTGATAGAAGAAAATTCACTAAACATCAATTCCACCTTTTCCCTTGTCTCGCCCTCCTTATAAGGCGTTCTGATTTGTCCTCTTTCAAACATAGCAGACAAAGACGGAAGTCCGGTGTACAAGTCCTTCTTGTTTCCCTCCGTAGTGGTAAATTGTTCGATATTGGTAAGTCCTCTTTCTCTTGCAAGTGCTGACAATATCCCTTGGAATCCGTTAGCCTCGCACACGATCTTGTCAGGCTTATACAGACGATTGAAAAGAACAATCTTGTCCACCTGCTCATTGTGAGACATACCTTTTGCCCTGAAATAATTCACAAGATGGTAATTACCAGAAAAGTCAACTCCCCAAACGGAATAGACGGTGTAGTCAGCACCAATATTACCGGAAACAGCAAAGTCGCATCCCACTACCACCCTTTGAAGTTCGAACGGATAAAACTCTATGCTGTCCGCAAAGGAAACCTTATCCATGCCGGTAGTTGCCCTTCTAAGATATTCATATGGGAAAATAGTTGAGTTGTCCGAAATAGGAATCACAAGGTACTCTCGTGCAAACACAATAGAACCAAGTTCTGTCCTTTTCCTTTTTATATCTTCAAACATATACCTGTCAGGAGCAAGAGGTCGTCCGTCCGGGAATATGATAGGATATTCAAACAGATAAAAACGCTTATCTCCCTTAATGACATTGTACAATTCGTTAGGAGCAGTAGAATAAGGCGTACCTGACACAATCAGATATCCGTAAGGCTCAACAATAGGAGTAATAGTCCCTCTAAATGTTTCCTTTAGCTTTTCTCTTTGCTCATCACTGTAAAGAGAACTTTCATCTGGCATATCATCTATGATTGCTGCTCCAACGTGCAAACCACGAATAAAACCATCCTTACCACGAACATGAAGAATCGCACCATTTTCACCTTCTATTGCCGTTTCTCCAAGTTTAGCCTTGCCGTTCGGATCAAGTTTTTCCTTCAATATATCATTGGTGGATATTTCCTCTATAATCTTGTTCACATGCACTTTTGCAAGTGTCATTGTATTTGTGATCATAGCGGTTTCTTTCCGGTTCTTGTTGTCTATCGTATCCCCTCCATACAACATAGGACGTGTATAGGAGTATAACCTCCATAAAGGGAACGCATAGCACCACTCGAAGCTGTTGTGCATTACTGTGCCGTCAGCGAGCAAAAACTTATGATCTCCGTCACAAGCAAAACCGTAATACTCACCTTCATCCAGTAAGGTTATAAAGATTTCCGTTTTCTTGAATTTCCCATCTCTTGAAACTCTGTAACCTTCATATTTAGTGCCTCTCCTTTGGTTCATTTCGGCGATTTCAACAGGAATGTAAGTACCGTCAGCAAGACAAAGGATGTGTCCTTCGCTTACTATATAGCTATCTCCGCCTTTCTGTCTTACTTCGTACATATAGGTTTCTCCGTGATGCAGTTCCAAGACATTGCGACATTTCAAGTCTTGTCCCATCACCTTGTCACCTACTCTTATATCCTGGACTTTTTTTAACGAACCATCTGCCATAACTATCAAAGTATCAGGAGAAACGCACTTTCCACTACTTCGCGAACACAAATAACTACTCCAAGGAAATAGCTGCGTAAGATTCCCCCATTCCAAGTTTCGCCATCCCATATTGAAATTAGAAAGGACTGTCGCCTTGAAATAATTAAAAGACAGAATCCTTAGATTTTCATCCATTGAAGCAAACAGATTGTCCACATACCCCAGCTTTTCCGTGTCAAGCGAACGTCCAAAATTCATGGCATACTCGGTCTGATTGATTATAGTGTCTAACATTTTATCCAAATCCTTTCTGCTGCCACCAGAAAACAAGGATCGCACAGTAGTGGAAGGAAGTCGGTCTATAATATCGTCCACCGTTGCAAACAACCTTTTTGACTGTAGCTCGGTAAGTATTCCTCCTTTTGAATTATATATGACTGCCATTTCTACAAAGCAAATTTTTCTCGAAAGGGATTTCGCGCAGATGAAGTTCCACCGTCAGATACACCTTCTCCCCTTAACTTTTTTACAAAATTAATCATAAGTAGTGCGTTGGCATAGGTATCATCACCTGCACGATGAGCGTTCACCAAATCAATGCCCTCTTTTTCACAAACAGTATGAAGTTGGTAATTCTCTATTTCCGGGTAAGACATGTGTGCCATTTGCATTGTATCGATAGAAAACTTTACATACTTCTTTAAATCGTCCCCCATGAACTTGAAGAAGTTCTCCAAAAAGGCATTATCAAACCCTACTATGTTATGACCGCATAATGTACACATTTGTCTGGGATTCTTGTACTTCTTAAAAAGTGCCTGGCATTTCTTGAATATATCCTTCAAAGGAATAGCCTTTTCCTTTTGGATTGTTTCTGTTATCCCGTGTATCGCTTCTGCTTCCGAAGAATAGATAAGACCTTCTTTGTAATCACGCGGGAATATCATAGACAGTTCGTCGCAAACTTCCAATTTCTCCATATCTATTACAACAAAAGCCAATTCTATTAATGCTATGGCGTCAAAAGCCGGTTTTTCTGCGGAAGGAATTGATCCTGTCTCGCAGTCATAGCATATTATATATTTACTTGAACTTTTCATCTCTACATCAGGTAACTATATATTAGTTTATACTAACACATATTAGTTAATAAATTTCTTAACTGGGTTATACTCAAACCCTGTATAGGGTGGCATTACTGCATCCCCTTTTACTTTTCTCATGATGTTATAACTTCCGTTGACATCAGCATTAAGTAAGATCCCATCTTTTGTTTTAAAAAGTCCTCTTTTTACTCTTTTACCAACGTAAGTATCATGATGTTCCACAGATTCTAAATCAAAAGAACTGCATTTTGACGTATGAGATTCGTTTACTTCAACAAATCTTAGCCCTTGTCTTTCTGATTTATACCTTAACATTGATATGAACATATCGAAAGGAATTGAAACAAAATTCTGATTGTTTCTTTTCCCAAGATTGGATTCTTGCTTCCATCCGTCATTATGTCCGACTATCAATGTTGTTATATTATCTTCCAAACAAGTATTGATTATTTCTTTACTTGCCTTGTGAAGATAATCCTTTGCTTTGTTGTTTCTCTTTCTTGTAAGAGACATTAACCGTCTTGAATTTTCTTTTCCATTTACTTTTTTTAATTGTTGTTGAATTTTCGATCTTTTCTTGTTGTAATACTGATTGATGGATTTTAATTTCCTTCCATCAATCAAAACAGGTTTATTGTTTGTATTAGTTACAATAGAAGCTAAATTGTTTACACCTAAATCAATAGACATGACCCTATTGTTATCGGGAAGCTGTTCTTTTACAGAAGATTCATAAACAACTTCTATAGAATAACAATCTGCTTTAGGAATAAACCGAACTTGTTTTACAGAACCTTCTTTGCAATTCGTTTTCAAAGGTGACAGCCCTTCTTTCTTTGGAAAGAAAATGAAGTTTCCTTTGTGTTTAAACTGAGCATAAGAATAAGAAAATACATTTCTACCTTTTGTTTTATGTTTATATCTCGGAAACTTAGGACAACCGGTAAACTTTTTGTTATCCCGTTTCCAAGACTTGATAGCAGAAAAATAAGATTTTAGGTTCTTGTCTAAAGCCATAAGAACTTGTTGAGAAGAATTTGCACTCATTGCTCTATAGTCTATATTATCCTGTTTTCTAAACATACTATCAAGATCAGTATATCTTATCCACTTTCCCGTACTAAGAAACTCTTTCTTTATTGTATATAAAGCAGCATTATACAAGTTCTTAGACAAGAAACAAATTCGATCTAAATCTTTGTATCTCTTATCATTTACAGAAATAATATGTTGTTCTACCAAATACATAGTGCAAATTTAAATAGAATATTTGAAATTTCCTATTTAAAATCTACAACTTTAAATATTTCTGTAAACTGGTATATAGTTACATCATTATTTGTTTCCCGTAAACTCTTGCTATTTCAAACTCTGCCATACAACCTTTTGATGTTGCCCAATCAAAAACAAAATAAACGGCATCACACTCTAAAAGAGCTTTAATGCTCTCTCCCATGTAATAGGAATAGGGTTTATCCGGTTCACTGCAATCGTCAAAAGGTGTTATCACTTCATATCCCTTTTCTTCGATCCATTTCTTGACTTGATTTGCATATTTCTTTGTTTCTTCCAAATCATGCCCTGTTATAGGCAAGCTAACATACACTTTTGTTTTCATCTTCTAAATTTTTGTCTATTTGTATCTCTTACAAGCTGCCAAAGTCTTACATTTCCTCCTTCCGGTACACATGGATCGATATACAGATTTCCTCCACCTATATAAGCAGGAACATTCCCTGTCGTGCTATAAGCTCTAATATCCCACAGAGTGAATTTCTTGCCATTTCTTTTCGAGAAATGTTGATTGAAATACTCTGTCATCCCTGTAAGATTCAAATTTTTTGTTAATATTTCCACACTCTATCAGTTTAAAACTAATTTCAGTCTATCAAAATCACGAGAACAATCATCCTCGTTTTCATATCGTATATGGATATTTTTATAGGGGTTGTCTTTTAAATTGACAGCATCCGGCATTTCATTTATGATTATTTCCGGTATCCCCTCATCCGTATATTTCATTTCAGCAGAGACTATGTATATCCTTGTAAGCGCCAGTTTCCCGTTTGAAAAGACAAACAGTCTCTCTTTCTTGAAATAGTTCTTTTCGCTCCATTTTGTGTATTCTTCTATGAAATCCGCTACACTTGTGTCACTTGGAAGAGCAATCACCTTCTCCAGTTTCTCTTTGAAAACGTTCATTTTCATATCCCCAAGCAATTCGGAAATAGAAGTAAGAAGCAATTCCATGTTTTCATTCAATCGCATTTCCATCCCCCCCCTATTTCAATTAATGTGTTCCATTCTCTAAGAACGAATCGGTTTCTGCCATTCTCTGCTTCTACCACTAACATCGTCCCATCTTCCACAGGGTAGGAATCAATCACTTCCCCTTCGAAGTAGTTTCCTTCTTCTGTCCAACGCACTTTCATGGCATCAAAATTTATAAATTGCACATTTCGCTTTTAACTTTCTTGATATATTTCTTCGAAACCTTTCCTCTATGAAGAACAATCGCCCTATCAATATCCTTAGATGGATTGTAGTGTTGTTGATAGATTTCAAACATCTCTCTTGCTTTAGTAGGATTGAGCCTATCGTTATAGGAATAAGCTCTCTTTCCTTTGATACGGTTCACTTCATCCACATAAATTTTCAACATTTGAAATCTGCCGGAAGCTGAACTTTTAGGATTTCTTGCACTATCGTCACAGCCTGATTCAACCATGCAAATAGCATGAACCAATCTTTCCCAAACCACCCTGTCCATCGCGTCTTTCTTGTCACTAATAGTAGGAACTCTAGCATCAGAAACAAGTAACGGAAACAAAGATAATATTGACACGACAATTATTCTTCTCATAAAATTTCCCTTTCTCCAAATTCATGTAACCTATGACAAGCGGAGCAAAGAAGTTCAATGTTATCTTTGTCCATTTTCAAGTCCGGTCTCGCTCCGCGTGATCGTATGTGTGAAAAGAAAATGGCTTTTGGTTCATCTCCCAAAGGCTTTCCACATTTCGCGCATACATGTTCTCTTTCTCCCCATATTTCCATGAATAGGGTTTTAAGATCACCTCTCCTTTCTTTCCCTATTTTCTTGTCACATTCTTTACAGAGCCACTTCATCCTATTGTAGATGTAATGATTTTCACCACATCTTTTACAAGGACGATATTTGTATTTCTCCTTCTTTTTCAGCACGTTACTCAAACTTATAGCTTTTAATTCTTTCAATCTGATTTTCAAGATACTGAACTCTCTTATCAACCGTTGCGTTAATAGCTTTCTTTGCTTCTTCTTTTGTGAAAAACACATCTCTGCCAATTTTAGCCATTTCACGTTCTCCTTCCGGGATGATATACTCCAGACCTCTGAAAGTAGTTGTTTCCCATTTTTTTACTTCTTTAATTTCACCTGTCATAAGTGCTGAACGCACGTCATACATTACTTTTTCTTCCATAACAATTTAAACTTTGTATTCTGTTAAACCTATCTATTAATTCACACACATAGTCCATCTTTTTCTCACTTTCCTTACTCGAAAGATAGATAAACCCGAAACTCCTTACAAACTTAGGGTTTCCAAACCATCCGTACCTTACGATCAAAAGCTCTGCTCTTTTCGTATCGTAAAAACAAGGGACAATTTTAACTTCAAGTTCCTTTCTTCTTTTTCTCATCTGTCCTTATATTTTTCTTCACACAATTTTATATACCTGCATCCTTTGCATTTCTTTTCATGATACAAAAACCCATCATAGCTTTCACAAAGGATGTATCCTCTCGGAGAATCAAAATAAAGCTGTCTTTCTTTATCCAAATAGGAATCAGACAAGGCTTCTTCTTTCTGGATAGGGTTTCTAAGGTCGTATTCCATAACGAATTTAGAGGTAAACCACATATCCTTTTGTGTTCGTTTTCTCCATCTTTCAATAGCTGCTTTCCCTATCACATTAGGAAGAGGAATAATACTCAATTTCGACACCGACAAAATAAAAACCTGCCTATTAAATTGAAAAGTAAGATAGTTCCAAAGATTCCCCACTATTTCATTTTCAAGAAAATCTTTTATCCTTTCCCTGTCCTTTCTTTTTGCATGAAACTCATACTTCGGGTTGTTTGTCAGTTTCCCCTGTAAGTATTCATAAATCGTTTCAAATTCTTCTCGTCTTGTCATTGCTGTCGAAATTAGATTATAAAATCATTGCATACAAAAGTTGTATATTTTAAGTGATAAAAGAAGGGGAAGTTTTTGTTCCCCTGTCTCGCTGACAAAACTACAACTTTTGTAACTATTCCCAAACCAAATTAATGTTAAAAATCTCATCGGTCTCTTTTTCAACCTTCTTATAGCGGTTCTGCGTGTTCATATCTCTCTCTGCCACAAGATCATAGTCATTTTTTATAATTTTCTTATCAAGCGACCGACAGAACCACAAACAGATTTCATCCCCAGCTTCCATATCACCAAGCGATACCGGTTCTTCCTCTTTTGCTTCATAAAATTGAATCCAATAAGGTTTTTCGTTCATGGAAGATGTGCGCGAAGTAACCGGATTTTCTTCTTCATCCTTTCCCATCCCTATAGCTCCTACCGTGATTGTCCCGTAGGGGTTATCCGTTACAGAAGAAAACCATAATTCGACATTTTTAAGCGTTTCTGTGCCCTCATTTTTCAAAACAAGAGCAACGTATTGGCTATGAGGATTTGAAGCCAAATTAAGGCTTATTTCATCAAATAAATTGCCAAATACATCATTAGGCACAAGAGTGGAAGATTTATATCCACCCAACGAATCTGAAACTTTGGACTGCGGACTGTTATATCCCGAACTGACCGTATAATAAAACCGTAACATAAGCCTTAACTTTTAGAAGTTGACATGAATATATTCCCAAGCGACCAATATTCGCTTTTCACTTCATTGTAAACAGATACCGTGCCGCCAGAATTTTGTACACGAGCGATATAATATTCATCCACTTCTTTGTCTGGCGGAGTGCTGATGCTTACTTCTGGGACTAAAGAAATGACATAATCATCATAAGTGTACAAACCGTTTCGCTGCTCGGAAGTCAATACACCTCCCAAAGGAAGTGTCCCAAGCACAATAGCTCTTAAATTCGATTCCGCTACAAATGTAGTTGCGGATGTAAGAAGTAAGTTTTGGCTGTCAATTATGTTTACAATCTGATAAACGCCATTATTCAAAAGAACAGAACCGTCTTGTTTTTCAAACCTAATAGAAATAGGAGTTGACGAAGACTGCCCTCTCACCTTGCCTGAAAAATCAACCGAACCAGACACAATACCTTGTGAGTTTACGCTTACATATCCCTTTTCGTAATTTCTTGTTTTGTAAGCAATCTTCACCCAATAGAAATTGCTGTCGTTCGGTACAAGAATATTATCTTCTACATTGATATCTATAAAGTTCCCGGCACTGGTAAGAGCCATCCCAGGAAGTACCTTAATAGTGCCAGAGTTTGTTCCTGTTTCCACTTTAAAAGGTTCTACAAGATTTTCGTTTTCTTCCGGTTTATTGACTGTATTAGGATTGATCTTAGACGGGTCATTCGTAATCATCCCAAAAGAATAAGATGCCTGTAGCACCGCCTTCATAAGCGGTGCTGTAGCAAAGAAAGAAATCATATTTGAAAGTTCTTCTTTCTCTAAAAAAACATTTCTGCTAACATTTAACTTGCTCATTCTCAGTATATTTTAAAATTTTCAACTTATTTCCATCCACTTGGAACACCCTCGCAATTTGTGCCTGTAAAAGTCTGACTATGACTTGTTACATTATTGTTCCCAGACTCCGTTATCTTTACATAATTGGATGATCCGGAAAGAATTTGAATAACAGGGACAGTTCCAAGTTTCGAGCAACCATAAAACATTCTGTCCATATTAACCTTTCCTACACCTGCTGATGATCTATCGTATAGGGACGTGTATGAAACTGCATAGGTCTGTTCTGTTCCTAAAGAAAGATTTGTACAGTTTGCAAACATTTCAGTACAATTCAAATTACCACTGATATTCTCAAAATTGGTATCATTAAACTGATTTCCTATATCCACATTCACAGGTCGTGCAGATGTTCCTGGTTGTCCTACATAATTCCCTGTTCTTCCAAAAGAAGTGAGTGACGTGCATCCTGCAAAGCATCTCCTAAGATTAGTAAGTGTCGTAAGATCATTAAAGAACTTAGCGGGAATTTGTTTCACACCCGTGTTCTCAAACATACTTTCTGCATTCTGCAACTTTCCATTCTTCATATTAAAAGAAGATATATCAGATAAATTCCTACAATTCGCAAACATTCTTGAAGCGTTTGTTACACTTGACGGAAGTCCCTGTCCATAAGGAATAGACAAATAAGTACAATTCTCAAACAATGACTGCATATTTGTTGCCTTCGAAGAGTAAGAAAACATAGCGGTAGACCAGCCGTCGACAAGACTTGTACAACCGACAAAGCAACCAACAAAAGAAACAATGTTTGTGCAATATCTGAACCATAATACCGGAAGTTCGGTTATGGCTGTGCAGCCTTGAAATGTATATTGCATATACTGTGCATTCGTTGAATTGCTAAATGGAGAACTTGTAGCTGATTGACCTCCTGTATTTTTCAAAGCCGTACATTCAAGAAATACAGCATGGAAATCTTCTGCGCCACCTCCCCTTCCAAAAGTACCATTGCCAACGCATGAAGTCAAACTCTTACAACTTCTAAACAAGGAAGAATGATAAACACATGAAGTAGGAACAAGTTGACCACTCGGGAGACTTGTAACCCCACTGCTCCAGAAAGCACCCGCACAAGAATTACCTGTCATTTTGGTAAACAAACCAGAAGGAATAGACCTAAGACTTGTGCAATCTCTAAACCAACAGATAACACCCCCTGAAATAGAAGGAATTGTGTTTGTTGCAATCGATGAAAGACTTGTACATCCTCTAAAGGCAGAATGGTTGCCGCCGGCATCGTCCACATTATAAGTGCCAGAACTTCCCTGAATAGAAAATGATTCGGGCCACTGTTTGATTGCAGTAGCTCTTGTATGATTTCTGAAATTGGCATACACAGTAGAAGGGTTACTTGTATTTCTACTTCCGCCTTGTACCCTTACCTCTCTCCCCACTATTTCATAAACGCCATTTGATACAGATGGCGTTTGAGGCGATCCGCTATAAGAAACGATAAGAGCTTTCCAAAGATAAAGGTAAATACTGTTCCCTCCTGCGTTCGTTGATTCATCCCCTGTCCCTACACATTCCGAATCCGTAGCGGAAGCATACACATAACCTCCAGAAGGAGAAGAAACCGTTATCCTACCACTTCCATTTGTCTGATCTGTACCACTGTAATAAGACGATCCGTCAGGCGCGGTAGTTCTTATATTCACGGAAGCATAAGGTTGCAATACATTTTCCTTTCTAAGATAAATATAAGTTGTCGTAAGCTCATAGTCAAGGGTGAAATCTATATACGTGTCAGCTCCCGATATTGCAATATTGTTTTTCGTTTGGGATTGATAATTGTCTGCCGTACAAGTGGCATTATACGACCCTGATTGTATTCCAGTAAGTGTAAGCTGTCCTTGTGAGTTGGTGTACCCACTCTTTCCTCCATAAGTTACGTAAGCTCGATTAATGTTATATCCATTTCGGGATTTCACTGTAATATGAGCACTGTAAGTCTTGTTAGAAACACCTACCCTTTGTTGTGGCATTGATTCCTGATTAACTGTGACAGAACCTTCCGTAGGCTGATAGTCATAAACGGAAACTTCATATCTGTAAGTTTTCCCCATCTGCATCATAAAGGTCGTTGTACCGTCCGACCCTGTATTTTGCGTACTAAGTCCTTCTGGTTTTACAGAAGCTCCTGAAACTGGAAGCCCTGTATCGGAATTATAAACATAGAACTGCACTCTCGTTTCTTTTCTTGGCATTGCAACATTCACCGTCTTTGGAAGGTCATTTGGTTGCACAACCCCTGTCTGGTTACTGAAATATTGCTTCGAAGCCACCCAATCATAACGCATTCTCGGAACAGAGAATTTGCTCTGTCCGTTATTAGTCAGACCTGTTTGTTCTCCTGCACCTCCTTGATTAAGCGTTATCCTTGTACCGTTGGAAATGATACCGTTATCCTCTGTTACAACAAATGTAAGATCATACAAGGTTTGATCCATATAGATGCTCACCACTTGATCATTTCCATTTACAGTAAATTGCTGCTCTCTGTCCTCATATTCCTCATAGGATGCTATGACAGTGTATTGTCCATTGGGAAGTTCCAACACAACACCAGAAGAATCTTCCTGCACAAAATCCTTATCGTTTACTTTCACTTTCGCACCTTCAACGACTGTTCCTCCTGCGCCATACACCTTGATAGTAGTCTTATAGGTAAGCTGTTTCAAGTCTATCGTAAGGTTCGAATTATTATAAAACTCATAGTTTTCCACATATACCCGTTGATGATTGTTGTCGTAAAATACATCATAAGAATATTTTCCACCCAACACTCCTTCAAAAACAGCCTGCCCATTGTCAGAAGTCTGTTTTGTCAAACCTGCAAATCTTACGGTAGCTCCATTTAAAGGCTTTTTCTCTCCTGTAAAAGTGTTGTAGTCATTCACAGCAAACGTCATGCCAAAAGTAGGCATAGGATTGAAATTCACTTGTATATCCTTATTACTGTCCACAACAACATCCCCATTTACAGGAATCCAGTTTTGCTTTTCAACAAGATAAGTGTAATCACCTCCCAATATATTCGTGAATGTCACTTTCCCATTCGTGCCCGTTCTTTTGCTTTCCGAATAAGCGACAGTATCCTCTGTTGCCAGTCTGTCCTTTGCGGTAAGTGTCACATTTGCACCTTCCACTGCGCCAGTAGATGAATTTGTCACCGTAAATGTAATCGTATATCTTGGTATCAATATAAGCGTTACAGGTTCGGATTGATCGTCTTGTACATTGATGTTCTTCCTTATGGTATAATAATCCGTCTTGCTTACAGTATAAGGGTATAAGCCAGGAAAAGCCATAAATATGGCATTACCAGAAGAATCCGTATGTTTAAATTCACCATTAAAAGTAACAAGGGCATTTTGTATAGGTCTTTCATTTTCGTCCTTTACAACGAACGTGACTTTTCTTTCATACACATCTCCTTGCATTTGAATATATTCCACCTGCGTTTCTTCATCGTCTTCCAATACCTGAAACAATCTATCTTCTATATTCATGAACAAAGACTTCTCCACATCAATAGAATAATCACCAGGATAAAGTACAATAGATGCTTCCCCGTTTCTGTCCGTCACAAGACGTTTGTCTAAAATGGAAATAGAAGCTCCTTCTATGTAAGCTCCCCTATCCGACAATACTTTGAAAATAACATTCTTCTCTTTCAAAGGCTGAATATCCTCACTACCCATTATGTTTTTGTAGGTAACAAGGTAATCTTCTGTAAATCCTTTTACTCCTTCCTCGCTTGTAAGGGAATTATTAAGATAATAAGCAGCTATCACATCCTTTTCCCCTAAATTACCTTGATAGAATGGAAGGAAAAGTGGCTTTATCTTTATATCATAAATATACACGGAAGAGGAAGGATTTGACCTGTCTTGTGTAAGACTTAATGACAAGAATTTCATTCCGTCTTTCATTTGAAGCCCTCTCCCTTTCGGGAAATTAAGCTCTAACTGCTTCGCGTATGCCCTGTTCTTTCTCGATAGAATTGCCCGGCATTCATAATACACTCCAGCTACAGGAAGTTCCAGGATTCCTTTACTGCCGGAAACAAAATTGTTGCTCTCTGCACTTCCATAAGATTCCTTGCATATCATAGGTTGAACGGCTTCGTTAAACACTTCCACACCGAATTTCAAATTTTGGTTGCTTGCGGAAGATGTTTTAACCTTAAAAGAAATCTGATAAGAAAGATTTTCTGAAATAGGAAGGAGCTTCGTTTTGTCAATTTCAGAAGAAATACCCACCAAAGCATTTCCAACGAAAGTCATTGCCTGTATAGGAGTGCCATTGTTGTCTATATCATCCACAATAACAACACCTGTAGGGTTCACAAGTGGATAGGCATTCAAATCTTTTACGCTTTCCGTTGTCTCATACCCTTTTGTAACATTCAAAACCGTGTCTGTCCTGTTCCATGTAGGAGAGCTATGTCCCATTGTCCATCCAGTATCACGAGACATCAAAAGGGCAAATATAAACTCATCCTCCGTCTTATATCTAATAAGACGGAGAAGCTCCCCAAGTATCGCGCCTTCCTTGTTTACAATATCAAGTGTTCCTCTTTTTCTATATTCCTTCACATAATTATTGAACAGATATTTCATCTGTTCGAGTGTGTCCACTTCATCTGTCACAAGTCCTCTGTTTTCAACAAAAAGTTCAAACAGAATCTTGTTCGTATCAATCTCGTTATATTGCTTTGCATACAAGACAACAAGCGCAAAGATATGACAGACTGTTTCCCAATACGCCTTAAAATCCTCTCCGTCCTTCTTTATAAAAGTAGGAAGAATGCCGGGAGAAGATACCTTTTCAAGTACATTCTCCGCCCATTCCATTACGGCAGGGTCATTTTCTTCAAAGAACCGTTTGAACACGGTTTTATTGTAAATTTCCTGCGACATCCTTAACTTATTAATAATTAAACTTTCTCAACATATAATCCAACAAGGGCTGATAAATCATGTGTAAGAGGTTGTTCACTATTTCTTGTACATTTATATTTTATACCATTTTGGATATAGTATTTGTCTTTGAATATTTCCATAGGTGGAATGTAAACAATAGGATCATCGATAGTTCCTTTATGTTCTTCTTCTACTACTTTCCACAAGCTTGCAGTAGCCATAGAAGGTTTCCAGTTTTCCTGTGTTGTGTGCCCCTGGATACATTCCCAAAGAATATCATCAGATAAATATCTTTCTCCTACTTTAACAGTAATACCAGCAATCCATTCTAGATAACGATCTTTTACCTGTAAGGCTTCACTTGGAGTTAATTTATATGTATTTATATTCTTAGCTACTTCTTCATCAAGAATGTTTAAAGCCAATATGCGACTAAAATCTCTGTTAATTACAGGTTCTTCTCCTTCCGGATAAGTCCATTCGTCGCTTGATAAAAGGTTAATAAATTCCGGATCGCTAAACGAATATCTCGGAAAATCTTCGTCACTAAATGGTAATAGCATCTCTTCGTGCAGGATCACTTTGCTTTGATCCACACTTGTTCTCATTTCGGGCAGTATTTCAATACCGTGGGACTTTACCCATAATAAATCAACAATTGCGTACACCATAATTATTTTGCTTTTAAAGTTTGTAAATAGTTATATGCTTTGATACAGTCGTCTTTGGAGAGGAGTTGATCGTTGTAGATGCCTAAGTTTTTTAGGGCTATTTTGGTAAAATTTGATTCATAAAAACCTAAAAATAAACGTTTTGAAATATCAATATCACTTCCAATAGGATAAACTTTGTATTTATCCCATTTTTCATCATACACCCATCCATCAGAAGTCAAAGCGTTAATCTTTTTACAAGAAAAAGGATAGCTTCTTAAACCCTGTTTTAAATAAATCCTCATTCCTGTTATAGCATTATAGATGTAAATTTGATTTGCTTTCAATAATCCTGCATTATCTTTTCTATCTTCCATAAACTTCCAATCACCAACAATGGTAAATTTATCTGCGAATTGAATTGGTTTAGCACTGATTATTCCATCATCCACCCCATCAGTAATGAGGTATCCTTCGTATTCGGGGATTTGCTCAACTAAAACATCTACTTCTTGTGAAGAATTATACCATATACCATTTGTCGAAGTTGCAGCATACTGTTTTTGGAAAGTGTATGTACCATCTTCATTAACGCTAATATATTCACCGCTTTTGTTTGCATTTCCAATAAAACAACGATCACCTTCTTTCATGCCTGTGATACGTATCTTCCAATCAGCAGAATTAGATGTATTTAATAAAACCAAAGCATTACTGTTGTTCCCAGTTCCGATTATTCTAAATGAATCTTTTTTTACATCTGTGGGCTTAACTACATTATCTTTAAGATTAAATGAGTTGAAGTTATATGCATACAACCCATACCCACTCCCTTCTGCAAACCCAAAATTAGACAGCACAAGATCATTACCATTGCCCGTAATGTTGGCAATAGTAGCACGATCTTCGTCCTCATTGGTTTTGCCGGTGACAGTCCATGCCTGGTCGGGGAAGAGCCAGGGATAGGTTTTAACGAAGTAGTCTTTGATCTTGGTCAGCTCTTCTTCAGTGGCATCGTGGTCGAGAAATACAAGTTCCCAAATAGCAGCGTTAATACAAATTCCTACATTTCTTGTAGCTAATTTTCCAACATATAGCACATCTGTTCCTGTAAAATTACCAGTTATAATCGAAACACCATTATAACTTTTAGATGTCTGATAAGTAAGGATGTGTGGTGAATCCTTTTCACTCCCTATTGTTCCAAAAGACATCGGACGATTAAAATAATTGGTATTTACATTACGATATTCTAACAAGAAGGCACCATCATTGAACCAATCCTTTACATTAGATACTAATCCTGAGACTATTTCACCCCTTGTAATCCACTGTCTCAACGCCACAACCGTATATCCCTTTTCTTTAGTCAGAATAGGGAAGTTATCACAGGTACCGTAATCATCTACTCCGTCAAAAACGAGTGCACCGGGGTAGAGAGGTAGTTGTTCGATGGTGATATTGCATGATTCCTGTAATTTTAAGAACCTGAATCCGTAATAAGCTTTTTTAGCTCCAAAATCAAAACTTGGTAGATGATATATACCATCATTTTCAATTCTCATTATAACAGTTGCTTGTGTCCCATTCGAAACATATTCAATTCCTTGTCCGTCTGTTAAACCAGAAACTTTGATAGTACATGATAAAACCCTAAATCCAGTATCACTTAGTAATGATTGATAAAATAATTGAGCTAATCCATTATCCTTTATTGATCTTGCATTAAAAGACTTATAAGTCCAAGTGACATCAATTCTTGATTCTACCTTATACCATTTATTACTATTATAGTTCTCTGTATATCCACCTACCCCACTCATTCCACCCCAAGCAAAATTCTTCATCTGTAAATCATGTCCATTGCCTGTAAGGTCTTTCCATACAGGGTTCTCTGCCATCTGTTCATTAGTAAGACCTAATGCTGAATACCTTGCAATCATACCAGGTACAGATGGGAAAGGAGTTACTCCACCCCCTCCCCTAAATCTCCTAAAAGGAATTGCATTAATATTTCCTATTAAATTCATTGTCAATTCCTTTCCTTAAAAACCTATACTAAGATTGGTTGCCGTTGTCCCTTCTTTCAAAATCTTCTGAACCATGTACATGAGTGGCATTCCTATATTTGCACTCACTTCCGCTTCCGAAATGGTATATTCCATTCCACCTGAAAGGATTACCTTAATTGCCCCTTCGGAAAGAGGAATAACTACAAACGGAACTTCTTGTCCGTTTTGGTCAATCAGCACAATATCTTCTTCAATTGTGGCAAAATTCCATGCACTGCTGATTAAAGAAGGTGCTGCTTCACCATTAGTAGTTATCAGCTTATTGGAATTAGCTGTTACTGTTCTTTTAACTATATCCATGATTATGAAATTTTTAAACGTTTAAAACAAAGTATATACTTACCCACAAAAATAACCTTTCTTTTTGAGAAAATACAAAACCTACCTTCTTTTCTTTCGCCAATCCAATTACCAATTAGATACATCATACAAATACGTTTCCCTTTTGATAGTTGGAAGGGGAGGTTACGGTAAAGATACCGACAATGCTCCAAATGCGCCTGAATGGTATGGAGGTTGCATGGGTGGAGACAGTGCAATTGTTGCTTATCAGAAGAATTTTATAATAAGTCAATCTATAGACGGAATGTGGAGATATGAAACTATAGATTTCAGAAAATCAATATCAGGAAACATGGGTCTTTACGTAAAATTTGTGTGTTATGGCTCTACATATGAAGTGTTTTTGGGCGATCAAAAAAATGGACAAGAACATAGAGATACATATTGGTTTTTCAAAGTGAACGGGCAAGGAAATCTTTCGCCGTTCATTTATGGTAGAAACGAAGGAGGTCTCGCAACACCTGAATTGGTTGCAGGAGCAGGAGGAAGTAGCAGTAGCGGACAGTATAGTACATCTATTTCTGGTATGAAATACGGTGGGGTAGGTGGAGATGGAAGATATGGCAATCAAGGTCCAGAGTATAATTCAGGACTAAAAGCTGATTCTACTATCCCTGTTCAATCTATTTTTGGAGGTACAGGGTACGGAGCAGGGAGTTATTTCGCTTCAACCGACAACTGCAAAGCCGGCGGCGCGGGAGGTTATGGAGATGGAAGTATGAACGGCAGAGCTGGATATGGTGCTGGCGGAACAGCTTTCAAAATATCTTCATCTTCAACTGATTTTTATAATGAAGGCAACGGGATTGTCTGCTTGTATTATCATAACAACCCTCTGTAAACAAAAAGAAAAGGGAGAGTGAAAAATATGCTCTCCCTTAATGATTCTCAACAAGTTATATAGGTTCGTTGTGGTAGTATATACAAAATATACCTTCTCCTGGTCTTGTAATATTTCCCGCATCATCATCTGCCGGAGAAGATTCTTCTCCAGAACCATACCCAGCAATTCTTGTCTTTCCTCCGTCTGGAGAAGTGAAATAAGAATCACCATAGCCTGCGCCTCCATATGCGGATGCACCAGTTCTTTGTCCAGATAAAGTGTTCAAATACCCAGCTCCACCTTTACTTGTACCACCAAAAATAGATTGGACAGGAATAACAACTGAGGATTGAATAGGTTTAGTCACTTTTCCCAAAACAGTATCTTCATAAGAACTTTTAAATCCATATTTACCATCTCCACCTGGTGCACCGTCTGGTTGTATTCTTAGACCTGTAGAAGGATAAGTTTCTTCTTTTGCGTTTTGGCTTCCCGGACTTCCACTACAATAGAATGTACCTATCATGTGGGCAGCAAAACCACCGGAACTTTTTGCATTATATACAGAATAATTGCCCAATCTACTTCCTTGTGGCATGGGGAGATCGGCATCATTTTGAGCATTACCTTTCCCATTATAGGCTCTACATTCATAAGTTGTTATTCCTAATCTTATGGAATACTCTGTGCCTTCTGTCCAACTGCCTGTATTTGGTATAGAACTAAATGTAATTTTATTTATTTGGCCATTTGAAATATCCGACATCAATATATTAGGAATATACACAATTTGTCCAGTTGTTCCACCCATCAATACAAATTCATTCCAAGAATCCCAATACTCAAATTTTTCACCTCCCCTTCCAACTATCAAAAGGGAAACGTATTTGTATGATGTATCTAATTGGTAATTGGATTGGTCACTTGTTATCTGCACCAACTTGTTCGGTTTAGTTAGGGTGTATTCCAAATTCACACTTGTTTGATAAACCCCACTTATACTTCCTGTCGTTGAAAAATCACTGAAACCAGAAGATGTAATCTTAATCTGATAATTTCCCGCAGGAATTTTGTCAAACCGTGCCGTGTATGTTGCTGGTCCTGCCGAACCTGTATGCTTCTGCCCTTCTGAATCTGTAAATTCCACATTACCACCAGTAGGGTTTACTTTTACTTGCACCATATACAGCGGAGTAAGATTTACTTGCACCTGCATTCCTTCACTGTTCACAGTAATGCTTTGGGATGTTTCTTTGGAAAAATCCCCTTCCGGTACATACAAGATATACTGTCCGTATGCGACATTGGCGAACGTTACGGTAGTGGTTATATTTTTAGTCTGAATCACCTCTAGCCCCGTACTGTCCTTTAGTTGGATTTGGCTTGGCATACCTTGCATTTGTCCAACTCTTCTTACCTGAACATTCAGAGCACTGTATATCTTCTTTAAAGAAATATTTATCTCTTTAGAAGAAGTTACATAGTCCGAATAGACTGTGTTTTCATAGCCACTCTTTTCTACGGTAAAGATATTTGAGCCACTCTTTACCGTAAGAACAGCATTCCCTTGCGAATTTGTAACGCCCGTTACTTTTACATTCCCGTTTTCGGCTGTAACCTTTGCGCCTGAAACAGGAGAACCGCTTGATGTATTCTCCCTTACAGTTACAGTTACACTCACACCCTTTTCCAATGTAACAGAAATACTTTTTATTTCAGAAATAACACCAGTTTCTCCAGTTGCAGTCATATATCCATCGGCAGCAACTTCATAACTGAATGACTGTCCTAATGGGACATTTATTCTTGCCACGCCATCTTGTCCTGTCGTACCGGAATATATTTTCCCATCAGTTTCCGATACAGTAATCCTTGCACCCTCTAAAAAAGTTGTTCCGCTATCGCCACCATACACCAAGAAAAGCAATGTTGTAGTTGAAGAAATAAACACTTCTTGATTTACAGAGGGCAAATGAACAGACATAAAGCCTTTTTTAGGCTGCAATGGTAAAGGTGGGGTTACCACATAATCATAACTTCCATACAAAACTTTATTTTCTGGAATATCCGAACTTTTTACCTTCTTTCCGTAGAAAGAGAATGTGATATTCAAATCTTTCAAATCATCTGCGGATAATGTACCTCCGTCAAAAGATTGCACATACACTGACCAAATGGTAGGATTACCTATTGTTTTTGTATCCAACAAAAGATCAGAAAGCTGGAATCTTTGAATTACATCATTTTCCATCTCCACCGTTAAGGGAGCGTTTTGCGAGCCATAAGTTATAACTATCTTCAGATTGGACGGAACACCACTTACCTTAAAACCAAAATCCAAAGCCTTGTGATAATCCACTGTCTTTTCTGTGCCAATTTGGAAAAGACCATTCGAAAACCCTATAAGTCCGGCATCCACATTAAACAAAACATAAGTCTCTGTAGAAGCTGTCGATGTCTTAATTACACTCGTTAAAGTAAGGTTCTTTTTCGTTTTATCCCAGCTTCCCTCCCAGCCATCTATTTTATTTGAATTGTAAATTCTGGTAAGACTTTCCGTAATACCACCATTATCCTTATCCTGAACAATTGTCAATGGAGAAACAATTACACCATTGGGGAAATAGGTTTTTAATTGATCTGTTGTTACACCTTCCGATGGAACAAGATATTTTTCATCTTCTTGAAAAACAGGACAACCGGAAAAATCCGCATCGCTGTCTTGTGACCACTCAAACTCTCCACCATCAAACGTCATAATAGCAACACCACTGCTGTTTGTAGTTCCTTTATATTTATTGGAAGAGTTATTTCGATCAACCATCGTCACGACAGCGTTTTCTATTGCAGTATTTTCATCTTCAACCTTGACGGTAAACTGGACATCTGATATTTGCTTCATTTCAAAGCTAATATCAGCCTGTCCATTGCTTACCGTAAACTCGCCACTAAAATCCAAATAGCCGTCTTTTGTTGCTGTATAAGTGTAATTCCCGTTTCTGTTCTGGAATGTAGCAACACCACTCGATGCTTTGCCTGAATCAATCACCGTGCCAGGAGCTTCCTTTCTATAAATATTGATATCTGGATTTGCATAAGCAGGCGTTATCTGAAATATAATGCTATACTTCACGTAATCAGTAAGGTCAATATCAACCTGTTTCGCTTGTAATCCAACTTCAAAGCTGCCGTCCGGTACATCTATCAAATCAGAATTATTGCTTTCGTCAGTCGGGATCGAATAAGTATAGCTCCCCTCCGGTAAAGAAATAGTAGCTATTCCACTTTGATTAGTAACGATCGTTTGGGGAAGAACCCTTTGTGTCGCACTATTTACTACAATCTTAACATCTGACTTGACACTGTTACTTACTATTGTCTTAAACGTGACAATAGCTCCCCGTATCATCGTTATACTTACACTCGTTTCAGCTTCGTTTACCCTTACCGTGCCGTTCCCAGATTGATAACCTTCCTTCGAATAGGTGTATGAATGTGTACCTGTAGAAAGATTTGTTTTTGCTGTACCATCCTGTGTTGTTGTGATTGTTTCTGCGTTATCTATAACAATTTTAGCACCATCAACAAAACCTCCTTCTTCGTCTTTTACAGTAAATGTCGTTTCAAACCCAAAAACCAGTTCAACTGCTTTTTCTTGGTCGGCATCCTGTATGCTGCCTACACCTTCTTCTGGTGAGTATCCTGCAAGTAACGCACCCCAATCATAAGCACCGTTTATTACCTGTACAGGGTCAGTCGTACCATCGTCTTTTGTTTTGAGGCTTACAGTGTTCCCACTTAATATGGCTGCACCACTCACACTGACGGCTACATCCTTTAATCCTGATTTTCCTGCGGCAGTCACTTTAAAGGTAAGATTCCATATCTTCTTTAAAATCTGTGTAAACGTTTCCTCTTTTGTTACTTCAAAAGGTAGTTCTTCACCCTTATACCCTTCTTTTGAAAATGTAGCCGTGTATCGCCCTGCTTTCAATTTTAAAGTAGCTTCACCATTTGTTCCGGTAACAAGAGCTTCTTCTTTACCGGAAATCCCAATAGATACGCCTTGCAAAAGATTGGGGGAACTCATATTGTCTTTTGCAATAAACGTAATATTGTAAGACATAGGAACAAGCTGCACCAGCACATCTTTATTGCTGCCAGAAACCGATATGCTACCTTGTGTCTGTACATATCCGTCTTTTGTTACAGTGTAAGGGTAATCTCCATCAGAAAGACGAACTGTTACCAATCCACCCTGCGAAGTCTGATAGTCCTTTTCGTTGATATGAATATTAGCGTTTTCAATTGCAACACCTTCATCTGTCTGTACAGTAAATACAATATCGTATTTCTTGTACTCCATATTTACAGGGAAAGACGGAATATCCGCACTTACAACTTCCAGCTCGCCTAAATAATCGTCCATACCATTGGCAACCACCGTAAACGGATATGTACCATTTTTTAACTGCAAGGACACCTCACCATTATCCTGTGTCTGATAAGACGTTGCATTTATCTCCACTGTAGCCCCCTTAATAGGTTCTTTCAATGGATTTTTTACCGTCATTATGACATTGTAAAGTCTTGCCTTTAAACTTATTACACTACTGTTATCACTGTCAAGAACAGTAACCGAAGAACTGCCGTCATAATATCCCGACTTTGTTACGGTATAAGGATATGTCCCGTTTTGAAGGCTTGCAACAGCTTGACCTCTTTCATTTGTAGGATAAGAAGAGCCATTGATATTTACTGCTGCTCCTTGTGCCGGACTACTGTTATCACTGTTCTTGACAGTGATAACCACATTATAATGTTTCAATACAAGGGTTCTTCGAATTAATGTATCCTGTCCTTCTACGTTGAACGATCCGGTCAAATCATCATATCCCTTTTTCTGCACGGTGTAGCTGTAATTTCCACTCTTTAATTTTATAGTAGCTTGTCCAGAACCGTTTACATTCAATACTCCCGGCTGTCCTTCTATTTTGATTGTAGCTCCTTCTGCCGGATTCCCCTGATTTACCTGCGAAATATTAAATTCCACATTGTATAAAAAGAAATCCATCTCAAAGGTAACGTCCGCATTCTGGTTGTTGACCTTAATTTCCCCCTGTAAAGTATCATACCCTGTCTTTTCGATTGTTACAGGATATTCACCATTTACAAGTGGTATTTCCACCTCTCCATGCTGGCTCGTAAGATATTCTCCATTGTTCACCTTTACAATGACATTCGGTATAAGCTGATTTTCCTTATCCTTTACAATGACAGTAATCGTCCATACCTTAAATTCCAATTCAGGATATACTTCTTTATCTCTACCATCCACAACTACACTGCCGGAATACTCATCATATCCCAACTTTTCAATAGTGTAGGGATAGTTCCCGTTCCTTGCGGACAAAGAAGCCACACCTTGCAAATTGGTAGTGGTTGTTCTGTTATCCATCGTTACATTTGCATAAGGAACAACCCCTCCCTTTTCGTCCGTCATATGGAAAGTGACCGTATAAGGAGCTAAAACCATTTGTACATCAATGAAAACACTACCGTTCAACACTACAAACATTCCTTCTGCGGGGATATATCCCGAAGCGGAAACAATATATTCATACTGTCCGTTTGCAAGTTGGATAATAGCTTGTCCGTTGTCATTAGTTACAACCGCATTGTTTCCTATAGAAATATTTGCACCCTCAACAGGTCTCCCATCCGAATCTGTTACATTGAAATAAACCTCTTGATAAAGGTTAAGTGAACTGTCATTAATACCCACAAACAAATCTTCCGATTCTGCCGGATAGAATAGTGGTGAAAGGTTGCTGTCAGAATCGTACAAAACATTGCCGTCTTGATCTCGCATAACGAACCCTCTGATACGCGGTAACTGGTTTGCCGGAACTTGCTGGTCGTAATACGGAAAAAAGTATTCGTCCGGCACATATTTTACACCATCGGTCTTTTTTACAATATCCAGCAAATCGTCCCATTCTACGATTTTTCCAGGTGTCCAAAAACGAAAATCAAGATATTTAGTAAGGCTCACTTGTATGTTCTGACGCACAGTAGACACATCGTAATCCGGTTGAAGCTGAACACGGAAATCCAACCCCCTTTCTGAACCCACATAGAACCAATCAATATTCTTGATACCAATACCAACTACTTTCCCTTCAATATTCAGTTCTGAAATACCAAAATATCCTTGTGCGCTTTCAAGAAGTGTATCAAGTTCTTCTTCGGTAAAGAAAATACCGTTCTGCGAAACAACATAGAGATTATATATGCCCTTTTCGTCCAGACCGGCACTCATTACTTTTAAGACACGATCGTCTATGTTGCTAAGTGTCTGTGTCCAGTATTCTATTGTATTCTTGCTAAGGATATTCAGATTGTTCTTAATACGGATTCTAAACGTTTCATCATCCTCACTATCACGTCCTCCAATAGCATAATATTCATTCGTACATTCGATATGACCTTGTGGCTGCGGAGAAACATTAGTAATGCTATTAGGCGGTACGTTTGTGGAATACCCTGCGTTGATACTTCTTACCTTTACATATCCGTAACCACTTTCCCCTACAGTCAATGCTTCGTCAACTTGGAAACGAATACCGTTCTTGTTCACAAAAGTAACGTCAGTACCATACACAGTACCAGGATCAGCAGACACCCTTATATATGTCGAAGAACCCAAAGCACCTTTACGCGGGCTGACACCATACAAAGCAGCAGCCTTATCCAGATAAACGCCTGTAGCTGTATCTGGAAATATCTGCGCTTCCTTTATGGCAATATCCTTCATTGCCTTTTGAGCAACTTTCGCTACACCGAATGCCGTAGCATTCACAACCGAACCGTCAGCTACATTACTTACCTTGGCAGTCTTATCCAAAAACATCTCTATAAAGAGATTTTTCAAATTGGTTATCGTTGCACTTGTTTTTGTAATCATCTGAATATCAATTATATAGGAACATTTACTAAATAATCTTTCTTTGTTACCGTTTTACATTGCAAAGAAAGGAACACGGCATCTTCCTCTCTTTTTACATCCATCAACTCCACAGAGTCCCATCTTGAATCCCTTTGGAACATATTCATTACATCCTTAAAAATAGAAGGGTACTGGATTGCGTTCACCGTTGTTCCTATGAACTCATTTGCAATTCCATAATCCTTAAACTCTGGTATACAACCTTTCTGTGCTGACAAAATAGCATCAAGAGCTTGCTTTATCGCATCATCTCCCACTACTATTTTCAAATCATTATTCTCAAACACAAAATTAAGGTCTATATCTCTTCCCAATATGTTTTCTCCTACCAGCACATCCACTACCGTATCAAGATAATTTCCTCCAATGTTTCTAAGATTGACGTAGAACCTGTTCCCTCCATCTGAAAAAGAATAATCTGTTTCTTCTATATACTGCGGAATGGTAATATCCATCCAATCGTCTTCCGGGTTCTCACTATTAAGTTGTCTTGCCACATCTTCAAACCGCTCTCCCGTCCGAAGTGTCTTTTCAAGCTGTAAAGTATTGTTCTTGTCCAAAGAGGAACTGCGAAGCCACCTTGCAGAACTCTTTATAGTGGAAAGTTTGGTCTGTGTTTCAGTAAAATTATCCAAAATATCCCACATGGAAATATCATCCAAAGTGTTTTCATGTAGGATAAACAAAGGTTCAATAGTTTCTGATTCCTTTGTAAGTTCCACAAGACGTAAAAAAGAATCCTTGTCCACCTCTCCGCCGTTGCTATAGTAGTCAACAATCAAAGGATAGTCGTTGGTACAGAAATCCACAAACTTTTGAAAATAGGATTTAATGTCGTACCCTGTTATGTTATAAAATTTTTCAAACGCTTTATCCATTGCCCAACAAACCTTTTGAAAGTGAACTTGCGAACTCATTTACACCTTTTTGGATCACATTGGAAGCACATGCAGACACCAAAGAACCTTTAGCTCCCTTAGTTCCCAAAACAGCTTCCATAGGAGCAATAACAGTCATTTCAAGATTATATTCCCAAATCATGTTCTTTGATACATTTTGACTGAAAGTAATCCCTCTTGGCGGAATGGTAACCAAATAGCTTTCACCAAATGCCATGTTATAAAAATATAGCTTCATAGGGAAACCCAGACTATCCACACCGTTACTTTTGTCTATGATAGACTGCAATATTTTTATACAACCGTATCCTGTTTTTATTCCTACATCAAAAGAAGGCATTTTTAAAGAACTTGTGCTCTTACCTTGCAACTGATACAAATAGCGTTTTCCGGCAGATATACTGAAAGCTGCACCTGTCAAGGAAACACTATCAGAACCGGATAGAAGAATCTTGAATGTCCTACCGAAGTTCCCTTTTATGGATATTGACTGTGGTGTAAACACCGGAGAAGTAAGAACCGTTATGCCACCTGCCGTATTAACTACTGTAGTTCTTTTCGGTTCACTCTTGTCTATGCTTTCCGGGCTGATGGGGAAAGTAAAGACATCAATCGTATTGTCCTTAGAATCTGTCAATTCCAAAGAACACATATACACTTCAAAATCATTCGGGAATTGCGTTGCCATCATGGAACGTCCCAAATTTTTAAGCGTTGACTTTGCTGTTTTTACTACTGAATCCAAAACTGCCACGGCTATAGATATTTAAATTGTTTATCAAAAATACAAACTTTTCTTCGCAACTCCTTATCCCTGTGTTATTTTTTCATTCTCATAATCAGAAGCATTGAAAGATTGTGCCGACTGCATGGGAAAAGTTACAGGTACAGGTGCAGGACTTGGTACGCCTGCTGTTGCTCCCACAAGAAAAGAACCTGCTGGTACATTATGAGTATGAGAATTGAATGTATTTACAAACGTATTCAGCTTGCTTGTAAGATTATCCAATTCCACCAATCCTTTCAATCCACCACCATTAAACTCAATTATATCATTGTTCATTTTGAGTGTAGAAGCTCCTGTTTTCAAGTCCAATTGTTCTTTGGTTATTGTACTTTGTACATTATCCCCTATTTTGACCATAACACCTGTATTATCCACCTGTAGGGATTGCTCCATTTCTTCTGTTTTCCAATGGAAAGAAACCTTTTCCAAATCCATAGAAACACGTCTTTCTTCTTCCTCCGGTTTTTCAGGGTTTACGACTTTCGCTTCCATTTGAGTATAACTCTTTACAGAAACCATTTCTCCACCCAACACATTCACGCTTCCAGTTGATTCAACGTTTACTTCCGATTCTAAAGAACCTGTTGACCTAACGCTGACGGAAGCCTTTTCAGGGGAATTAATAGAAACCATAATTGTGTTGTCGCTCGGATTGACCACCAAAGAAGCTGTTACATTCCCTACCGTCTTTCTAAATTGAAAAGTATTTTCTTTCCACATAGGAGACTGATCGTTTCTGCAATAACTACCTATCACAATAGGGATACCGTCATACGGATTGCTTGCCAACACAACTGCCGACCCTTGCTCATTTTCTTTTGAAGGAAACTCGATATTTGCCAATACTTCGTTTGTGATATACACATCCCTAAAGAAAGCTCCACCATTGCCCATAACAGAAACGCGTCCTGTTCGCAAACAAGTTTCCACATACAAATCCCTATCCACTCCGTTAGGAATAACTATAAACCCGAATGAAATGGGTTCAGAAGAGCCGTTTAATTTTCTTGTTTTTCCTCCTGCCATGATTAGCTAAACATTTTTCTGTTAAGGAAATAATCGAATTGATCTTTATCTACTTTAGGCATGACAAGTGTTGCTATCTTTCCTGCCTCCGCCTGTTTTGCTGCATTCCTTATTTCCGTCAAATCAATCAATTTGAAATAATCCGGTTTGACATCTTTGCTTTCTTCTCCGGCATTGTCTTTCCTATCCTTTACATTCGAGAAAGAATTGGAAAGAATTGGCATATACATACCCCTTTCCACTTGTACAATCGTCTGTCTTTGTAAATTACCATCCAAAAACGAAACGTTGTTGACAACTGAAGAAACATAAAAGAACTCATTTGTCGGTTCAAAATAAATAAACGTGCCAACCTTTATTCTTCTGTCCCCGTTTATCGTGATAGTCCCTGTCCTTGTGAACGGCAAATAAGCCGTTGATTCCATAATGTAAATCAAATCATTTGTTGCTGCTGCTTGGAAATTCGCAAGAGATTGGGTTGCTTTCACTCCCTCTGTTTCCTTGTAGTTCAAATATTGATCCGTAAAGGACATTTTCTTGTTTCCAAAAACTTCTGCATACTCACTCAAATACACAATAGGAACAAAAGCAAGGCTTGTTGTGTTGTTCTGTCCTGCATGATTACTCATTACCCTTAACTGATACCAAGAATAACTTCTCGTATCATAAGACAAATCATATCCGTATGTATTTTCAGTCTTAACTGTGATGTACTGCCCGTTCTTATATGCACCCAAAATAGCATCTTTGTTGAATGGTGGTTGCCTTACAACAAGATCTATCGTGTTGACGTAAGTATCAAAATAAAACTCGACCAAAGGAAATTGACAAACTCTGTTCATGTATTCCAAAAGTGTACCGTTCGGATTGGCAATAGAAGAATCTATGAGCACTCTTTTTTCAAGCACATCTTCCACAAACACTTTGAATATTTGCCAAATACCGTTTACCGACTGTTTTTCTTTGACACCCAAGTCATAACTTTTTGTTCTTTTGTCCTGCCATGAATCGAATACATTGTTTTTCGCTACCCCTATATTAGACATCACATTCACAATAAACCAAATACATTCCCTAATAGGTTTCATTTGGTATGACCATAAAAGATTAGAGAATGCACCTGTAAGAACATTTCTTTTGAACCAAATGCTATCCTCGTTCATCTCATACCAATGAGAAAACGTATCGGTTACATTGAGTAAAGGAATGAAATAACAACCATCATCTGAAAACAATTTATTTATATCACGACCTTCTATTGTGATAGATTTAGTGTTCCCTTGCGCTTCATAAGATGTAGTGCAAGTATCCACAAACCCTATCATATCCCAAATATTGTTTCTCGCCACTTTGGAAATAGGAATTTCAAGCTCTACGCGTTTCCCTGTCTCCAGCTCTCCTTTATTTTTTTCTTTTTGCAGACGTTCAAAACGTATAAAAACAATATCGTTATTCTGAATAAACTTTTCTTGAAACGGTTTTACCTGTGCTCCCGTATTGGAAACTACATTAAACTGCTCCAAAACAGAATCCCCAAATTTGAACGAACTTCCATTAAAGTAAAACGGTGCAAGTAAAACACTGAACTCCCCTGTTTGTTTAGATTTGGTTGTAACCACTTGCAGTACATAAGGAGATAAATCAATCACTTTATCAATGGACTTTACATAAATCCATATCCTTACATTCATGGAGATAATTTTGGCATTCACACCCGTTCCATTCAAAGCAGAAGTCACATTTGTATCGGGCAAATATTCTTCATCACTTATCAGTTCTTCGTAATTATCTCCCCAATAAGCCTTAAAATTCTGCTGCGAAACAAACTGCCCTTCTTTTGCTGCTTTTACAAGAGAAATAGGTGTATCTCCTTTTGGACAGAATACAGTTGTTCCTTGTTTTATATAAGGCAACGTACCGGAATCATAATCACTTTTATATTTGTTCTGTTCTTCCTTATCGTATGTTCCCCAAATAATATCAAGGTTAGAAATACCTTTTTCGTTCTTTACCTTCATCAAATCAGAAGGTGTATATCTTTTCGTACCGGTAGGAACATATTTTTGCCATACATTTATAAAATCCTGTACGGTTGAATATTTGTATGCCGGAATAGGATAAACTGGTGGCGTACTTTGTTCTTTCTTATTTTTCTTATCCTGTGCCATAAATTATTCCCCCTTCATTTTTTCTTTTACCCAAGCAGCAGCAGTCCTTAGAAGGATTTCTGACGATAATCCCGCCAATCCCCCAAAAGCAATTTTTGAAACAGAAGAAGACGTTGCGGAATCTTTAGAAAACAAAAATTCAGATGCCTTCTTTATATCTTGCGTTAAGCCATCGTTAGCAAAATAAGTATAAATACCATTTATAGTATTCAATATCTTACCTAATCTATCCATATTCGCTTCCCCAATACCAATCATCTTATTCTCATAGGCTGACATCATCTTTTCTCCTGCCGTAACAGTTCTTTCGGCAGCAGTAGGAGCGTATCTGTTTGTCGGATCATTCTGCGCTTGGAGTGCTTGGCTTGATTCTTTGACCACCTCAAACGTTTTTTTATAATCCAGCGTTCCCGTTTCCGTAAGCGCATTAATGTCCGTATAGGTCAATTTCGTAAAAGCACCCCGCATCAAATGACGAAGTGTTTCCAGACTTCCACCCGCCATTTGCGTTAAAGCATCGAGAAAACGCTTCATTACGTTTTCATCGCCTTTCCCTTTTGTCAAATCATCCAAAGCAGCAAGAATTTCAGAAGGAGTTGTCGAACCGGTAGCTTGCTGGGCTGCTCTGAACAAAAGTGTCTGTGTCACCTCGTCTTGTGAAATTCCTTGTCCCATAAAAGCCTGCTGTACGCGCTCCAATTGCCTACCTTCCATTCCTGTCTGCAAACGAACGGCACGCATGATAGAAGCTATGCTTGCTGCATCTATTTCACCTGTACGAGAAAGAATATCATCGGCAGAACGGATAAAGGTAGTCATACTTTCATCCATTGTAGAGGCAATCTCACTAAGAGGAATTTGAAGCTGTTTCATTGTCTGCTCAAATGAACGGATAATAGCAGATGAAGAAGCTGTTTGTCCTTCCTCTGTACGGGCAAAACGCATCGCCCCTTGCATTCCCATTACAGTACGATCACTAAGTCCATATAAACGCTGTACAGCCATCAAACTTTGTGTTTCCGGTACAGGTGCAACTGTTTCTTCCTTTCCTCCTGCGGCACGGATAAGTGCAGCACGCCTTTGAATATACTCTCCTACATTCATTCCAAGAGCACCAGCAGCATAACTACCTTCTCCAAAGGCTGTGCGCATGGCTTGTCCTGCGGAAACGCCCATTGTCTGCGCATAAGGTATGGTTCTCTTTTGCGCTTCCATAGCCTTTTCAACAGATGTAGTGAAAATTCCCGTCATGACATTGGCGACCGCAGTGGTTACACCGCCTAAAAATCCCCCTACACCAGGTATCAAAGAAAGACCTTCTCCCACAATTCCGCCCAAAGAAGATATAAGTCCTCCACCCATAGCAGCAGGACTTTGGAATGTAGCTCCAACACCGGAAATCACTCTTGTGGCAATGTTAGTAGCTGTACTTCTGTCACTTCCTCTTTGTACATTTTCCCTTCTTTCTCTTGTAATAGGTGTTTCTTCTCTTGCTGGCACTGGTGATGGTGTGGGCACTGGAATAGGCCGTATTCCCGATCCACCCACAGAAGAAGTTCCTCTTTGATTGTATAGAGTTTCATCAACAGAAAAGACACCTTCTTGTATTCCCTCTAAAGCGCGTGCTCCTGCTTGCACGTTTTGAAGAATTTGCTTTGTTATATCAGACAAATCGCTATTGCCGGAAGAAATAGCTTCCACAATATCACGAAAACCTTCTTGATTGACACCAAGCAAAGCTGACAAGTCGATAGCTCTTGTTCCTCTATCTTGATAGGATTCGCCTCTTTCATCAGAAATGTCCGCTTCTGGTTGCTTTCTTCTTCTCCTTCGTGTGGGTGCTGTAGTCTCTTGTTCCTCTCCTTCCGGTTGTGGAGTAGGCTGAACAACTGGACGTGTGGGTGCTGTAGTCTGTCTACCCTTTTCAGAATTTTGCTGTCCCAAAAGGTTCAATTGTTCCCTAAGTTGGTTAAGATCGTCGTTCTGCTGGCGAATAATGTCGTTGTTGTTCTCGACTATTCTTCGCTGCATATTCTCGACATCTCTCCCGACCGACCTAAGTTGAGAGACATCCACCGACACCCTAAGTCTTTTTTCGTTATCAGCCATCTTTCTCTTTATTTTCTTTTGCCTTCTGTTCCATCTCGATCATTTTAAACATCTGATCTTCATAAAAGGCAGTATCTTGTTCCGAAATTCCACCTTCCGGTGCTTTTAGCCAATCTCCAATATTAGGAATATATTCTTGTTTTTCTTTTTCTTCTTTTTCCTGTTGCAGTTCATAAAAAACTTTGTCTTCCTCAAATTCCATAAGTTCTGCAAAGAAATCACATTTCTTATGTTCTTCTGAAAGAAACGGGATTTTATGCTTGTTCCTATACCACCTATCAATAGGAAACATATTGTCCCATCTTATGACAAAGTTTTTATATTCTTCTCGGTTCATCAGTCTACAGATGAAAGTATTTTTTCAGCTTCTTTCAAGAACGGAAATACATCTTGCATATAAATATCACAAATTTCTTTGTAATCTTTCAGTCCCAGCTCAGAGAAACTTTTTACTTTCAAGTCAGACATCAATTGCGGACATAAAACAGAAATAGCAGCTTCCACATCTATCATGTCCAAAGCACGCTGTGCTGAAATAGTTGGGTTGCCGATCATGGAATTATAACTTCCTTTACCAAGTCTCTGTTTATTTACCTCAATTTGGTAATACTGCCCTACATTAGGAAATTGAATTTCGTACTTTCTTCCTTTTACTGTAATTTCTTTCGTATTCATACTTTGTTTTGTGATTAATTTGTTGATATATGCAAAGATAGTAATAAAGCAGAGAAAGCAGAACTTTTGCTCTGCTTTCTAAGATAATGCCTCAATAAATTTCAAATGAAGTATTCTCGATTGTATTCATAGCACAATCAAAATCATCAGAAGTATCGTCTTTCTGAATTTCTTCTTCGAACTCCGACTGTAATTGTACAGGAACAGTTTTATATTTCAATTGGAATAAATCATCAAACTGTTCTTTTGTCTTAGAAATAGACATCAATGTTGTAACTTCTATAATCTGTTTCTTTAAATGCTCTCGTCCAATTTCAGGAGTTAAAGATTGATGCCATTTGTATTTCCAATTCCCCTTAGAAGTCTTTCCTGTCTTTTCTTTAATCTTATCCACAACACCTTGCGGAAGCAGTTCGTAAATATATTTGCTCGTCAATTTACCAATAAAAGAAGGTTTATTTCGAATATATTTAGGAACGAACGGCAACCCCCATAACCTATAAATATTTTTATAAAAATCATCCGTAAAAGTAAGCTGCCATTTTAATATTTCGTCAGAAATGTAAGCGTTAAGAATTTTTTGAAGCTCAAACCTCTCTCTGTCATATTGATAACCTGTAGCTTCATCGACCAAAGAAATAATACCTACTTTGGCAAAAGATCGAACCAATACTTCACATTGATCTGCAATTATCTTTTGTCTATCTGTCAATTCAATATGTTTTCTCGCTTCAAGCATCCCATCACAAATATCTACTAACACAGTAGCTTCATATCCATTAATTTTCAAAACGCCATCATAGCATTCTAAAGGTTCGAAATGGGCCGGGTCTAAGTTTCTGAAAATAAATGGTTTAAGTGTCAAATTATTTAAAATAAGCCCTATTTTTGTGCCACTATTTTTATTCTCAACTATTTTCAAAGATTGCTGAATCCCCCTACCTGAAATAACTCTCGTTCCGTTTTCCAAAACATAGCAAGGGATTGAAAAATCTCCTAACTTTAGTTCTCCCTTACATTCAATCTTATTAATCATATTATTTCTCGTTTAAATTATTTTTCAAACAAAATCTTATCCTTCTTATCATTTCCCATGCGGTACGCTGACTAACATCTATTCTATTGCATAAATCAACAGAAGTTATTTCTTTGTCCTGTAGGAATAACCACACAGCTTTAAACCACTTTATAAGTGGAGTTGATGTTCCAAAGAAAATAGTTTTTGTTTTCGCATCAAAAGTCCTGTTTGTGCTACAACAAAAATACTTTCGTCCTTTTATTTTTACCTTCGCTTCCTTATCATAAGGTGAAATAGGATAACCGTCACCCCATTTAAGAAGCTCCAAAAATCTAACACAACTTTCCTCTGTCGGAAAGGCCACATCTAAATCTTCTAAACTTTTGAATCTACTATTCATAAAAATAATTTTTAATTACGCTACAAATATAGTAAAATATTTCAACAACACAAAATAAATATAGTTTTTGCTGCAAAAAAAGTAAGGTGAGGTAAATCTCACCTTACTAAAATTATTTATTATGATTAATAGAAATATTTCGCTTCACAGCGATGAATGCAAAGGTTAATTGATATATAAATACGGAGAAAGGTAAGAACTTCGAGAATAAATCTTTGGTTCTTACCTTTAAATTATGTTAATGATAAAATATTACGTTGTAACCTATTAAAAATAAATAACTTAATATTCAGTAGTTGTAACTGGGAAAAGGTAGCGAATATTTACATTATAGCTTGCAACTCCTTGCGTTTGCAACTGCCAATTCTGATTTTCAATGAAACACGGAGTTAAAAGAGCAACCGTCTGCCCTGTCGGATCAACCTGCGTCACCATCTTACGGGCATCATCAAAGTTCTGAACCAATTTCTTATAGATCATGATAGAGAAACCTTGTTCTGCGAATGTAAGAGTGTCCAAAACTTCCTGCAAAGTTCCCAACCGATGAATCATTGCTTCTACCACCGGAGCTTTGAAAGACAAAAAGAACTGATCCACAGTTGCGGAACATCTGTAAGATACAGGTGGGATCTCCTGAATAGGCAAACTACCCAATCCCTGTACATCCACACGATTGATCTGTTCCTGTACGGTAATATTTCTGACAAAACCAGCCGTTTCATTGCCGATTTTGATATATGCCATAGGTGCGCTAAATGTCTGCATGATATTCTATATTTTTAGAATTATTATCCACGAATTAAGAAGCCTGTAAAGAACAACTTATTGATTTCATTGTTGACAACAATCTTATAAGTAACAAACCAAGCATCTTCCTGTCTTGTTACGACAACATCTTTAAAAGAAAGAAGCAAGTTATCCTGTGCTTCCGTTGCTACTCTGGATTGCAAATAAGCAACCGTCCAATCCTTCACCGCTCCGGCAGACAAAGTATTGACGTTTACACCATTTTCCTGTCCAAGCAGATCAATAGAAGCATTTACAACCAATTCCTTGTTAATCTGTGCGACAATACGCATGAACTGAATGCTGTGGCTCTGACCATTGGAGTTGAATAACACCTTGTTATCTTGCAAAGTATTCACACCCTGCAACACAACAAAATTGTTAGTGTAGTCATTGTAAACCGTCACAAGCATACCAGCATCCAAAGCCTTCGTTTTTTCAACTTCACTCAAAGTATGCTGTAATTTGTCAATACCGATCGTCTTGTTTGTAACAGGAATATAAGGCGGTTTTCCAGCTGTTCTTCCCAAGATACAACACAAATTATACATCACACCCCACCAACGTGTTTTTACACCTGTAATACCGGAAGTCATGCCTGCGCCTCCATGTACCAACTGGACAAGCTCACTATTAAAGCCTTTTGCCAAATCAAGTGATTTAGAGAAATTAGCAGCATCAGCATATCCTCCAACAAACAAGAAATGGGTGTATTTTGCCTGGCTGTTCATGTGGGCAATATACTGTTTCTGTAACGCAGAATCCGCATTTTGTCCAAACTGATCTGTAAGAGCAAAACTATAATCCAACCCTGTGATAGCAGAAAGAGCCTGTGTCATGTAATCGGCATTATAAGTTTCCGTACCGCCTTTTGCAAGTACGAATTTCTTTCCTGCAAGTGCCGTTGTTACGTCGTTTCCCACTACAGTTCCTTCACCTTCTTTCTTTGCATTGCTTGTCAATACAAACAAATTCGCAAAATTGGAGTCTGATTTAGCCCAATCAATCAAAGTCTGAATATTATTAAATTCAGGCGACTGCAATACCAAAGTAGGTGCTGCCTGATCTTCCGGTGTTTCTCCAATAGGATAACCATCCTCTGCATAACCGGTAAAAGAGCCAACGTAAAACTTCATGATCCATTTTTCAGGATCATCTTCTCCTGCCACAATAGAAACGCCATAACCAGTAATCAGATTGTCAGCTTCCGAAAGTGTACCATTTGCTCCCTTTCCTTCGTCCAAAGTTTTAACTTCAAATGTTCCGCCTGCCGTTGTTGCAAAAGTGATAGTGGCAGAAGTTGTCTGTGCAGCTCTAACAAACAAAAGCTGTGAAATACCAGTAGAGGCAGGATTTGAATAGTCCGGTGTAAAAAGTGCCTCTGCAATTTTCCAATACATACCGCCTTTCATGAAAGAACGAAACTCTGCCAAAGTATCAAATCTATATACAGAATCCAATCCCTGAAAGTTTTCCCCAGATACACCAGAGCCACCGCACCAATTTGCACCATAAACTCCTGTGTCAACTATGATGCAACGACCGTAATCAAGCGTTCTCGAAGGGCTTGTTTCTGACGTTGTGATCCGACTATAAACACCCGGAAGGGTTATTTGCTTGTTATTGAAAATAAAAGATGTGCTCATAACTTATTGATTTTCAATTAATTATCGAATTTATATGATTTTATCCCGTCTATCCTTTCTAAATAATTGGATGGTAATGTAGATCGCTTTTCCATATTTTCATCTTCCCATAATGGTTGAAGGTTTAAATAATGATTAGCAATAGACATTCCTTCTTCAAATTTGTTTTTCCAAAGGTAATCATTTTTCAATCAACGTACTATCAACTTCCTTTAATTTCCGATTCTACTCCTGGAAGTCCGTCAGTAATAGCTGGATTGCCAAGAGCAATACTATCCACTTGGTTGACCTTTCCAAAGATGATCTTTCCAAGTGAAGTTGTATCCACAAGTCCTGGAGCTATTTCTTCCGAAGATAATTCCAATCCTATGGAACGAATAAAAATAGGAGTTGGCATCAAATGGTTCTCCATCATCAGTTCTTTCATGGAAAACTCTATTTTAAGAAATTGAGAAGCCAATAAATCCCAAGAACCAAGTAAAAGCGCATACAAAACTTCCGACATCAGAATTGATTCATTCATGTTTACAGAAAAACACATAATTTCCAATCCATATTGTCTTGTATCTCTGTACATAGGAACACCGCCCATAAAAGATTCTATCTTACCTATGGAGTTGGCGATACCACTTTTCTTTCCCGGCTCACGAATCACATAAGATGGAAGTCCTGCTCTGTCCTTCGGATATTCCAGCAATACCTTTATGTTGTTAGGGTTTGTTTCTTTACGCAAAAACAAATTCTTTGCCTGTTCATAGAAGTTGTAAGAGCCATCCTGCGTGTCTCCCAACACCTTATACAAGAAAGAATCCTTTTCATTGTTTTTACTTTCAAAGTCAGTCTGAACATATTCCAAACAACTTTCTACAATCTTTTTTATTTTAACTATCTGTATCATAACTAAATAGCCTTTAAAAATTCGTTTATAACCCTATCCGCGACAACATCTATTTTAGCTTGTTCAAGAGCCTTGTCCATGAGCTTATATGGAATAATACCACCATTCCACCAACTGTTAGGATCAGAAGCGTCACTTACCCTTCTCCATGTAAAGTAACCACTTCTTGTTTCGTTTGCAGTAGAAGCAATGTTTACTTTCGTCAAGCCTTGATAAATAGGTGCTTTGTGCATGTAAGATGGTTTGTTTACTCCCAACCTGTTTATCTCTTTCCTCTCTCCTTTTTCGGCAAACCTTCCTTGTAAATTTCCAATTCCCAGTCTTCCTGTCTTTCGAACTGCATCGTAAATCTGTTGAGGCATTATAGTTGAAAACAATCCAGAATCCGCTACCGCTTCCGAAGTTGCGTGACGGAAAGGAATATCAATGTACCAACCTCCACCTTCCGCTTCTTTTCTTTTTGGGGAATTTCTAAATCCTTCTTTTTCATCAAAAGGTGGTTGCCCTTCTTCTATCATTAAAGGAATAGAAGATTCTCTATTTGTCAATCCAAATGTAACAGACAAAGGGGATTCCCTTTCTATGAAAACTCCCCTTTTATATTCATTCCTTGTCTTATGAAGTTCGCTTGATATAAGATTTTGCCACCTAAGCTGATATTCCGAGACAACCGCATCAATAATGGAAGAACCTAAAAACACAGATTGATCCCCTGAAAGATTAAACTCTTCCACAAGATCACCTAAATCTATGTTTATCGGTAAAATCATTCCACCACTTTCATTTGTATGTTATCGTTCAAAATAACGCCAGAACCGTCGAAATTAGGTTTTTCAGAGACTATCAAATGCGTTCTTCTTGCTACCGCCTGGATAGGAAGCCTTGTTCTTTCCAATTGTCCTGATTCCTTATTCTTTTTCCATGAAGCACGTACTTCGTGTGGGAAATCCAATACATGAAACTCCAGTTGATGCTGATAATAAACGCTCACAACTGGGTTTAAAGCCATATCAGCAGTCAAAATTATGCAATAAGGATTCGCATCACTTACTTTGTAATCTGCCACTGAAAGTTGTCTTAAAGGCATCGTAGAACCATCAAACACATGTATGCTGTATATGGATAACGGCTTATAAGTAGTAAATATGAAAAAGTTCTCTCCGTCTGTTCTGACAGGAAGATTTTCGCTGAAATAAGAATATTCCTTTTGAATTGTGATCCTGTCAAAATACCCCATATTCGGTTTATCTGTATCCGTCACCGTTACATTGATAGTTCCTATCAGTTCTTCCGACCAACGTTTATAGTCGTTGTTTCCGTTTATTCCGGCTATGAGTGCATGTGTACTTACAGGGTTCACATAAAAATATCCTGTACCGAAACAATTCTGACAATCCGTCAAAGGAGAATCTGGCGCGTTACAAGGACATCTCAAAGCCTTTTCGATTACCACCTCATATCCTTTCAAATACACAGCAGAATCGAACTCTGAACGCATAAATTCAGGACTTGCATTGCTTAAAGCCGGAATAGGTGATTGTAAAATGCTTTTTGCCACGATACGTCCTCCTTATAATACCAAAAATTTAAACTGATCGTACACAAGTTTTATCCGTCCTACCGTTTCCTCTATTTCTTTCTGATACTGTTTCAGACGTGCCCCATACCCTGCATTTTCAGCAGAAGCAGTAGAGTTTATGGATTGTCTAAGTCCGTCTATCTCCAGGTGCATGGACGCAATACCCGGAAGATTGAATATCATATCTCCAGCAATATTTAACGGGCCGAATGAAGCGAGCTTACCAACCAGATTTATCAAATCAACCGGCATTTTATCCAAATCAAATCCGGTTATATACTGAATATCCCAATAGTCCGGTATGTTTGTGTACCGTTGAAATCCTATTTGAGTTGTTATACCTGTAAGAATAACATCGGCATTTCCCCTGACCGAACTTGCCCCAGTAGGTACTACACTCATTCTCCGTTTCCCTATCCCGTCCATATCCTTTTCACATGTAAGCCATGCTTGCGGATAAATAATCTGCTCCATCTTATTCAACATACCTGTTAGCGCAAGAGGAACTCTTACAGGACAGTTGGTTTGTATGATAGGGAATTGCTGAAAATAATCTGTCCTGTAATAAGAATGCGTTTCCGATTCAACCAACTGTTTTACAAATTTAAGATTGAAATAGTTCTCAACCTCTCTCTGCGCTGCACTAAGATAAGTTCTAAGAGCATCATCAGAAAAAGCCGTACCAGTTCCAGCCTGTATAGTGATACCATACAAGTAGTTGTTCCACATTTCGGCTACCGAAATGACCGATCCTGTGTTCTTTTTATATTTTATTGTAAACGTCAGTTGTCCCGGCATAACCTTTTATTTTTTAGGTAAAGAAATTATCGCATTGATAAGTTCGTCCTTCTGATCTTCTTCTTTGAATCTTCCTGCCTTTTGCTTAGACATACCATTTTCAATAGCAAGAGTTTTCAAATCTTCGAAAGACATTTTGGACATATCTTCTTTCAAAGAAGCAATTTCTTCTTCATTATAAGAACTTTCTTCTTTCTCTTTCTCTTCTTCTATTTCTTTTGGCTTTCCACCATTCATCAATCTTTCACACTCTTTTCTCCAAACATCAGCAGCTTGTTTCATTTTTTCAATTTGAGCGTTCTTGTCGCTGATAATACCGTTCAAACGTTTGATTTCAAAGTCATACTCATCTTTCAGAACTTTGATAGTGGCTTCATCATCCTTTTCTCTTTCAGATTTTTCCTTTTCCAAATTCTCTGCATCTTCCAAAGAAGTGATTCCTTTAAAGCCGCCCGTTCTGATATATTCCCAAGTCTCATCCTTTACGGTTGACTTACCGTTCGTAAACTTCACAAGTTCGTCTCCAAATTGGATAACAGTGTTCTTATAGATTGTTGATACGATTGTTACCATATTTCAAACTTAAATTATTAAGGGAAGGGAAGATGTTGCCAAGAACCCTTTCCTTCCCTCTTGTTTATTTTAATTCCTATGATCTCTTATGCACCTAAGCCTTCATCACCGATATTGATGACACGACACATCTTAGCGGGCTGATACAAAACCGGAGTGCCGTAGTTCAAAATTGCAAATCTACGAGACGGAGCAGTGATTGCAAAGTCGATCTTACGAGTGTCGCCGAACTGCAAGTATTCATTGACCTGACTGTCATTGTAATAAATCAAAGCAGACTTAGTTCCTGCAATGATACGGTTGCGGTCACGAACTTTAGTTGCAGCAGCACCATCATATCCAGCAGCCAGCATAGAAGCCGGAATAGTAAAGATAGGATAATATTCTGTCGTGTCTGTCAAAGCAGTTACTTTCTTAGTACGATAAACCACATAAGCGGTAGCCTGATAAGCTCCACCTACACCGGCTGTCCATTGTAAGTCAACTGACTGATTAGCTGCAACAGCCAAAGCGGTATCTGTCAATTTAAGCGGAGCAGATTCGCCATAGCGATTCTTTGCAGTTACCAGATAGCCATAAGAACCTGCATGTAATGTAAAGTTGGTTCTAGCATCTATAATAACAGCCGATTTTCTTTCACCTGCAACAGGAGTTGCCGGAGCTTTCGGAGAAGTAGCTGTAGCAGTTGCCTTAATAGGTTTACGAACGTCAAAGAACTTATCGCTCTTAACTGCAACGCTACCAAACTGCGTTACGATATTGTTTACAGACTGACCCATCGTTGCACCTACAACACTGTTAGCCATACCGACAACAACACGTTTCGATTCATGGAATTTCTTCACATAGTTGTTAAATACAACCGGAGCGGAAACGATACGGTCGATATAACCGTTGTAAACATTTACAACAGCGTCAGCAGCATCTTCTACCAAAGCATCAGTCAAAATGCCACCCTGTGCATCAATAACGGCAGCAGAGCCATAATAAGCATCCAAAATCTGTTCTGTACTCATACCTTCCGTAGAACCACGATCAGCAGAAGCAACACCCATCATGTGCTGACGGAAAATGCCATCAAATTCTTCTTCCACACAAGTAGAATCCGCACTCGTCAAGTTAGTGTCAATCAAAGTAAGTAACAGAGTTGTCTTGTTCTGTACCTCACGAGTGTACATGTTCATACCACCTGCCAACTTCGCCAACATTGCCGGGTCTGTTACTTGACCTGTCAAGCCCATAAACTTAGCGATAACAGATTTACGAATGTATTGAGTATCGGTTTCTTCCGGCGTTTCACCTTCGCGGTTGAAGATACCTACATCTTCACCGTATTTGTATAACTGGTTGTACTGGTGAACCGTATTCTCGATTCTCTGTTTCGGCATTTCATTATAAACGACCAACTGATTCAAACGGTTGGCAAGAACCTTGATGTAAGCATCCAAAGATTCAACTTTCAGACCGCCACCATTGTTAATCTGATCGTTATATTGCATACCGGTCTGTAAACCAGCTTCCATAGCTTTCAATACGTCAGCAACGTTATTGCTACCTCCAAAAGCTGCCAAATCATTATAATTGTATAATTCCATGATTATCAATATTTTATATTATATTCAATCGAATTGTTTCTTACTTGTGGAACTTGATATTATACTTTTCGTACATGAACTTCGCCAAGTTCTTGCCAATAGTTTCGGCTTGCGTATCTGCCAAGAAAGCTAAAGCATCATCGCCAATGGATTTTTCAAGTTCTTCTCCTTCGTTTTCAATAGCCTTATTGATGGCAGCAGTAACTAAAGGTCGCTGTTTAGTGACAGACAATAAAGTCTTTCCTCCTTCGTCCACTTCCAGTTTCATAGATTTTTCCAAAACGGCAGAAGTCTGGACACCTTTGAAAGATGGAGTTTGTGCACCAAAAGTTTCCAAAGATTTTTCAATGTTACCAAAACGTTCGTTCATAACCTCTGTCATTCCTTTTACGATATTGGCAGCCAAAGAAGCACCGAAAGATTTCATATCTTCCATAGAGAAAGATTTCTCAACTTTATCTTCTTTTTCCTTGATGTCTTCTTTCAAATCCTTTACGTCTTTCTTGTCCTCTTTTTCGTCCTCTTTAAGAGCATCTTCATGCTTCTTATCGTTGCCGATATTTTTTTCTTCCTTCTTTTCGGAATCCTTCATTTCAGCAACAGTTTTAGACTTCTCAAAAGTTACATCACCTCTTTCCACCATAGAAGCAATATCTTCCGCACTAAAACCAGAGTTTTCGAGTGCCTTGTACAACGGATCGTTTTTAAATTCATTCAAGTTTAACATAATATACTATCTATTTAAAAATTATTGTCGAACTCTTTCTACAAGTGTATCAAGAACACTTCTATCCAATCTTCCTTTTTGAACTGATTTGTAAATTTCCCAAAAAGAACCAACATCAAAAGAATGCGACTTTTGGAAATTTACCTTAAAATTGTTATCTATCTGAACTATCCCATTTTCGGTACAATACTCAAAAAGGATAGCGGATTTCTGCATTTCCAACAAATCGTTCCCCCTGTTCCCTTTACTTTTCTCAATATCAAGATAAGTTTTGGTATTAACAGGTGTCATAGTCAACGCTATGTTTGTAATAAGGGCTTTTGTCACTCTTTTTGGATTCCGCTTATCTCTTTCCAAAGCCTTTCCTTCAACACTCATTCCAGGCTTTCTTGTTGAACCGGATTCCTTCATCTCAATAGCCTTATCCCAAAAGGCGCGAGCTTCTGGTGACTTTTCCCATAATTTACCTTTCACAAAAAACTTATTATCTCTCACATAGGCTTCAATAGGCTCGCCTATCCAAAATCTACTTTTATTGATAGGCGATCTTGTCGGCAAATGATCGAGATTGAACAATCCTGATTTCAAAAATCTATCATATATAAACCCGGACGGCTCTAATACTTCTTCTTCGTCGTCCTTTGAAGAATCAGAAGCTACGCCAGAAAAGACCATATTAGAATACGGAGATTCATTTGCAGAATCATCCTTTTTAGCCTTTTCCAAGTCCAAGTCTACATATAATTTGAAACTATCAAACATTCTATGATTGTTATATTAAATATAAACGTAATAGCGACACTCAAAAATACTGCAAAAATAGGTATAAATTGCAATAACCCAATATTTTAACTTTTATTAATAATTATCACAATCTATACCTTTTGTATTAATGCAACTGTAATCTGTATTTCGATTGTTTGAGTGTGGCAAGAAAATCATCAATCCAACTCACCTCACCATTGTATTCGTCCCGTCCGGCAAGTTCCTTTCTAAACTCAACCGTCTTGTCGAAAATCATCTGGCAAATAGCGATAGGATCAGATTCTTCCACCTCGTCACCTTGTATTTCTCCATCTTTAAACCGTCCGAATCCTGCTTGACCGGCTTCTGCGATCTTATCTTCAAATTCAGAAACATTTTCTGAAAGATCATCAAGATAAACGTGCTTCGAGTTATCCTCCTCTCCCCAATGAATGTTTTTAAGGCGCGTTTTAGCTCCTTCCAGAAAATTAAGATAAATGTTAAAAATGCTCTTATCTTTCTTCTCGGACTTTTCAAGTTCATCTTCCTTTTCTTCCTTAGAAATAGTGTCCTCTTGTGATTTTCTAATATCTTCTGTTTTGGAAACGCCGTTTAATCTGAATTTAGTACCAAACTTCCATTCTTGTTCACCGTTATCTTCTGTCTTGATAGTTACAGAAAAGGGTTTGTTCAAATCTGCCACTTTTTGAAAGGTAGCTAAGAGATCGGCAAACTTATTCCCATGATCTCCATCATTGTCACTAAAAGCAATTTGGAAGTTTCCATAAGTATATTTGTTTGGCTCTTTTTCTTCGTAAACAGTTCCCTTGAAAGTGATAGCTTTCTCAATTTCTTTTTCATGAGAACAGCCTTCCCCTACTCCATCTTCTGTACGGACGATATTTTTAGTTTCTCCATCCAAAGATTCACGTTGCAATGTATGTGCATCTTCCGTGTCCATTGTTTTTTCAACTTTCCAATCTTCCGGCAGTTCATCTTCCAAATTAAGCTCTTTTGCACGCTTCTTGATCCATTTCTTTACATCTTCCTTCGACATAGAGGAACTACCGGACAAACGGATAGCATCTTTCAAATCTTGACGATTTCTAATAGGATATTTCCCGTTCGGCATTGCCTCGCCTTTCTTTGCTAAATCTTTTCTTTCTTCATGCGTGAAAGAAGTCTTGTTTGCTGATTTTTCCAGTTTTTCAGGATTTTTCTCGCAATAGGTGGTAAATACTTCCTTTGATATTTTTCCGTCCTTGAATGACTTCATTACAAGTTGAAATTCGTCCAGCACTTCAATACCAAGAATACGCTTGATATTATCCTTCATATCAAAAATGAAGTTGTAAAGATCAAGTTCCGTGTAAGGATTGATCCATTCCGACCCTGTTTCCTCTTCCGCATCCACAAGGATATTAACTGGTGTCTGATCGTCAATATGACACATAAAATAGTGAATCTCTATCCCTTTTCTTTTGGGGATATACTTACCGACAGGAATCAATAAACTTTCCGACATATCAATGCCAGTTTCTTCAAACAGCTCTCTTTTGGCTGCTTGCAAGAAAGTTTCTCCTGGATCAACATGTCCCCCTGGAATGCACCAATCGTTCGATACCGCTCCCTTTTCTCCCACACGGTTCAAGATAAGAAGTTTGTCACCTCTAAAAACCAGTACATCGGCAAATTGCACCTTTCCTTGCTTTGCTTTGAACAAATCAAAATAAACCGATTTTTTAATCAACCCTTGTTTCCAAAGTTCCCGACATTCAAAAAGGTGACGAATATCTTTTGCCATTTCAGCAAAATCTTCATCGTTTTCCAGCCTCTCTATCGACTTCTGGATAGAATTTCTTCTATTGTAAACACTCATTAAATCCTTTGATTGCTGTTTCAAGAACTCACTGAAACAACTCTCTACCTTCATAGCGGCTTCCGCATTGTCGCTACCTCTCAAAGAATCGTATTGAGACTTCTGTAAAGAGTAATTCTCCGCAAGTGAATCTACTTCTTGCTTTATTTCTCTTTCCTTTTTCAGAAGTCCTTTATACTCATCTATTTTTTCTTTTTGCGTCTGTAATCCAAGTAACGCTTTCAGGTTCAATCCCATATCATTAAATTTTTGAATTATTGTCACAAACTACATCCGGGATGCAGACATTATCTGCAAAAAAGAAGTCCGGCTTATCAAGCTCAAAACTATAAAAATATTGCGAAACATTGTCAATAGGTATCTGTATAATATTGGTTACTTTACCCTTACAGCCATTTTTCAACATGATAACATCTCCTGGTCGTATCTTGTTAGCTCTTTTCATTTTGTTGCTACACAAAACAAATGAATCTTCTGTTATTCTGTGTAGCGCATCTTCCCGATACCCCTTTTCAAGAGTTTCATCCTCGGTAATATAGCACACGTCCAGGATACGGGGAATAGATGATAATTCAAACTGCGTCACTCTAACTACTCTCCTATAGCCAGAAGCGGTTCTTATAACGTCTCCTACTTGAATATCCTTTATCCATTTAGAGCTATCCACTGTAGGGATATTGATATAACCAGAGTTGAAAATTGTTCTTGTTCTCATTACACTTCGAAATATTTTGTACCTACTGTAATTTTCACTTTCGACTTCCTTTGAACACGATCTTTATCTTCCACTTTTTTGGGTTCAAAAGACTGTGTTTTATCATCCCATTCATAGCCATCTGGAACATATCTTAACAAACAACGGCAGAAAGGGTGAATATTTGTTAAAACAGGCTTCCAATCCTTTGATTTTCTGCCTATATTAGTACCGTTAGCAATCAATTCAGACAAATCAAAGATAACAGGTTTAGAACCTATACCATTAGTAGTATAAGCGTTTATACAATAGCGGCACGCTTGTGGCATTGTTTGTTTATATACCTTAGCATGGATGCCATGTTCCTTCATTATCATTTGAGCCGTACCTATCTGAAAAATGTTCTCCATTTCGGTGGCGACTATACGCCCCCAGTCACGATTCCATTCATCCAATCTATGTCCAAGTGCACTTACTATAGACTGAACAGATTTCCTTTTTATAACCCCTTCTGAAAGTTCTTCTTTAATAGCTGTTTCAACTTCCCTTTCTCGCTCCGCAACAGCTATTTTCATTTCTTCTTCCGATATGGTGGAAGAAAGAGAATCCTTTATTTTGTTTCCCATTCCTTTTATATAGGAATAAGAGCGCATAGCAGACGCATTATATTCTGCCTTTTCTCTTGCTGTCAATTGCGGGTATTGTTCTTTCTCGACATATTGTCTCAAATCATCAAAATTAAGCGAAGAAAGCTGTGCAGGGGAAAGTATGGCTGCTAACCGTCCAAATATGAATGCTTGCCAGTAAGGTGGTATTTTAAGGATTTCTGTCTTTAAGTCAAAATCGAACCTTTTAAGTACATCTATGTCGTCTGGGGAGAGATAATCTTTTCCCAATACATCGGCAATCACTCGTGCAATACGATAATCAACAATGAAAAACAACTGCTGTATTTCTTTCGGTGTGAATAACATAGACCTACTTTGATTTTTGACTAACCATTTTCTTCGTCAAGTCCATTAACATATTGTTTATCTGTGTCGAGAAAATGACCTGCGCCATCCCTTCATAACCTTCTTGTACTTTAGGATAACGCATAGGGTCAACATGATGATGTATATTTGACACCAACGGCATTTTCTCGACTTTTATGTTCTTTACATATCGAACGTTCACGATCCCCCCCAGTTCTTCTCAATGTAAGACATAGCAGCATCCATGATAGGATTCGAACTGAAAGATTTTTGTGTATCTTCCTTTTCTTCCGAAGCTATCTGACGATCCACTTCTTCATTCATCGCTTCTCCACCATACATAGCTTGCTGTAATTGCATTTGCTTTTGAAGCTGGTAAGATTGATTCAGGATAGTATCCGTTTCGGGATTGAATTTACGTCCAGAGTATTTTTCAAAAATATCCTCTAAGCAAACCATACCGTTTTGAATCTTCTTAGCATCAATCTCAACCTGTCTGCCTTCATCCTCTGCGTCTACACCTGTAAAGACAAATTCAAAATCTTCGTCCAATTCTGATACAAGATAGTAATTGATCACCTCTTGTAAGAACACAAGAATAGGTTTTAATCCTTTGTCTTTTGAATGTTGCAAACGCTCCTTTTGTCCAGCTTGTCCAAAGATATTTGTCTGATCTTTAAATTGGAAACCAAGTTCTGATGGATCAATACGATAGACGGCACAAGTCATAACAAGTAGGAATTTCACCCACTCGCTAAACTCCATGTCACGGTTGGTATTCTTACTTAAATCTAACCACTGGAGGTCTAACCCGTTGATAATGGGCGTTCTGTGGCTATTATGGGTAAGAATACCGTTGGCAATAAATTGATGCTCGTTGTCAAAAACTTCTACATCATACATTTCGACTTCTTCTTCCGTTTCCTCTAAAAATTTGATTTCCGAAAAATAAAAATCATTATATTCGTAAGGAAGATCAAAATTCATTTTTTTAGCAACTTCAAGAAGTCCAGCTTGCGTTATCCCATCATGACCAATTCCTATACCAATTAATTTTCTCGAAAGATTTTTGTCTATTTGGTCTTCTTCTTTGAAAACATTTCTTCTAAAAGACTCTACCCTCATCTCATTAGCAATCCTTTGCATCATTTTGGGGTGCAGAGAAAACGGTTCTTTGTAATCCAACAAAGACGATCTTTGTTTGTAAGGCTGAATAAAAGATATCCTTTCAAAGAAATCTTTTCTATTTTTAATCAAAAGAAGAAATCCGCCTTCATGCGGTTCTTTATTTAGTTTTGTCTTTCTTCTTACGTTACCTTCCGAATAAGTGCATTGAATCCCTTCAGCTAACAATAATTCTCTAAATTGATGTCTTAATCTATTGTTAACTATTGTTATTTGAGGGGAAGGTGAACTTTTAATAGTACATCCATCAGCAGAAAACATACCTCTTATAAAGGCACATCTGCATTCAGAAGAAATCCTAAACAATACTGGAGCTATTGTTTTGCCTTTACAACTTGGAGTAAAACCCAACTCCATCAAAAATTCAAAAAACTGTTTGTCGGAACACAAGATAGAAAGTCTTTCTAAAAGAGTTGATTTAAACCCATACCTTCTTTTTGTATCTTCAGCCTTTTCTTCTGTTATCTTAGTTCTTTTTATATAATTATTTATTCCATATTTGTTTAAAATTGAATGAATGTGTTCGCTTATATAAACTTCTTTAATACTATGAAAATAAAAAGAGATTCTCTTTCTACTTGGATTTCCATTATCAATATGTCCGTCACCAATCAGCCACCCAAGCATCTCAAAGAAATCGGCTTCAAGTTCTTTTCCTTTATAATATAAAGTCAAAGTTTGAGGTAATGATTTTTTGTTAGATAAAACATAATCTCCTAATTTAATATCTTTTCTCTCTTTCCATTCTATAACCCCATTATCAGACACAACCTTAAATCTATGCTCTGGAGAAGATTCAATATACATCCCATTAGCAACACCCAATTTGCATATTTTCTTCTTCTGCGTTTTCGTAACTCGAGCATCGACAAAAGATTTACCTGTCCATATTTTTACATCCCTATACTCCAATCCATTCAATACGCCTTCCAAAGACACAAGTCCTTCGTTTTCTGTTACAATTTTAGTGCTTCCAACCAGACAATTACGAGTCCCCACCATAGTCTGTTGCCAAGCCTGTCTGAACTCATCCAAAGAAGATTGAGATATGTTCGGATTCTTAACATTTATGATTCCTTTTGGTTGAGAAGATTTGCTAAAATAATTTCCGTTATATTCAAACCCCCACAAAATCCACATCATAACACTGGACAATGTTTCCAGTTCTGACGTGCCATACCCATTTTTATAGATGTTGGTGGATTTATTGCGGATACCGATGCCCAATTCCCAGGGATAAAAAATAACACTTTCATGCGTAACAGGATTTTCCATGATCTGTCCTTGCCATGCCATACAATATTTTGGCAAATAACCTTTGAACCGGTACTGTTCAAATTCTTCCCGGAACTTTGGATCAATGCTATCAAGAAAACGTATCAAAGAAGCATCCACAGCCCGGTAACGAGCCAAATTCCAAGACCTGTCTCTTACTATTTCAAAAGCAAGCTGATCAAGAGTAAGGCTATCAAACACAACCTTTCTCCCAAAGTCTTGGAATGTATCAAATGATTCCCATTTGTCATGGAAACCGCCTTCTTCCAAGAATTTACGAATATAGGCTATCTTTATCTGATCTTCTCTTGAATGTTCTGTACTTTGTTTCTCAAAAGGATTTCTTTTTCTTCGGATAGTGTAACCTTCTTTCTGTTCATCTGTTGAAAAATGCAAGAAATTCTGTACCTGTTCAACACGGGTATTCACCACAGCCCGGACAACAAAAATGTCCCCCATCCTTCGAAGTACTTCAAAAGGAAGCGACCCGTAAAACATAGGGTCTTTATATCCTCTTCCCGTATCACTTGCTTCATCTGGATTAAAGAACACAGCCTTTACATTGTCCTGTCTTTGATTGACATTATCCAGGTACAAATTAGCTTTTAAAAGATTTTCCAAATCATCAGAACGAGACATCTGCTGTAATTTGGATTGAAGCAAAGTAGGAAGAGTTTTCTGCAATCCTACAATATCTTCCAAAGAAAGGCTGGCCAGACCCTTTAACAGGTCTGACTTTCCTTGATTTTTATTTTTGTCTCTTTTCCTACTCACGTCAATAAAAAAATTAAGCAGAAGTGCCTGCTGCCTGTGATAGCGTAATTGTTATTTGCTTTGTTCCTTCCGATTGTTTTACAACTGCTGACCCTTCTCTTACTGTACCAGTATTGACCGCTGCTACAACGGAATATTCGGTTGTTCCTTTCGAAAAACCTGTACCGGAAACTGTCGTAGTATAATTCACAGCCACAGGACTACCACTATTCTTTCCATTTACCGTCTTTTGTTTTGTAGAAGAAATAGAAAGAGTTTTTGTTTCACCCGTAGCAACAAATTCCACTCTTGAAGGGTTTGAAGTCAAATTATAAGTATAAGCAACGGTTGCTTTAGGCTGACTTAAATTAATCGTAATTGATTTTGCGCCCGACCCTTCTTGTGTCACAACAAGAGTTCCTGTTCTTCCGGTAGTCTCATTTGTATTTTCAGTGGCGGAAACAGTATAATTTGCTCCCGATTGAGTTTTCAAAGAGAAACCCGTACCGGTTACCTTTCCTGTAGTATTTACGGTAGTTGGAGAACCACTGTTCTTACCGTTCAGCTTCTTTTGTCTGGTAGAAGTGATTGTGACCACTTGATCACCTGCCGTTGCAGCAAAAGTAAGAGTTGTCTTATTGGCTGTGATCGTATTTTCATAAGTAATAACAGATGCAGCTTGACTTAAAGAAATGGTTGCTGTTTTTCCACTCTCATTCTGAATGATTGTAGCTGTACCAGTTCTTTGCTTGTCAGTAGGATTCTCTGTAGCAGAAATTTGACTTATTCCCGCATTACCCGAAAAACCTGTACCGGAAATTTTAATCTGAATAGCAACGGCTATGGGTTTCCCGTAAGGCGCACCGTCCCGATATTCCTGCTTGCTGGAAGTAACAACAAAATTCTTGCTTTCACCCGTATTAACGAAAGAAAGAGATTTTGTCTGCAATGTAAACGTATATTCCGTTCTATCAAGAACGTTTACATAATTGATCTTTTCTTCTTCCAGTCCTTCGGGATAGCCGATAAGACCCAATTCATTAGCAAGACACCATTCTATAAACTTACCGATATTATAGGTAATACCAGCTTTTATTACAATCCCTAAAGATTTGTAATAGTCTACATCACCTACCGTATTTTCAGTTACAAAAACATTCATCTGACTGTCTACACCATCTGTTATGACAGTCATTTGCTTGCTTAAATCTTTTGTTGTAAATAAAAGCCTAAGCATAGTTACTTACTGTTTTTAGCCACAACTTCAAATTTCTGCACTCCGGCATCTGCCATTACGACAAGGTTTAAATCTTCCTTAGCATCCAATCCTAAGTCTGCCAAAGTAAATTCCATAGGAGTGCGACCATTTACTTTTGATGTAAGCACTTTTCTATCACCTCTAATAACACCATATCTTCCTATAGAGTTATTGAGTTTTACTGAATTGAGGAAATAAATTTCAATTTCCTTTTCTGCCGGAACAGTAATGTAAACAGACAGCACACAAGCATTCTCATCGTTCCATTCTGCATTCACAGCGACAACCTCATTTAGTCCTTGCGGTTCGATTGTAAGAGTAAGCGCGTTGTTTTCTGCAAACGCAACCAACTCTTCATGTTGAACACTTTCCCCCACATTCCATTTCCAACCCAAAGCAAGAAAAGCATCGCTTCCTGCTTTTTCATCAGCAGAAGGATTGACAGAACCAGCAGGAACAACACCTCTTGGAGATTCAGTGATAAAAACTCTTTTTTGTTCACAAGAACCATCTGTAACGACAACTACGTCAATTTTCTTGTCTGTATCGATAAATCTATATAAACGCATATCTCAAAAATTTAAAATTACCTATCTAAATAGAAGGACGGTTGTCGCTCTTGTCCTTCATTTTTAAAAATCCATTTTCGTCAAAGTCCCTTAAATATTTCCTGATCCATGAAGGGACAAGGTTAGGACTGATCTTTCCTGCATTCTCAACAATGGAAACAGATTCCCTGACGATAAGAGCCGTGCTCATCAAAGACCGAAACCAAGTAAAAGTAGTGGTGATTTGTCCATCTATCGTATACCCACCCAAAACATGAGCTACAATAAGCAAACAACTATACACAAAAAGTTTTGTCATAATCATTGCAAACCCTTTAGAGGAAAAATCCTTCTTCCTTAGATGAAACACCCAGCTTACAAGAGTGTCAATCACAATAAGTACGACAAGAAACTTTAAAAACTCCCAGTCCCTAAATATATATTTTTCTATCCAATCCACAATAGGAGATAAAGGTATAGCGACAAGTAATGGATAACAGAAGCTACCCAAGTAAGCCTTTATATAATGTATTCTCTGTTTTCTTTCCATTACTTCACAAGGCTTAGTCTTCTTTCTTGTCGGATTTTTCGGAATCTTCTTTTGCTTTCTTCTTATATTCGGTATCTTTCTTGTAGGGCATACCCACAATACCTTTTCTTCTGTTTTCGGGGGTATCTTTGTAAAAACCGATCTTGTTCTTTACGGGAAGTCCGGTTGCCCCGGCTTTTTCAATTGTTTCTGGGTCTGCGTCCTTCCATTCAATCTGTGGGTCACGATAATATACAACAGATTTGTTGAAGTTTTCGTCAACCACAACAACACGGTTTAGGGACACGAAGTCAATAGCTCCATGTTCCTGTTCAATAGGGTCAATACTTTTAACTACATCAGAAGCAAAGTCTCTGACTTGCTCCAATGAATAAACCTCCCAGTTATTCTTTTCTGCAAGGTCTTTAAATTCATTTATAGGATATTCTCTAATCATTTTGTGCACAATTTAATTAGGTGAAATTCAACACACAAATGTAACTAAAATTTCCTATATCGAACAATTTTCAAAAATAAAAAACTCTTAGCAAGCACTTTCCTTGTTGGGGTGGCAACCGTACTAATACTTGCTAAGAGTGCCGTTCTCGCTCCACCCAGCGATCGAAGGTAACGGCTTAGCCTTTTAAGGTAGGAAGAAATTAAACTGAATTTTTTGATTGTTCCTATGCGCGAAGAGCAATGTTACTTCAAAAGAAGCCTTTCTCACGGGAAACCAATTATCCCACGACATCCTATAGGAAGCCTTAATGCCAGTGTTGCAGGACTTATCGTATCGGTTTATACTTCTATAGGGGAGCCGGCATCCTCAAACTCCGTTGGTCGCTCCAATCATTCAATCTAACACTTCCAAAGTGGGGATTTAATGTTGTTCCCCTCAACATCACATAGCCTTCAAGAAAAGAAGGGAAGCTACCGCGAATCACCTCCAATCTTCAACTTTTTAGCTATCTCATCTCGACTGCAAATATACAACTATTGTATTCAACAATTGAAATTTTTGCAGTTAAAAGTTGTTAATGTCAATGCCACATGCAGCAGCAATCAATAGAGACACCTCCTGTTCCTCTATTGACATCTGCCGGATAGTGGTAAAATATCTTTCTGAATCATGTTGATAGCTGTCAAGAACAGCTTCTTTTTGATCATTTGTAACTCCGTAAAAAGACAGTACATTTTTCTTTTCTTCTTCCGTTAGATTCTTTCTGTCTTTGATGTATAATGTTTTCTTTTTCATTATTTTCTGTGTGTTTTCTTATTCTTGTTTTTCTTTCTCCGTTTAGCTATGTTCTTTTTGTTGCATCCTTTTTAGTAGAAGAACAGAAATATAAACTATCGCTAAATAGAAGTTCATCCAACATATCTTCGTTGATATCATTTTCATCTGAAAAATCGTCCTCATCTTCTTCATCCATTTCTTTACAAATTCTTTCATAAGGTACACGCCCACAAAATCCACGTTTTTGTTTATTTTGCTTTTCACAAACAAAATATTCATCTATGTCAATTCCTGCCGCGCATAAATCCATCAAATATTCTTCTATTTCCTTAATAGAACCTCCCCCTACAATCATCCAATAAAATTCATTAGGATCATTTATAAAATTTTCCTTCAAGGCTGGAAAATAAAAAGAACCACCATGTTTTCCGACACCTCTTTTGGACACTGTCTTTTCAAGAAATTCAAGTTTATACTTTGCAGCTTCCTTAATGCTTTCAAAAGTGTGAATAGTTCCGTCAAACTTCAATTAAAATCTTTTCCATGATTAAGCCACCTCCGATGCTTTAGATTTCTTTAAAATATTTCTTTGATAGTTACCATACTTAACAGCACAAGAAAGACCTATAGGAGACTTTTCGCAAGATTCTATTCCATAAAAAGCCCACTTCTTTCGCGATTCCTTTTTCCTTGCATCAGATTTTTCTTTATCTGCGGCACGTTTCTTTTTCCAATATTCAGAAGCCTTGGGGAAAGGAACAAATTTCTTCTTTATTTTAGATTTCCCAAAAATAAGATCATGAAGCCATTTTATCATAGTTTTTCGCCTTTCCTTCCCTTTTGCAAATTTCGTAAAATAAAGGCGTTCTTTCTTTATGTATTTCCCCAAAAAGATTACCCTATCATATTCCTTGTTACCCTCATTTGAAGAACTTTCTTTGTAAACCTTATTCTTTTTCTTTTTACGGGACATTTTACGTAGTGCCTTACAATCTTCATCAGTATATTCTTTTCTTAACACAGAACGTCCGGCATTATGTGAAAGCAAACGAACCTTTCTTGAAATAATAGTATCCCACTCTCTAAAAGGAGGAATATTTATCTGAAAATTCCAACTTCTTGGGTCTTTTCTTGCAAGTTTTTCTTCTTTAGTTGGTGCTCTAAAAAAGTCTTCCCCAAAATAATAGGTGAGTTTTTTTAAGCTATAACGAACCTGATCAACAGTCCAGCTTAAATCATAAGCTATTGTTGCCTGAGAAAGATATAAGCAAGACTTCCATTTGATAGAAGGATCTTTTGTATAAGCCTGTTCCCAAACAAAGTCCATGATTACCCTTTCGTTTTCCAAATAAGTAAGCAAAACACGCTCATTAAATCCAAGTCTCAGATCGCTATCTGCTAAATTTTGAGTAAGCTCAAAAGATTTAATAGGAGCAAGAAGACGCGGTGCAAGGTTACCCATTTTGCGATAATGAGATCGATTAACTACTTCAAAAAACCATAATTTTACGCCATCTTCCTTTACAGAAACAATCTCTATAAAAGCCAGCTTCTCTTTTAAAAGTCTCACAGCGGTTTTCCTGGAAACATTCCCTAATGCTTCACGAGCAAAATTTAGAAGGGCTTCCTTTGAAGAGAAACGCAATTTTTCCAAATTGTGATGATTTTCTTCGCTACGGAAAGTTTTTACTTTAGCGTTAATGCTGTCATTGTCATAGCCTTTCTTTTTTAAAGAAGCTATATAAAATGTTTTTCTTTTTTCAAAAGCGGCTCTTTCTAAATCTGACCGCAATTGATATGAGGACATGTCTATCCGCATAGAAATATTATTTTGAAATTAAACTTTCGAAATAGAACATTATGTTCCGTATGACGCACAAAAATAACAAATAAAATTAAAGACACAAAAAAAAG